ATTTTTAAAATAAAGTTAGTTTGTACTTCACTTTTTACCAGTGGGGAGGAAAATAAAATTTTGTTAAAATAGAAAAAACAAAATTTTATTTATTTTAAGCGTATATATTAAGACTAAAAATAATAATTTTAATTTAAAATAAACTTTATTTGATTTTTCTTTAATTTTTAAAATAAAGTTAGTTTGTACTTCACTTTTTACCAGTGGGGAGGAAAATAAAATTTTGTTAAAATAGAAAAAACAAAATTTTATTTATTTTAAGCGTATATATTAAGACTAAAAATAATAATAATGAACCATATAAACTTTTATTCAGCTAAATTATAATGTAATTATAATTTAGGTTATGCTAGAACCTAATTAGTTATAATAATAAAATAAAAAGCATAAAAAAAGGAGAAATTAAATAATATGGAAAATAATAAGAATGGTTTATCCATTATAGAAGCTTTTATGGCTTTAGAAGATTTAGATGATTTATATGAAAGCAAATCTTTTTCTTTAAATGATAAAGAAGAAGTAGAACAAGCTCAAGAATATAAATCAGAAATTGATAGTCAACAAAAAGAAACTGAACTTCAAGTAATTGATGTAGATGCTGACTCTCTAGAACACCTTAAGGACAATAAAGGGTATATTGGTCAAGCTATTATACAATGTAATGCTTGTAAGGCTACTCGCTTTATTGATCTTGAAAATTTAGAGTCTTCTGAGTCTGACAATGAATTATACAATATTGGAGAAGAATGTCCTTATTGTCATTCTGATTTTACTGGTTACTCTTTAATTGGGCAAGTAGGTAAAATGGTTGAAGAAGAACCTGAAATTGATAATGATGAGAAGGTTGATGATGAGCCTTCTATTGAAAATGATGTAGAAGATGAAATTGAACCTGAGGATACTCTTGAAGATACTGAAGAGGATCAAGAGGAGGAACAAGAATCTTCCGACAACCTTTTTGATGAAGATGAAGAACAAGATTACATGGAAACAGATCTTGAAGATGATACAGAAGAAGATAACTTAAGTGAATCTTTCGGAACTGTTTATGATCAAGATGATGTAGAATGGGACGATACAGAAGAATATACACCAATTCATGAAGATATCAAAGAAGATGTTCTTGAAAATGTGGATCTAGATTATGAAGAAGATAAAATTATAATTGAAGAAATTGAAGATATTAAAGAATATACTCTTGGAGAATATATTAAAGATGTTTTTATCCAACCAAGTAAATTAAAAGAAATTATCATTAAAGACTCTTTTAATAATAATATTTTATTTAAAGGTGATTATGATGATTTAAATAAAGATCTTTTAGATTCTACTTTAGTTACTTTTGAAACATGTGGGGATAAGTTAGTTGTTAATGTTGATAAGTCTGAAAATGATCCGAACAGATACTTCAATTATTTAGTTGGCAGATATTGTACTAATAAAGACTTTGTTGAAGTTTATGATGTAGCAAGTACAGATTTATTAGCTGCAGGATCTATTAATAATGTTATTAATTTTGTTCAACACTATACAGTAGTTGGTATAGAGACTCCAAAATATATTGAAATCAAAATTTTAAACAATTCAAATATTAAAGTATTAAATGAAGCTAAAGAGGATCTAAGTGATGAGGATCTTTTAATTCATGAAATTATTAACAAGAATGGTGGAGAAGTTTACAAAATCTTCCGACCAGGTACATGGGAAAATGTTTTAACAAACAATATCAAGAATGGTGAAGAGTTAGATCATGTATTTAATTCCTTAATATTACCTCTTAAAGATGAAGTATTAGTTAGATTATTCAAAGATGTTACTGGTTACTTAGATGATGTAGATGAAGCTTTAAACAAACTCGGAATGAAACTTCAAGAATCAAATGTAGTATTCAAAGATAAAAAAGAAGTTAAAGAAGATTATGAATATCATCTTTTAAATGATCTTATAAATAAATATAGATATGAATATAATAAAGATAATCATGAAGATATTTGGTTTGATATTGTCTCTGATTATGATTCAGAAGAATTAGCTAATGATGTTTTAGCTGCTTTAGAAGATGATTTTGATGGACATGAATTACTTGATAATGATATTTTCGAAGAAGAAATGAACGATAAAATTGATGAAGACTATGAACCATTATTAAGAGTTGAATATGTTTATTGGTTTGATGAAGAAGGTAATTATGGTACTTCTACTACATATACTGATTTAGAAAGCTGTAAGAATGCTTGTATTGATAATAATGGATATTCTGTAGAAAAACAAGTTACAGAGATTGATGAAGAAGGAAATCCGATTTCAGATATGGAAGCTAGTGAAATTTGGTTTAATCCAGATCATGATCCTTCACGTGCTGGAGACGATGTACTTGAAGAATTAGATCAAAATAAAGAACAAGAAGTAATTTCAGAGGAACATTTTTTAGTTTCCGACAAATTAGGTAAAAAAGAAGTAGAAACTATATTTGAATGTAAAGATAGAAAAGAATTATCTGAGAGAATTACAGAAGCTAGAAATAATAAACAACCATATAAGGTTCAAAGATCAGATAAAGAAGGATATAGATACACAGTTATCCTTGAAAGTAATTCTTTAGTTAAAACTTCTTCAAATGTTACTAAAACAATTTCAGATGAAGATAAAGAAATTGTAAAAAAGATTTGCAGAATTTCAAAAGATATTTGTGATTCAATTGAAAATCATTATAATATTGAAGTTGATCCGAGATTTGTAGTTTCAGATATTATTCAGGATCTAAGATTAATTTCAGGAGATTTAGATGTTAATGAATTAGAATCTACTCCTCTTAACCAACTTACTTCATATTTATATAAAGCATATGATGGATTTAGTCAATATGTACATGATACATTCAATGTTAGAAGAGATAGAGCAAGAGAGTTATCTATGGCGTTAAAAGCTTTAGACTCAGAACAATTTACTCCTCAAGCAATAGATAATAAAATTAATTCTAGAGAATTCTTATTAGCAGTTAAAAATGGTCAAATAGATTATGTAGAACCAAATTTATTAGAATCATATTTAGTATTAGACAGAAATGAGTTTGATAATTTAATTAATGAATACTTTGATTCAATTGAAGATGATAAAACAAGATTATATAAAACTTCAGAAGTTAACTTAGAAGAAGATATTATTTCAGTTAAAGGAATTTTAGTAGAAGAAGATCTAGAAAAGATTATTTCATTTACATTATGTCCAACAAATAAGTTAGATGAAAATTATACTACAGAGTGTGATTATAAAGTATTTAATGATTTAAATGATGATGTGTTCGGAATAACATTATAACATGAAAAATACAGACACAGGACTTTTATTAAATAAGAAAGACATTAGTTTACATAGGACTTGGTTTGAACAGATGACCAAGCTCCTTGGACTTAATGTCATTTATAGATCTCCTAAAGATTCAAAACAGTATGATTCTTATGGAGAGTTAGATACTTTATATAATCCACCAGAAATTGTCGGATGTATCTATGATGATCATCCGACACAACAAACAATGAAGAAGTTAAGATGAAATGCTGAACTTCTTCAAGGAAATCCGATCATTCATGTCCCTTATGATTTAGACAAACTTCAAGTAGGATGTTTATTTATAATTCCTAGTGCTTTAGATAATTCTGAAGGACGTGTATTTAAAGTTGTTAGGATGTCTACTATTTCAATTTATCCAGCATCTATAACATGTGAGATCGGACCAGTATTAGAAAATGAATTTGAACCAAGTCAATTACATGATTTCAAAACTACTGATTTTAATTTACTAACTGATTGGAGAGACGAAGATGAATAAAATATTAAATGAAGCTACAGCTCAAAATAACTTTAAAACTGTAAGTGAATTAGATACTTATTTACAAGAAAATAAAATTTTAACTGGAAGCATAACAGATATAAGCTCCGATGATTTTAAAAAATGAAATGATTTGTACAATAAATCATTAACTGAAATTAAGTCGGATCCAAACGTGAAGTATGCTAAAATAGCAATTGCTAAAGATAAAACAGTTTCTCATGAAGGAGATGAGTTTACAACTACTGATTCTAATAAACCAGTGTATGTTGTAATGACTGGAGAAACAACAGGTGATAGACAAAAAAGAAAAGCTATATTTTGAGGTCCTACAACAACCATACAACCAAAAGATATTTCTTTTACAGAAGATCCTAATAAAGCTTCTATATTCAAAGATGAAGATGTTAAAATGATCAACAATGGATTGCTAAAAGCTTTACAAATTAAAGATGGGAAAACATTTGTAAAATATGGGAATATAAAAGATCTTCAATTACAACAAGACTTAGCTAGACAAACAAATGTTTCAAATTATATTTTAAAATGTTTCTGATTAAAATTTACAAATAAGAGTTTAGGTTTGGATGAAGACTTAAGTCAAGATTTTCCAGTTTTACAAACTTTCAATAGAGACATAACTTCATTTATAAAAAATAATAATGGGTTATGTACAAAAGAAAATAGTTTATATCATTTAATAAATTGGAGTCAGTCAACAGAAGAGTTAAGAAAGGTATTCACTTTAGATTCAACTGGAGAAAAGAGATTTAACTTTTTAAAACAACATATTGCAGAAGGACTATTTAAATGGAATGAATTAGTAAGTGATGAAGCTTCTAATAAATTAATTTTAGAATTAGTAAAACATCCTTCTTATTATGAAACTTATACTACAATAAAAGATGTAGAAGAAATGTTAAATAAATTTAATAAGTTAAGAAACACAAATGCTGATAAGATTAAAAACTCTGTAATGAGAAAGTTAGCTCAAGATTATAAAACTATTAGATTAGCTAGAAATATTATTTTAAAACCAAGTTCTAGTGATATAGATTTAAACCAAGTTCTTAATGGAGAGACAGATATTGCTTTATCTAAAATCACTTTAAGTACTGAAGGAGTTACAGTAAGAAAGATTGAAGAAGTAGAAAAATTATTTAACTTCTTAAGTAATACAACTGGTCAACCTAAAAAAGATCCTGAAGAAACAGGATCAATAAACTTAGTATGTACCTTAAATGGTAAGCAAGCAAGTTTCGGACTTGAGATAAATGAAGAAGATAATTATGAGAATAAAAATCCTTTTACAATAACAGCTAAAGAAAAGAATTCAGTTCTTACCATGGGAATTTCCGAAGATGATGAGGCAGACATCTTAATCAATTCTTTAAAAAAATCTAAAGTAAAAACTGAATTAAGTAAATACTTTGAATTAAAAGATGATAAAGTTATTCTAAAAGTACAGTCATTAAGAATAGAAGAAATAGAAATAGATACTGAAGCTGAAGAAAAAGTTATCGTTAGAATTGAAATAGATGATGTCGTAGAGTTCGGAGAAGAAGTTCCAAAAGAAGAAGCTGAAGAAGAGTCTACAGACTCTACAGAAGAAGCTGAAGAAGCTGAAGAAGAGTCTGAAGAAGATATTACTTATGCTAGTGAAACAGTAGATTCATGGGAAGGAACAAAAGAATATAAGAAAGAAGAATTTGTTGAAAAAGCTAAAAAAGCTGGTTTGAAAAATAATACTGAATTCGAAACTTATTTACGTTCTTTAAAGAAAGATGAAGTAGAAAACTTATTTAAATACGGAAATTATAAAATAGATGGAGCTATTTTTAAGACATTTAAAAAAGTTTTAAATATAGAATAAATGGACTTGAAAAAGTCCATTTTTTATTTTATAATATAATTAAATAATAAATTTTAAAAGGATTATAAAATAATAGCTCATATTTGATATCAAATTGCTTAAATAACAAACTTTAAAGTAAGTCTTTAATAAATACTCATTCTTTAAAATAAAATTAATTTAAAGAGAGATTTTTAATTATGAGCTGATATATTAATTAAGATGATATAACTTAATACTTAAGATTATATTATATCATAATTAAAAATAGATTATTTAATAATTGATATTATCTTAAATAATTTTCAATACTATATCATCTCATCTTGCAGATGATGTGTAATAATATTGCATATGAGCTGCGTGATGTTTGCAATTATAGATTTAATCTTTCACTAAAGTAAATATCTTGTTCCTTACCTATCACCTTGCTTGGGTCGACAAAAAATAGTAATTATATTATATATGAAATATATAATATAATTGTTGTTTTTTGTTTATCTCTTGTAAAGAGATAATTATATTAAGCGATAATATATAGGCTTAATTACTTTAATTAAGGGTTAATATTAAACGTATATATTAAAGGTTAATTAAAAAGAAGAATATATATTACATATATATCCTCCCAAAAAGTAGTTTGATTTATGGTTTTGAATATTTTATTTAATTCCTTTATAATAAAAGATGTAAATTTTAAAAACAATATATAACATAAAAGGATGGTAATTAAAATATGAAACATGAAGATTTAGAAATTTTTAAAGTAGATTATAGAAATGAATTTGGAGATAGTTTTACTTCATGTAGAGAGTTTTATTCAAATTTAGAAGATGCTAGAGCAAGAGTTCAAAATATAATATCACAACCATGTCTTTCATCTAGTTATTCTGCAATTGCAATTATGAATGAAAACCATGAAGATTTAGAGCTTTATATCTATAATTCTGCAACAGATACTTGGGAAAATGATTAAGATTAAATTTATTTAGCTCATATTTGATATCTAAAAGCTTTTATAATCAATTTAAATTTAAATCATAAGTATTTGTTCATGTTTAAAATTAAAATCGATTTAAAGAGCTAAATAAATTTTTGTATTTGGGTTAGAAAACATTAACCATTTATATTATAATTAAGGTGTAAATAAGATAAACAGGAGGATAATTAATATGACAAAAGATCAAATCTTATTAGCATTAGCAAACGTTAAGAAAGGACGTTACATTTCATTAAAGAAAGTAAAAGATTATGGTAAAGGAGTTACAAAAGAATCTGATTTAGTAATTAGATTAGGTGTTAATTATGCTAACATGGCAATCAATAAAGATCGCCAAACACCTATTCAAAGTCTACCTTGGGGAAGTTGGGTACCTGGTTTAGAAAATTTGGTCATTGAACACAAAGGTAATTATTATTTAAGAGTAGCGTCAAGTTATTCAAGCAATAATAAATCAACGTATTATTTAGATGGTGTTCAAATCACTAAAGAAGATGCTATTGGAATTATTGGAGAAAAGAAATTAAAGAGTGGAAACCCTGATGTTTATAATATTAAATTTGAAAATATTTTAAGTATTGGTGTAGAAATTTAATAAAAAGTAAGTTATAATATAGATGTAAGTTTTAAGTACTTTACTTTAACCTAATTAAAAAAAAAATAAACATTTATATGGGTTAGTAAAGTACTTAAAAATATCTTATAATAATAAATGTAAAAGTTATTCAAAGCAAAAAATATTAAAAATTAGGAGGAAAGTATATGAATAAGTTTGCAGAAGTTTTAGGAAGAGAAGTAGTAGAAGTTGAGAAGTTAGATTTAAATCAACTAGAGGAAAGCATTGAAAATCCTTATAAAGGAACATTAGAAGAGATTATTGAATTAGTTCAAAATGATCAATTAGTTGGTTTATATTCAGGTGGCAATTTAATAGGTCTTAATATGATTACTAATAAGTCTTATTTAGAAGATCAAATTCTTCAAAGACATTTTAGTAGAGCTTATTGGGGTAAGCCTGTAATGAAGTGGTTTGAAGTTGCAATTAATTTAAAGGAAGCTTCAATTAATAAGGTTAAGGTAGTTAGAGGAGATATTTTAGTAGCTGCTGAAGATAAGGTTGCATTTGATTTAAAAGGTAATGAATTAGCAAATACTTTAAATATGGATTTAATATCAACTGAAGCTAATGAATTAGTTTTAAGTGGATTAGCAGTAGATAAGATGACTGAAAGAGGACTTAATAGATTAGCAAATGATATTAAAGCACTTGATGATCAACCTAGTGAAATTGAAATTGAATTAGGTAGTGAAGATGCTGAATTAGCTGAAGATAATCCAAAGAGATATTTAAAGAAAAAGTATCAACGTTGCTTAGCTAGAGGTACAAATCCTACATTAAGTAGAACTGAAACTCATATTAAGATTTCAGATATTCAATGGGGAAGAAAGCTTACTTTAGATGAATATAATGAATTCATTGACAAGTATTATAACAATTAATTAAAATAAAGAATTTAAGTGGGTTTGAATAACCCACTTAATTATTCTATAATTAAGGTGTAAGATGTAGGAAAGGAGATAATTAATTATTTTATAATTTGTAGTAACATTAAATAGTTTGCAGAGTATGAAAAAGTTAATTAAATAAGGGAAAATGACATTAAATGATGTAAGAAGATGTTTTGAAAAAGAAGCCGAATTATTAGGAGATTATAAGGCAATTTCAAAAACAGATTTAGCAAATGGTTATTGTGATGCTGAAGAAGCAGGAAATGAATTATTACGTAGTCGTTATTGGGGAGCTTTAATGTTACGTTATTGGGGATGGATATTTAAATGGCAAAAAGAATCTTTAAGTTTAAATTTAGATCCATTAGATTTTGTTAATTGGTTACATGATTCTTTAAGTGATGCTTTCTACTACAGAGGTTGGAGATTTGAATATAAAGCTGTAGTTAAAAATGGAAAGTTTGTAGAATGGAAATTAGATGAAAATGGAAATAGAATTCCAAATCCTAACTATTATCTATTAGATGAGAATGCTCCAGACAAGAATATTAATTTCTTTCTTGGAGCTAGAAGAGCTAAAGAGTACCAAGCTACTAATAAACAAATTAGAAAAGGTAATTACCAAACAATTAGACTAGATAAAGAGATTGAAGAAAATGGAGACTCAATTCTACAATATGCTGGTTTATATGTAGATGGTCCTTCTATTTCTCCTGTAAGAAGTTTAATTCAAGATTTAATAGTTTCAGGTAAAGAAATTGAAGCAATCATTATAGATGGTATAGCTTTAGGAGATTCTTTTAAAGAAACTAAAAGTACTAATTACATTGAAGTATTCGATGAAGATGGAAATAAAGTTAAAGAGAAATGTTATAATTATTCTACTTCATTCGATCCTAAAAGATTGGTTAAGTATTTAAATTCTATAAATCAAGAATTTATGTTAAATCATTTCTGTAAGTGTTATAAATTAAGTGATAATGAAGGAATTAAATTATTGAATCATTTAAAGAGCTTAAAGAATCCTCAATTATATAAATATATCGAAAGTACATTAAATGATTTAAGACAAAATAAAGAGCTAATAAGCAGCTTATTTTAATTATAATGCATTTGATTTATAGCTATATTTAATATATAATTTAATTGAAATAAAATAAAAAGGAGATATAAAAATATGTTATATGGAATTAAATATCAAGAAGTAATTATTGGAGTAGTAGATACTAAAGAAGCTCAAGGAGAATCAATTAAAACTTCTATTCAAGGAATTGCAAATGAAATTTTAGATAGATCAGATGATTTTTATGAAGCTTATGATGAAATTCAAGATGAAGTAGAAAAATTAGGATATTCATTATTAAGTATCGATATAATTGATCTTGACAAATAAAAGAGGTTATAAACCTCTTTTATTTTTTTTTATTTGGTTTTGATTAAGATGTCTTTTTATATTATAATTAATGTGTAATTAAGGAGGAATACAGTTATGAAAATTACAACAGAATTTAATCTTGGTCAACAGGTATACATTTTAAATAGAGATAATTTATATGACCCTATAATAAAAGTTGAGGTTAGAAGTATTTCAATTGACAGAACATCAATTAGTTATCATGTATATACTAGATATGGGGATTATGAAAGAGATACTGATGAGATATTTACAACATTCGAAGAAGCTAAGAAAGCACTTATAGAACAAATATCTGAATTGGAGGAGAGTAAATATGCGTAAGATTAATTTAGGTAAATATGGTTTTGTAAGAAATTCATCTTATGATTTTGCTGATGATGGGAATTACTTCAAAGGTTATGTAATTCACGGTATAGTATTTAGTTACCTACGTTCAGGTAATAGATTATATTTGTCTGGTAGAGGAGATAGAATAGGAGCAAAAACTTTAAATTGGGAAGAATATTCAAAGTTACCTTCTCATAGAGAACTCGATAAATTAAATGGGGTAGATGTAGATGTATTAACTGAACAAGATTTGTTGGATTTAGCTAATACTGCAAAGAAGTATTCCGAAGAGTTTGAACACTTATTTGATGTATTACCTGATATCCCTAGAGAAGATATCTTATATAAGCTGATGGAAATTAGGGCTAAGAGAAGCAGTGAGTATAATGAGTTTTGTAATGCGTTTAATAACTGTGGTGTTAAAGTTCTAAGTTTATCTCAATATGATGTACAAAATCTTCAAAGAACTGAAAATACATTACGTTGCTACAGTGAGATGTCAGATGAGATTCTAGAAAGAACTGCTTACACTATTTGTAAGAGTAAAACTAGTAAAAGACATTTTGTCAACAACACTTACAAATATGATATGGAAGATTCCTATACATTCTTGAATGCTTTAAATATTTTAAATAAATTATTATAATTAAATGGTGTTTAATTTAAATTTAGTTTATTATATAATATAAACGTGATAAAGAAATAGGAGGAAATAGTTATGTTTAAAAATTATAAGGATGATTTATTTGAAGCTCATAACAATATATTCTGTTGGGAATATAAGAAGGTTTGGAATAGCCAAAGTAAGAATTGTAATGTCAATTTAAAAGATTGTGGTTATGACGCATTAGCAGATGAGAAAGCTAAACCATTAACAATAGAAGAGGTTGATAGAGTTAATAAATGGTGGTTAGATAAATATCCGACATTATCTGCAGATGATTTTAAATGGGAAGATACAAGAATTACTGTTCTAGTTGCTGGTATGCCTACCTATCTAAAAATAATAGATGGTATAAAACCTATAGTTCTTCATACAGATAAAATTAAATCTTCAAAGTATAAGATATTAACTCAACCTGAAGCAGCTTTAAAAGCTTTAGAGGAAGCTGGAATTGTTATGCAAAGAAAAGTAAAACGAACAATTAAGTTCGGTAGAATTTATCGTACAGGTGAAATGCAAGATAGTCCACAATATACACTTGAATTACTTCCTAATAATGAAGGAACACAATTAAGATATGTTACAAAGAGTGGTGGGTGGTCTAAAGCATATAGTACAATTGACCCTAAAATAATGTCATTAATATGTGAAGTGGCAATTTATTGGGATGCTGAAGTGAAAAAAGGAAATTATAATTTAGATTAGATGGTTTTGAAAATCATCTTTTTTTATTATATAATATAGGTGTAAAGAAAAATAAGGAAGGTAATTAATTATGGAAGCAAGAGAAGTAACTAATAATTTAATATGTTCAGTAGAAGAAGGTTTTGTAACTTGGGAAGATGTAGCTAGAGCTTGTTTAAGTTATATGTCAGAAGACGATGTTAAAGACATGTGTAGATTAAATGGATTTAATTGCTATACAGATGATGAAGAAGAAGTTAAAGAATCAGAAGAGTTAGTTAACTTATAGACCATTTAAAAGAAGAAGAACAAGAATATTTAATTGTTAAAAAAGAAAAAGCTTTCTTAACATATTTAAAAAGAAAAAGTAAAGTATGTTCTTTAGATAAAGCTGATTTAGCTGACTATTATTATTTATCAGAAAAGTATGATAAAGATTAAAGTATCTTTAATAAGATACTTTTTCTTTTTTAGTTATATATTAAATTGAATATATAAATAATATTAAAGAGGTGTTAATGTGAGTAAATACAAAGGATATAATATACTTAAACATAATACTCAATATATAATTCAAAACGCTTTTAAAGAAGCTATAAATGATTTTAAATATGCTTCAATAAAAGAATGTAAAGGAGTTATAGATAATCTTATAGAGAAACAAAATACTATAAATAATAGATATATGCCTTGTCATAAAAGTAAATATTATTGGGCAGTTATAGATAAAGCTACTCATTTATATGTTCAAAAGGATAATAGGAAGTTACTCTTGTTTAATAAAAGACAAGATTGTTTTAAATGGTGTGAAGACAATAATGCTAAAATAAATGATAAGTCGAAATAATAAACAACCATATAAGGGAGGGTTAAAATTATATGAAACTACAAATTAAGAAACTTCAATTCATAACTTCTTCTGATTTTGATATTTTATCTAAAGAGATTGTAGATAGTTTAAATGGGAATCAATTAAAAAAATTAACAGGAAAGTTTTCTCAATCAGAAGCATTACAAGTTATATTAAATTTATTTGAAGATATAGAATATATAGCTTGTAGTAAGTTAGAAGATTTAGGATATGAAAATGGATCTACTATTGGGTATGGAATCAAAGATGGACATTTCATGGTTAAGTTTAATTCAGGAAAGATTCTATTAGGTGCTGGAGAAACTAATGTTTCAATAGTAGATATTTTAACAGAAGATGTTGGAGAATATGCTGCACCTGATTTTGATCCTATAAAGTATTTCTTTTTAGTCTAGAAATTATTTCTAGACTTTTCTTTTTATTTGGTTTTGAAAGTTATATTTATTTATTATATAATTAAGGTGTAAATAAAGGTAAAGGAGAATATATAATATGCAAACATTTACATTAAATCAACAAATTAATCACAGCAAATTCGGCAAAGGCACAATTACACAAATCGAAGAAAGAGAACATTTCGAACCTGTTCTTCACATTACATTTAATAATCTAGTAAGAAAAGATTTCCATAGCGGAGATATTTACACTATTAGATTTACACCTTCTTCATTAATTAATCATTTAATACAGGAGTAATAATTATGCAAATTAACAAATTAACATGGAGAGAGCTTACTGAGAAAATCAGTGAGCATAACTCTCAAAATAATATTAAGAATCAATATGGAGATTCAAATCCTTTAAAGTGCGTTGTAGTATTCAAAGATGTTGAATCATGGGGTAAAGAATATCCTCTCGAATCAAGATCTTATTCTTTTAGAAGTGATAATAAGTATTTTCTTCCAGATATGATAGGAAGTTCTATATTTGCTAGTAGTCTAGACGATACAGATCCTTGTGTTAGATTAGAACGTTATCTTCCAGAATGGGTTATTGACTATTGTTATATAGAAAACTAACTTGATGGTTTTGAATTTAAATATAATATATTCTATAATTAATTTGTAAATAATTAAAAAGGTAGGTAGTATAATATGGGAAATGAAAAGAGTTATCCAAAGGTAGGAGATAGACTTTACTTATCTCAAAGAACAGGTAATGGTATGATTGATATGGTTCGTCATCCTTACACTGTTATAGGAGTAAATACAAATTGTATATTTATTCAAGAATGTAATTTGATATTTAATGGTCCAAGATATTACGATACATTAGCTGATGATATTGTAGAAGATAAGAATGGTAGAATTAAACAATTATTTTGGAAACCTAAATTTGGATGTTGGGGAACACGAGGAAGAGAAACAGACTATCCTGAGTATGCCACTTTCGGTAGATGGGATTACCAACCATATTTAGATTAATTGGAGGAAATTATATTATGAGAAAACAAACTTTAAAGGATTTCTTATTACATGAAACTGATGCAGGTACATTAGCGGTAGTTGAAGATGGTGGTTGGGTTCAAGGTATAGTATACATTGATCATGAGGATTTATCCCCAACTTCATTACCTGAAAGATTATTAAATCGTGAAATTAAATCAGTTAATTATAGAGATGATTATCGTTTAGCAAAACAAATTATTAGTTGTTATGTAATTAGTATCAAATAAAATAAAGGAGAAATAGTTATGAGTACATATATGGAATTAGGTAAGCTATTAGGAGTAGATAATTTTTCATTACACTTAATAGATGAAATAGATAAGGTAGATGGACTGATAAAGAATAATACCTCTTCTTTATCTAAAACAGAATTAAGAGAGAAAAAAGAAGAATTAAATAAAATTAGAAACTATTATATGAACTGATTAGAAAATAATAAAAATTAATTGTATATTATATTGAAGTAGAAAAATACTTCTTGAAATATTAGTTACCTCCTAAACACACGTTTCAAAATAAAAAGCTCCCTTGCTTTATTCTAAAGGGAGCTTTTTATTGTATATTAAATATAATAAAATACCATATAAGGAGGTTATAAGTTTATATGAATGAATTCTATAAAGGAAAATTAAATGGATTAGAACAAGCTTATAACTATTGTGAGAAGCTAGATCCTGAGAATAAAAATTTGGGAATTTCTTATATCAAATTAATGTTACTAAAAGAAATTAATAGCTTTGAAGAATATTGAGATAGACAACTTAAACAAGAAACCACCATGACAATTGGGAAGAAGTTAGATTTAATAGAGCAGACTATCAAGTATAAAATGAATGAAGAAGCTAAAGAAGAGTTTTTAGAAGAATCACTTTCAGGAGAAGTTTCATAATTTGGTGTAGTAAAAAAGCTAAATCTAATATATAATATAAATGTAAATAAAGGAGATGACTTTTATGAAAGCAAGAAAATTTTGGTTTGATTTTGATTATCCTTATGATTATGGAAAAGATGTAAGTCCTGAAGCTAAAGAGAGACAAAAAAGAATTCAAAAAACAATTAGTAATAAAAATAAAATTGAAGATACTGAGAATGATGGATATGTAAGAAGTTCTAATTCCTGGTATAGAAATAATAGACAAACTAAAACTGGTTTTGTAGATAAGCTTAACAAATCAGATACTTTAGTTATTCACTGTGCTGATAGAAGTACTGACATGCTTTCTCAAATCTATGCTGGAAAAGGTTGGGATGTTGTAAACGATGGTTGCATAGCTGATGAAGAGTTAAGACAACTTATTCAATCTCATGATAGAATTGTAATGTTAGGACATGGAACTCCAGGTGGTTTAATTAATGTTCAAGCTGGAGGAAGTATCATTAATTCTTCACATGCTGAATTACTAAAAGATAAGAAGTTATTTGTGATTTGGTGTAGAGCTGATGAATTCTTTAGAAGAAATAATATTGGTTTTGGAAACTTCATTACTGGAAATATTCCTTCAGAGGTTTGGGAATGTAGAGCAGCTGGTTGTGGAGATATTACTACGGAATTGATGTTAGAAAATATAACTTATTGGAGTAAGCTATGTGCCGATGTAGTTGAAGTTGCATTAGATGGAAATCCACAACAAGCGGTGGATTATGTAAGAGCATTATATCTTGAGAAGTATGGAGATCATCCAGTAACTCATTATAATGCAGAGAGAACACAAGTTCTTAAGTAAAAAGGATTTCTTTTAAATCCTTTTTTTTTTATTTCTTATTTATAATTTATATTCTATTAAATCTAAACTGTTATATAGCCGCTTTAAATAAGCTTTTAAGAACTATTAATAATTTTTATATGCGATTGAAAGTTTATTTAAAATATTATAAAATATATGTGTAAAGATAAATAGGAGAATAAGAGTATGGCAAAAGAAAAAATTTTATTTAACAGTGCTGATTATATTTGTGAGGATCCTGATGAATGGGATGTTGTCCATGATGCAATGAAAACTGAATTAGATTACGTGTTAGATGTAATTGGTGAAGTTGAAGGTGAGGCAACAATAACTGGTACGTTAGGTTTATGGAATGGTAAGAAAGAAATTATCCCTGAAAAAGAAACTGATTTGGAAACAGCTATCAAACGTTGTATTGGAGATAATACAGAGGAATTAAAAATCAGTGATGTGGATGGGAAATTAATTGTTGAATGTTCACACCATGATGGAACTAATGTATTTGATATTAGGTTAGCACATAATAAGAAACCTCGTATAGGTATGATGTTTTTATAATGCAGTTGATTTTTGAACATTTTATTATATAATTATAAATGTAAATAGGAGGAAATATATATGTTAATTACAAAAGAAAGTTTAAACAATTTTAGGAAAGATGTAGAAGCTGCTTTAAAAGAAGTGGCAAATAAATATGGAGTGAATATTGATGCAGGTGGTGCTTCATATTCGAATGATCACTTTTCACTTACTTTACGTGTAAATAATGTAAACTCATCTGGTATTAAAGCTCAAACTCAAAGAGCTTTAGATAATTTAACTTGGTTTAAAAATATTTATGGAAAAAGTTTTATTGAAGGAAGACATAGATTTAAAGTGGTTGATTATGAATATGGTAAAAAGTATCCAGTAATTTGTATTAGAGATGATGGTAAAGATTTTGCATTCCATTCATCGATTGCAGATACAAAAGAATTCTTAAATAATTAATAAGAGGTTGAAAAACCTCTTTTTATTATTTAATATGCAGTTTAAAACTAAGCAAAAATATATTATAATATTATTGAAAGGAAAGGAGAATTAATTTATGACAAAGCTAACTAAATATGAAAGAAAAGAAAAATATGGAGAAAAGTTAAAAGCTAAGTATCCATGTATAAAAGAATTTGAATGGGACTGTGATAGTATGGAACCTGGCTTAAATATTTGCTGGTTAAATCCTACACATTATAGTACTGATTCTATGGGAGGTTTCTTTCACTTCACTCATAAGGAAGAGTTAATTAAATTATTAGAAACTACAATTCAACCTTTAACAATCGAAGATGTAGAAAATGATGGTTTAGGAATATTACCTGGTAATTATGGTTTTGAGACTAAAGAAGAATTAATTGAATGTATAAAAAGTCTTAATGCTGGTTTTGAAACTTTAAGCTAAATATATTATAATAAAAACATAATAAGAAGGAAAGGTAAATATTATGACAATAAATGATTTATTTGCAAAGTGGCCTGATTTAAGTAATCCAAAAAAAGCCGGATGTGAATTCTATAGTTATGTGGAACCTGATGAAGATAGTAATAATTTGGAAGTAATTACATCTTTAGATTTTAATCCTGGTGATAGATGGTGGACTGGTGATGATGAAGATCCTGAAGTAATAAAAGATAAGATTGCTAAAGGATATATTTCAGTTAACTTTCCTTATCATGCTCGCTATATTGATTTTGAATCAGTTGAAGCTATTGATAAACATCTAACTGAAAACAATGGTAGATTTAAATTACCTGGGTATAATTATAATTAACTAATTGTATAATATTATGCATGGTCCACTGAACGGACTCGTCTCCGCAAAGGAAGGAGACGTTAAATGGAGCGTTACTCAAGTTGGTGAAGAGAAGACACTGCTAACGTCTTAGGTCCTTAATTGGATGCGAGGGTTCGAACCCCTCACGCTCCGCCAAAATATTAAAAGCTTATATGGCTTATTATTATTTATATGGATTTGAATATCTTGTTAAAATATTATATAATTATTAATGTAATAAGGAGATGATTCAAATGCAAATTAAAGGTAAAATTGATGGCAAGGAACAAAAGCCAGTTAACATTCCAAACAAATTACATTTAGAAGTTCAAAAGAAAACTAGAATGAATATTGTTCAATCTAAAAAAGTTTATAATAGAAAAAGAGCTAAAAAAGTAGATTATAATAATTATTAATTGTATATAAATACATAGTTAATAATTACTTGAGATCGTAGCTCAGATGGTAGAGCACATGACTTTTAATCATGGGGTCGAGAGTTCGAATCTCTCCGATCTCACCATAAGTTAACTCGAGAAGGAAAACTCTTATAAACCCGGAGACACTTGCGCCAAGTAAAAGAAATTAGTTTGACAGGCAATTGCCGAAGCTAGCTTGTGAGGGGCGCCAAGGTGAACAGTGAGATCAGTTCCTCAAAAAGGTTGGAAGTAAGACGCGTGATCCTAACTCCTGAAAGCTGTTAAGGAGCGAGAAAAACTTCAGAGGATGTAATGACGGTAGCATTCACAGCGCGACCCGTTTTCTTTCTTGGACCCGTAGCTCAGTTGGTTAGAGCGGCACACTCATAATGTGCGGGTCGCGGGTTCGAGCCCCTCCGGGTCCACCAAAGTTTAATGTAAGTTATAATATAAAATAAGGTTTAGAAATTAGGTATCATAGATAGTGTGAGTAGATACTTCTATGTGGAGCTAAATGCTTGGAAAAAGATTGTGTGGCCGACTCTGCTATGCTAGGTCTTACCTTATTATCCTCCTTTCAAAATAAAAGTTTGCATACCTCCTTTTTATAAACGATCTTAATTAAAAGATCGTTTTCTTTTTATATGCTTTTGAAAAATATGTCATTTTATTATATAATATAATCGTAAAGAAAGATAGAGGAAATAAAATTATGTTAAACTGGAAGAAGTATTATAATTTAAAAAGTCACAAAGAGATAGCAGATGATGTTGGTTTAAAAGAAGATGAGGTGAAAGCAGAAAGTTGTGAAAATGAAGGATTAGGAAAACATTTAGGTTGGTTAGCAGTTAAGGAAAAATATGAAGAAAAATTATGTGGTTTAGAATTTGTAGAATTAGTTGAGTATGAGGATGGCAGTAAAGGATTAGTAATAGGAGTCGGCTATCCAATGAGATATTTTGATGCTGAAGATGATATTAAGAATTGTTTGGGACTTTAATAAAAGTTCTTAAACAATTTTACAAATTTATATAAAGGCTGATAATAGCCTTTTTTCTTTTTATATGGGTTAGAATTAAATGTTAATTTAAATTATAATTATAAATGTACATAAGGAGGATATAAACATGTATATTAATTCACAAACTTTTAAAACTTCATCACCAAATTCACAATTCTATTTTATAATAGGCAATGTATCCGAAGCAACGTGTCGAAACAAAGCTATTAATTATCAAGTAATTTATACTTCTAAATCAAATTTAATTTATGAACCATTAACTATTAGATTACAAGCAGATAATAAATTACAAGAAGTTATAGGTGTATTCGATACTTTAAATGAAGCTGAAAAGAAATGCACTTATTATAACAACTATCAAAAAATAAAAAATAATAAGGAATAATCCTTATTATTTTTTTATTTATATGCATTTGAATTTAACATTAAAATAATATATAATTATATATGTAAATAGGAGGAAATAAAACATGCAAACAAAATTCTTTTTAAACAAAAAATTAATTAAACAAATCAAAAATCAATTATTATCAAACAATTTTAACGTAGCTTATATCGATAATATTCACGACGAATTTTATCAAAAAAATATAAGCGCACCAACATTACTCGAAATTGGCATATTTCATAACGATAATTTAATCGAATTACAAATTAATACTAGAAATTTAACTTATTATATTAATAATATTAAACAAACACAAATTACTTATCAATCTAATTTACGTCAATATATTCCTAATATAATATCTCAATTATTTAACAATTATATAAAGCAACAATAAGTTGCTTTATATAATTAAAATTTTAATTTAAACATTGTATATAATTTTAAAATTAAAAAGGGGAATAAAAGCGTATGTCAACAAGAAGTTTAATTGGTATTTTAAAAGATAATGATGTAGAATTTATTTATTGTCATAATGATGGTTATATTAAAGGAGTAGGAGTAACATTACAAGCTCATTATGATACTAAAGAAAAAGTAGAATCATTAATTTCATTAGGTGATCTTTCAGCTCTTGGACCTGAACCTATTTCTAAACCTGAATATTGGAAATGGCCTAAATGTTTAGAAAGTGATTTAACTGTTGCTTATAAAGATCGTAAAGGTGAAGATTGGGAAGATATTAAACCTAAATTTATACATCGAGATAATTATAATATGAATTATTTAGATTATTGTCAAGAATATATGTATTTATTCGATCCAGACAATAAAATATATAAATGGTTGTTTTGGGATGGAGCTAGCTTCTCACCTTTATGGTTAGCTATTCCTTATAACACCAAACAACAAATTTTAAAGAATAAAGAAAATATTTAATACTAAATTATATATAAATATATATATTATAAGGAGAAGTTATAAATGTCAAACGTAATATTAGAAGCATTAAGACACTTAAATTTAAAAGAAAGTAATAGTCCTATTAATTTGGATTATCGTAAAAAGGACAATAAATTTTTAGATAAGATGTGGGAATTGGTTTCACCTGAATATAAAATTCACTGGATAGATATTAGTGGTGATCCTGATACATATGGATGTGGAGTTTATGTCTTGTTCGATGAAAGTGAATATAATGACTTAGCTCAGGAATATCTTGATGAAGAGGAATTAGATGATTATATATTTGATGATTTATTAACTCAGGAAGGATATAAAGCATTCTCAGCAGAATTAGATTCTAAAGGTAGAGTTCATTTATATGTTGGTCTATTTGATGAAGAAGATTATTTGGATTATGGGGATGAAGGTAAGATTTATAATTCAGTAGAAGAATTTGTTGATAAATATGTATTAGCTTAAGAATTAAGGGTTTTAAATAACCCTTTTTATTTTGTTAAATTTTAATTATAAAAGCGTTTATTTTAAAAGGTTATTAAATGTATATTAAAATAAATAAAACTTGTTATAGAGCGAATTTAGATGCTTTAATTTATTTTTAAAGTTTTTATTGTATAATAAATAGTAGTATTGAAAATAATTAAAATTGAAAGGAAGTTGATATTATGAGTTTTTATAATAAAATGCAACAAACAATGGATAATGTTTCTGTAACTGAAAATGGTATGGTTGGTTATAAGACTACTTACCATCCATTAGTTGATATGAATTTCAGAATCAGTTCATATAGAAATATGTCTGAATCTAAGATAGCTGAAGACTTCGTTGCTATCTTAAAGGATACTAATGATTCTAAGTATGCCTTAAGATTCTTATTTATGGTAAGAGATGCAAGAGAAGGTCTTGGTGAAAGACGTTTATTCCGAGTATGTATTAATGAATTAATTAAGCATATGAACGATGATAATATTGTAAAGAGTATTATCGATGAATACATTCCTGAGTATGGTCGTTATGATGATTTACTTGTATTTATGGATACTAAGCATGAAGATTATTTAATTGAATCTTTAAAGAAACAATTATTAGATGATTTTACTGGTATGCAAAATGGTACTCCTATTTCTTTATTGGCTAAGTGGATGCCAAGTATTAATGGTAACCGTAATGCTAGAAAGTTAGCTTTAAAGATTGCTAAGAAGTTTGGTTCTAGTGAAAAGGAATATAGACAATTAATGTCTTCATTAAGAGCTTATTTAGATATAGTAGAAGTAAAGACATCTGATAATAAGTGGGGAGATATTAATTACAATACTGTTCCATCTAGAGCTAATTTAAAGTATAAAAATGCCTTCTTAAAACATGATGAAGAAAGACGTCGTGAATATTTAGCAAAATTAGTAGTAGGAGATAAGTCAGTAAAGATTAATTCTTCAGTTAACTTTCCACATGATATTGTAAGTAAGTATATGGGTAATGGTTGGTCACGTAGAGTACAAGCTTATGATGAAACACTAGAACAATTATGGAAGAACTTACCTCAAATGGAAGGTATGAATAATACTATTGTCGTAAGAGATGGTTCAGGTTCAATGTATCAAACTATTCAATCAGGTAGCAACGTTCAAGCAATTGATGTAGCTTCAGCCTTAACAGTTTACTGTGCTGAAAGATTACAAGGCGACTTTAAGAATAAGTTTATTACTTTCTCAAGTAGACCTCAAATGGTAGATTTAACTGAGCTTTCTTCATTACATAGTAAATTAGATTATTTAGCTGATTATGATGATTGTAGCAATACAAATTTAGAATCAGTATTTGATTTAATCTTAAAGACTGCAAAAGATCATAATATGAAGCAAGAAGAAATTCCTTCTCAAATTATGATTGTAAGTGATATGGAATTTGATGGTGCTACTACTAACAGAGATACAGGTAATGTAATTGAAGCAGCAGCTGAAAAATTTGCTAGTGCAGGTTATGAATTACCAAAATTAGTATTCTGGAATGTATGTTCAAGAACTACAACTATTCCATGTAAGTACAATAAGAATGGTGTATTACTTGTAAGTGGTTTCTCAGTAAATGTTGTCAAAATGGTAATCAATGGTGAAACTGATCCTTATGAAGCATTAATAAAAGAATTAAATTCTGATAGATACAATAAAATTCCTGAAATTAAAATTGTATATAATAATGTAAAGAAAAATACAAGTAGAGCTAAATTAACAAATAAGCCTTCTTGGTTATAAAGTAAATAAAAGTAAAATTGGTATATATTATAATCTCATACAGCAATCCAATACGTATATTCGCAATCTCCAAAATCGCAAATAATAGGTAAATTGAGGTTAGTAAAAATAATATCAATTTTACTTTCAATACAAATATATTATTCAAAAAAGAGATATAATCACATACAGCAATCTAAACTGCAATTGACTTTTAATCAATCTTGGCAAAAACGTGGTTAGTAAATTTCAAAATTAATTAACTAAATTAATATATATATATATATATTATAAAGGTACATACAGCAAAGATAAACAAATGTTGGTTCAACTCCAATCATATCTATTTTGATATGTTCCATATCGGTAATGGAAGGTATCTTGTTAACATAATATAAAATATATTGATGTAGACACATACAGCAAATTAATATTATAATTTATAATTCACAAATTTTGGGTATTTGATAGAGATAAATAAGGTGTCTAGTAAATCAATTTTTAAATAAATTAAATAAATGTATTTAGGTTCATACAGCAATTATAGAAAGACAATTAAGAAGATAAAATACATGAATATAATTTTAACAACAAAAACCTATTAAAAACAGAACCTAGTTAAGATACATATAAAATAAATAAAAAGGTCCTTACAGCAATAAATGAAAATTCTAATTTGCAATGGTCGGTGCCGAGGTCTGGTTCGAATCCAGCATAGTCCTGTGAAGGACATGTGGTGTAACGGTTAGCACACGTAATTAATTATGGATCTTGATAATAAAATAAAAAAGGTTTTAAAGGTTGTTATTTTACACGATTCCTTTTATGACATTCTATAATTTATAGGGTGTATGTGCACTTTCATAACTGGGATTGTGAATATTAGTGTGAAGGAATATTTGATAATATTCCTTTTTTATTTTTTGACTAAATTATATGATATAATATATTTAAAAGAGAGAAGGTTATAAATATATGTCAAATACTATTTTAGAGGCTTTAAGATTGCTTAAAGAACCTTTTATTATAAATGAAAATTTTAAAAATGGTTATGTTGAAAAAGGTAAACCTTTAGATTTATCCAAAGCTAGAATGATAAAATCAGATGTAATGGATATAAGAGGAGAACTTGAAGAAAGTGCTTGTTTAGAATACAATGGAGTATTAACAAGAGTTGCTGCTTGAGCTTTAATTTTTAGAGATGGAGAAGATGGTAAAGAAGTTTTAATGCGTTTATGAAGAAGTGCTTTCTATTTACCTGGAGGTGGAGTAGACTTAAATAAAGATGGTCTAGATCCTGCTAAAACAATTGAGCGTGAAGTATATGAAGAATTTAACTATAGGGTTATTAATATTAAACCTACTGATTGTAATTATTGGGAATATAGTGAAAAACCTTGGGTTGCTAAACATGTAGCAAATGAAGAAGACCGTTGAAATGGTTATTATACTTTTATATATACTGCTGAATTTGAAGGTACAAGTGATAATGATATGCCTGAAGAGTTTAGAAAATATCCTTGACATAAAGTATCAGACATATTAAATAAACCTGATACTCAAAAATTTAAATTTATTAAACAAGCAATTAAAGAAAATGGATATGCTTAATTATACTAAGGAGGTTTTTATATGACTATTTTAGAAGCTTTAAGAAAATTAAATTTAAATGAAGATTTAAAAGATATAGATTTTAAAAAGTTAGACGAATTAGATAAGTCTGTTAAAAGTTTACAAGATGAGATAAAAGTTCTATCGAAGGAGTATTCAAATAAAATTAGTACCAAAACAAAAAATCAAGAAATTGAACTTAAAAAGAAAATTGACAATTTAAAAAGTCATATAGGATATCTTTATGATAGTTGTGAGGATAATGATTATTTTGATATTAAAAAATATAATAAAGTAAAAGGTCAAATTTCACAAGCATCTAAAGAGCTTTTTCAAGCACAAAAGGAACTTAAGACTTTATCACAAACTATTAAAAAAGAATTTGAAGCTGAATATAATAATATTAAAAATAAAAAGAATGCAAGATCGGTTAAGTTACTGAGATCTGAAGTTATTAGAGATAGAATAAAAAACTCTTATTCAGAACTTCAACCTGAGATAGAAGAAGTAATTAAAGTAATTAATAAATGTACTGATGAAGAATGGAAAGCTGATCCTAAATCTTTAGATTATAAAGATGGAAAAATTCAATTAAGATTATTTTTAAAGCATGATAGAGGAGAAGATATTGATTTAAATGATATAGACTTCGAGTATTTTGATAAAGACTCAACTTATGTAAATGATAATTATGTAGATGAGCAAATAAATGAATTTATAGAAGAACATATAGTAGATTCTCAATTTATTATAGAAGAATATGATTTTGAATCAGTAGAAAATGATTGGTATAGAATTGAAGATTTACCTTGAATGATATTATATTCTGAACCTGAGGTAGAAGCTATTGAAACTCCTTATTTTACTAATTACTATTACGATAAAGGAAATTTTTGGGAACCTAGAGAACTTAGTTTTGATGTTGATGGTAACTTTATCTTAGAAGCTTCTATTTATATAAGTAAGAAAATTTAATATTATTATTTAATATTCTATTTAAATGTATTATAATAGAAGGAGCTGATAATATGTATTTTATAACTACTTTACAATTAGGTAAGAGATCAGATGATCCTAAATGGAATGAACTTATTAAAGAAGGTTTAAAATCTGATATATTAAAAGAAACTTATATTAAAGAGAGTAGATGTGTTGGTTATTTTAATTCATATGAAGAAGCAGAAGAAATAGTAACTGGAAATTATGGAGATTTGTATGAAGAAGGATATTACCAATATGCCGTAATTGAAAATATACCTGAAGGATTATATCAATATGATTTCGAACCTGTTTTCTTTAAATGGGATAAAGGTGAATTTAAAAAATGTGATAGACCTGAAGGATTAGAAAATATTTGTGGTTTATCTATAGGATAAATAATTTACAAAATTTAATTGTATATTATATCGGTCATTGACACCTAATAGCTCCGGATAGCTCCAGATACTTAATATAAATTAGAGGCAGGGAATGGTTGAATTTATATTAAGTTAAGGAACTATCTTTATTTTTAGAAAAAATTTATTGTATAATTATAGTGAGATTACTAGTCATGGTCTTTAGAAAGTAATGAAAACGATTTTTCACGACTTAATCCCTGAAAAATAAGTCGGCTCGATATAGGGAAGATGAAATAAGAGCTAACCTTTCTCCTTTTTTTTCAATTATCACAATTTATTCTGAAAAAGAAAATTGTATAATATAATGTGAGAAGATAAGTACTTCAAGGCATGAATCCGAAGTCATAAAAACCTCACAAACCACCTCCTAATTACCAGTACGTTAACAAGTACTGGTTTTTAATTTGCTTTAAATTCAATATTTTTAATGTATAATATATAAATTATAAGGAGATTATTTAAATATGATTAATGAAGCTATTTTGCCGCAAGAAGAGACTATTAAAGATATAAAAAAGACTGAAATTTGATATACTAATATTTGTGTGTGTTGTGGAAAGAAATTTAAAACAAAAAATACTTTAATGGATACTTGTGAAAAGTGTTTAGAAGAATATTCAGAATTAGTTTCTTGTATTTACAGCTAAATTTAAGTGATATAAGGTATTGAAATTTATTTTAAATTATATTATAAATAAAATAAAAGGAAGGATATTAAATTATATGGAAAAGAAATATTTAGTAGGATATTTATATGGCAAAGAATATATAATGTTTGATGAAGTAAAAGATTTCACTGAAGAATCAGATGAAGAAGGTAATATTACAATTTCATTCTCAGACAAAGATGGAACATATAGTTATAAAGGAAATGATACAAGAGGATATAAAGAAGTAAATGGAAAAGCTCCTTTTATAACTTCTTATAAATATATGGGAAGAAGAACTGCTAAAAGACATGATTATTTAAATGTTGCAAGACAAGAATATATTCCTGATGAAAATTCAAGTTTTAATAGACCAACTTCTCAAGAACATAGATATGATGTATTAGTTTGTGATGGTAATGGAGCAGCAAGCAGAGGAACTGAGGATGATGGTTATTATGAGGTATCTGCAGATGGTCCAGACTTTGAAACAGCTTTAAGAGAAGAATTATTTGAATATATTTGGGGATATGACTTAGAAGATTATTTTGATCAAGATAAATTAAATAATCCTGATTTCTCTGTTTGGGAATATATTCAAGCAAAATTTGATATTTCAGGTGGAGAACAATTCATTATTTGTATTTTAGAAGATAATAATGAAATATATAAATTATATGAAGATGAATTTGTTGAAGATATTATGGAATATGATGAAGCATTAACTAACAAATATTTTCCTAATTATACACCTTCTGATGATATTGAAGAAGATTATGATTCTAAAGATCAAATTTGTGATGGTTGTGGAGAATATTTTGACGATCTAAGGGATGGTCTTACAGGTGGTCACTATTGCGATGATTGTTGAGATCGCTTATTCTTTGAATGTGAAGAGTGCGGTGAAGAAGGTTGAAAAGAAAATGCTAAAGAAGGTCCAGATGGTCAATTGTATTGTGATGATTGTTGGGAAGATTTATACACTAATTGCTCTGGGTGTAATAAAGTTATAGGTAAGGAAGAAGCTAATTACTGTTATGATAATGATGAATATTATTGTCCTGACTGTTGAGAGTATTATTTTTTCACTTGCGCCAAGTGTGGTGAAGTATTTGATAGGAATGATGGTTATATTGTAGATCAAGATGATAAGGATGAGAAGTGGTTATGTCCTGACTGTTATGGTGAATGAGATGAAGATCATGAAAATGAAAACTTAAATGAATCTAATGAAAAATGTTATACTCTTTCAAAGAAAATAACAATTGATAATGCTTTTGAAGCTTCGATTATCCCAGAGACAGATGAAGATAAATTTATAGAATATGGATTATATTCAAAAGAGAAAAATATTCTTACTTTACGTAAAGGAACAAAATTAATTTATAAAAGTAATTTTGATGTAGATCATTTCCACTTTGAAGAATACTCTTTACCTCAATATGGTAATTTAATCTTACAAATTGAATCTGATTTACTTAATAAAGAATTTAAAGGTGAATTAGATTAAAATAAAAAGAGGATACTTTAAACCTCTTTTTTATTTTATATGGATTTGTAAAAAATGTATATTTAATATATAATAATAAATGTAAAGAAGGTAATGTTTATGGATAAGAATGAATTATTAAGACGAATCGAAAAGAAAGAAAAAGATATTGAAAAAATAAATAAAAGAATTACTAAATGGAGTAAAGGATTAAGACCTGAGGATATAGCTGTATGTGAACCTTTTGGTAATTGTGTTTAGGGATCAGCTCCTAGAGGTGTTAGATGGAATGAATATCATGGAACAAATGAATATCAAAGAGCTCAAGTTGCTTACAGAGATTATATTAACCAAAATGAAAAAGATATACCAACTTCAGATGATTGGAATAAAGGTCCTAATATTCAAGAATTAAAATCAGCTTATATTGATCTAGGTGAAGCTAGAAACACTTTAGCTAAGTATCAAATTGAATTAGAAAAAATTGATAATTTTGATAATGCCGAAAAAATTACTGTTTTATGGGAATTTTTAACTGAATGGGAAAATAAAACTTATAACTGGTACACTAAAAATGCAGAATTATATTATGAATTAAAATCTAATTATAAAGAAGCATATTATGAAGCAAAGATTCAATGGACAAATAATAATCCTGAACCAGATAGATCAGATGTATCAAGCCATAGAATGTGGGAAAGACAAAGAAGATACTTTGAAGAAGATTTTGAAAAATCATATTATTCTCAAATAGATAGTCTTACTAAAAATCTTACAAGAATAATAGGAAATTACCAAGGACAATATCCTAATCAAACATATGTTTATACCTCTTATAGTTTCGATACTGAACAATTAAAGAAAATAATTACAGAGGAAAAGAAACGTAAATATGAAGATTTAGTTAATAGAGTTACTCAAATTACAGGTAATATAACTGATGTATCTAATTTAAAAATTGGTAACCAAAACGGTGAATTAAATGGTTATATTATAGGTGAATCAGGTAAGGCAAGAGTTGAAACAATCTCAGCAGGAGGTTACAACCAAAATATAGTTGTTAATTCAAAACATGGTCAAAAATTCCATTTTAGAGTTTTAGTTACTGCTATAAAATAAATATTCAAAAGTTCCACTTTAGAGTGCTAAATTAATTGAAAGAAGGTTGATTTAGTATGTATGGATATATTTATAAAACTACGAATTTAATTAATGGTAAAATTTACATTGGACAAAAGAAATCAGAAAAATTTTTAGGTATTAATTATTTAGGTTCTGGCAAACGTCTTTGAGAAGCAATTAATAAATATGGAAAAGATAAATTTATTGTTGAATTAGTTGAAGAAATTGATGAAGAGAAATTAATGGATGTACGTGAAATATATTGAATAGCATATTATAATTCAACTAATAAAAATATTGGTTATAATTTATCTGAAGGCGGCAATGTTAACCGAACATTAAGAGGAGAAAATAATGGTTTTTATGGAAAACATCATTCAGAAGAGAGTAGAAGAATCATGTCACAAAATAATGCTAGATTTATGTTAGGAAAACATCATTCACAAGAGACTAAATTAAAAATTGGTTTAGGTAATAAAGGTAAAATAATATCTGAGGATACTAAGAAAAAATTATCTGAAAATGCTGCTAATAATCCTAATTATGGAATGCGTGGTAAACATCTTTCTGAAGAGTCCAAGAAAAAAATCTCTGATGCAAATAAAGGTAAATCAAAGCCATTTAGAGGTATGGTTTATATAACTAATGATATAACTTCTATTAGAGTTAACAAAGAGCACTTAGATGATTATTTAAATAATGGTTGAAGACTAGGTAGAAAGAAATTTTCATCTTCAGCATGTAAAAATATTAGTAAGGGACATAAAGGCAGGAAAGCTCATAATAAAGGTAAAATTTGAATAAATAATGAAATTGTAAATAAATGTATTTATAAGGAAGAATTAGAATTATACTTATCTTTAGGTTGAATGAAAGGAATGATAAAATAGTATGAATATTAATATATCATCGAATTAACGATTCCATTACAGAGTATTAGTAAATCCAATTAAATAAATAAACTAAAAATAAGGTATTTTAAATACCTTATTTTTTAATGCTAAATTATTTGATAAATTATTAATTGAAAGGAGTTTAAAATGAGAATAGATAAAACTAAATTTCAAAATAGAATAGAAGCTCAACTTAAAAAAATAAGTAAGTTAGAAAGTAAGAAAAATGAAATTTTATCTACTATTTCTGAAAGTTCTTTTATTAATGAAATGAAGAAAAAAGAAGGAGATTATTCTTCTATAACTTCCTTAACTGATTTAAAAACATTAATTTTTGACTTAGCTGAACAACTATATGAAGATTATAAAGAAGAAAAGAATAAATTAGTAACTGATATTAATGATAAAATAAATACTGCTAAATCCTTAAATAATTTATATAATAAGTATATAATTTCTAATTCAGATCCTTATCAAGTTTTAAATGAGTTCTTTGATTTATGAAAACAAGATCTTAAAGTTTTAGGTAAAGAATTAATTGAGGAATGTCAAGAATTACATAATATAGTATCAGAAATATCAGATAGAGAGGACTTAGATTTAATTTTAGCTCAAATATCTGAAATTAAACATACTGCTGCATATAGTATAAAATATGACTCAATTTCAGATGAAGATTATGAAAATAGATTGAATGCCTATTTAAATCATATATATAAAGAAACCTTAGAAGGAATTAGACGAAGAGCAGGAGCAAATCTTAATTTTGATAACCTTAAAATTAATGATGAAGGTCATTTAGAAGGATATGTTACAGGTGATAAAGCTAACTGTAATGTATGAATTAAAGATGATGGAATTTATAAAGAATATAAAATAGCTTTAAAATCATTTAAATAAAGAGGAGAGAAATTAAAAATGAGTAATACTTAGAAGCTTTCAAGGGCTTAAATAACCAAAAAAGAAAATTAATTGAAGAATTTGATACAACCAAAAAGAAAATGTTTACTATTGTATTTGAAAGAGATTTTATTGATAGAGATCTTTTATCTTTTAGAGATGAATTTGAATGACATCATTCACCTTGGTTATCTGAATTCAAAACTAAACCACATACATTTAGTGAAATATTGCCTATGTTATGTGAGTTATCTGAAACTTTAGTTGCTCGTGGTTTAGGAGATTCTATTTATGTATGTAATGAAGAAACTGGAGAAATGTTTTTCGTAGATGAAAATGAGGAAGATATTAAATCTAGATCTTTTATAGTTAAATTTGATGAATCAGATACAGAAGAAACCTTAGCATTAGTTGAATTACTTATTCAACATAATGATAATAATAGATCAATTGAATATGTAAAACTTGATGGAGATCTTATTTATAAAAATACTAAAGTAGAATCATTAAAAGAATCATTAAGTATAAATAGTATTCCAAAGTATATATTTGATTATTATAAAGAAGTTCCTGAAGATAAATTTTTAGAAAACCATAAGTATAATCAATATAATTATCAGAGAGCTGAATTAGATCCTAAATATAAGGATTATAAACATATTGGTTGATTTGTTTTAGATTATAGCGATGAAAATGATTATTTTGAATATAATGAAGTTTTTGAAGCTTGTGATTATAATGGACAAGTAAGATTTATAGGTTTCGTTCCATATGAAGAAGGTTGACAAGATGAAAACTTTTATGAAATGACTGAAGATATTGAAAGAAGTATTTTAATTAGACGTATTCATAATTTAATTGAAAACCATAAAAATACTAAATTAGAACCAAAAGATATTGAAATTTTAAATTATATTAAATCAAAGATATTAGTATAGATTAATAAACCTATCAAAAAGATAGGTTTTTCTTTTACTTCAATTGTATTATATATTAAATACTGATGGAGGTAGTTGTATGCAAGATTCAAATTTATTAGATATGGATAATTTATTTACTTTAATTTGGAAAATGCCTTATAAACATATTCCTGTAACAAAAGGATTTTTAAGTAGAGAAGCATTAAAGGATTACGTTAAATATGACTTATGTTATGATAGATGGTATGAATTAAAGCCAGTTGATGAAGAAGAAACTATTTATTATGTTTCTTGGGAGGAAGCAGATGAATAACTATATTGATATATTAAATAATTTAATTGATATATTACAAGAACATGTTACTATGTTAAAAGGAATTACACAAAGTAAAATTCCTTTATCTTATTTTAGAAATAACTCTGAAAAAGAGAAATTTGTTGTACAATGTAAAACTAGAGCGCAAGCAAAGGAGTTAACTTTAGCAATGATGGAACATGTTGCTAATACAACTTTTAGAGATGATCCTATAAGATATATTAGAGAATCATATCCATATTGGAAACATTATTGGACAAAATACTGGGATGTTTATAAGGATCAAACCTGCATTGGTATTGGATATAGTAGCAAAAGTTGGTATGAGTTAAATGGTTGGCAAATACTTCAATTTGAAGATATAGAGTTTTAAGGAGATATTTATTATGGGTAATTTATTTAAACATATAAAAACAGTAAATAAACATAGAAGAGCTGTTAGAAAATGGTGTTTTAAAATGGGAATTCCATTAAGAGGTCTATTACATGATTTATCTAAATATTCCATCAAAGAATTAAGTCAATGTAAATATTATAGTGGAGATAGATCTCCTCATGAAAATATGAGAAGACAATTTGGTTACAGCACTTCTTGGTATCATCATAGAAATAGAAACAAACATCACTGGGAATATTGGATCGATAGTTTAGAGGATAAACTTGCAGTTAAGATGCCTTATAAATATGTAATAGAAATGCTTTGTGATATGGCAGGAGCAGGACAAACATATAATAAAAATTGGAAAACTTGTAGTGTTGAGGATTACTATAATTTACATAAAGGTCCACATAGAATAGTGAATCCTGCTACCCAAGTCTTATTTGAATATTTATTATCAATGCTTAGTTCCTTCGATAATCAATTTGATTTTTTCAAATGGTATAATATTAACAAGAAAGAAATAAAACGATTATATAAGGAATTTGATGGCTCAAATTTAGATATATTTAAGGAGATGATTTAATTGGAATTATTTGAATTAATTTTAGCAATTTGTTTTTGTGGTGTTCTTGGAGTTGGAGGTTTATTTTTCTTTAACTGGTTTATCTATGATATGGTTATAGAGTGTGGTATATTTGTTGTTTTTGATATTATTAGAGAGATGTATTTATTTCCTAAAAATGTAGTATATAAGATAATGAAATCAGATAACGGTATAAATAAGTTAGGTAAGATTTTATCAAGTATATTTGTTTCGCTATTTAGTTGGTTCTTGCCAATAATACCAACATTAATTTTATTATTAGGTCAGTTAATTTTTATTATTTTATTACCTTTTATATTATTACTTCAGCTTTTATTTGTTGATAAAAATCATAGATTTATTTATAGATATAAACAAGCTAGAGAACTAGAAAAGCAATTTGAAGAGGAAGTGCCTTATGAGTAATAAAATTGATATGATTAACAGAGAATTTTTTCAATTCCTAACAGAAAAATTTGATTTCAAATTTCCTGGTGGACAAGATATGTTTATTCAAATGAGTAAGCAAATTGAAGATCTTGAGAAGACTATTGAAAATCAACGTAAAATAGTTGAGTCGGTATATAAAGAAAATAAAGAATTAGAATTAAAACTTGTTAATTATAATGAAATGAAGGAAGTAACTGAGTTAATTCAAAAGTTCGTTAGTTTTGGAAATGTAAAAGAGTGTTATTCTAATGGTATATTCTCTATTTTAAAATTAGAAATATTTTCTAAATTAGCTTTATATGGTAGAGAAAAAGACTTATTTTATAATTATATTTGTAACAAAAAATCACAAGAATCATAATATTTTGTGATTTTTATTTTGTATAATATAATAAGAATGAGGTGATTTTATGTATTATTTATTAAATGGTGGGGAGATATTAACTGATGATAGTGTTGTTGTAACTAATTATCTTGCTAATCAAAAAGCAGGAGATGAAGATTACCAAGATCCTATTGAGAATTATTTAAAAATTCATTTTGGTTTAATTAAAGCTGCAGAAAATATCTTTGATTTTATTGAAGAGGGAGATTTAGTTAAAATGAAAACTACTGGAATTATTCATCCTATCACTAAACCTTATACAGATGGTAAATTACATGTAGGTAATTGGTATTCTCTTGAATTAGATAAGTTAATTAGTGATAATAATATCATCGCTATTTATAAGAAGATAAATCATTTTACTTATAAGTTAATATGGGAGGTTAGTGATGGAAAAGAAAATTAAAATTTTATCTATTGTAATGTTATCCATCGCCTTACTTTTATTAGCTTTCGGATTAACTTGGATATATTTTTATAATGAAACATTTATGGAAATGTTATGTGGATCAGTTGCAATTGCTATTGCCACAATAATTATTTTTGTTAGTATGTTAATATTACCTGATGAACCTATAAAAGATAATGAGGAATTTATTAATGGTTTTCATGCAGGATTGTTTTATAAGGCAAATGAAGTAGAAGATAAAGAGGAGAATATTCAATAATGGTAAATAAATTTATGTTAGAAGCAATTAAAGAAGCTCGAAAAGGTATTTATAAAGGTCATGGGGGACCATTTGGAACAGTTATTGTAAAAAATGGAAAAATTGTTGCTAAAGGACATAATCAAGTAATTAAAAACAAAGATGCTACTTGTCACGGTGAAATGATGGCAATTAGGAAGGCATCTAAAAAATTAAAAACATTTGATTTAAGTGGTTGTGAATTATATACTACTGGTGAACCTTGCCCTATGTGTTTAGGAGCAATCTTATGGTCAAATATTGATAAAGTTTATTATGGATGTAATATTTATGATACTGAAGATATTGGATTTAGAGATAATAAATTTTATAAGATGACTGAAGAAGAAAAAGCTGAATTTATAAAGGAATTAGATAGATTAGAATGTTTACATTTATATGATGAGTATAAGAATATATCTAATAAAACTAATTATTAAGAGGTAATTATGAAAACAACTGAATTAAAAGAATTAGAGACATTAATAAAGTACCATACTAAACAACTAACAAATTGTATTCATGATAATATTATTTATATGGAAGAATATAATAAAGTAGTTGAGCAAACAGATTGGGATAATGATAGAGAAAATTATCATATTAAATGGAGAACATTCTATGATAAGAAGTTAAAATATCATTCAAAAGCAAAAATTAAAAGATATAGAATTTTAATTAATGAACTAACCCTTCAATTAGAATCAATTATTAATAATTTTTAGAGGTATGTTATATGAATTTAGATGATAAAATAAGAGAAATAACTAAAATAAAGAAAGATTTAGATGTAATAGAATCTTTTGATAAATTAAATAAAAAGTTTAAATATAATCTTACCCTTGATCTTTATACCAGAGATCCTAAAGATAGAGGTGCTTATGAAAGCTTACGTTTAGATGCAGATGATGTTGAAGTAAAGCATTTTTGTAGGTATATGATAGATAAAAACCTTCTAGAAAGATATCTTAAATTATCTAGTCTTGGTTTGGATCTCGATGTTGTTTCACCTATAAAAAAGTTAGAAAAGAGAGTGCAAGGATCCAAAGTAAGAAATAAACTAGATTGCGGTGCAACATCTTACAAAGAGGACATAAAAGGGGTATTTGAGTCCGATTTAGCAGAGAAAGATAACAAAATTAGTGAGCTTGAAAGTAAATTAAAGATTATGCAGATAGAGCAAGATAAACATCTTCAGGATAATAGATCTTTATTAAATGAAATTAGAGATCTTAAAAATGATAAGAACAGATTTTTAGATCAAGCAAGTAATTATGCATATATTATTAACCAAATTATATCTATACCAGAAGTTTATAGTAACTTACCTTCACATTTACTTAATCTTCTAGAATCTAATAATTTTATATCTGATATTAATAATATTGAAAGTGATAATTCTATATGTTCGAATTAATTGGTATTATTGCTAGTATATTTTTAATAATCTCAATGTCTTTTAAATCAACTTCATTTAAAACTAATATGTTAATGAGATTGTTAACTATATGTGGAAATGTTTTATTTGTTATTTATGGTATCCTTATTACTGCTTGGAGTACTGCTATCTGTAATGCAATCATAATTATAATAAATATTATAAATATTATATTGTTATTTAAAGATAAAAAACCTATTGAAAAACAATAGGTTTTTATTTTACAATATTGTATTATATATAAAACGGAGGTAGATGTTTATGGAATTATCGGCATTACAAGCTGCGCTAATTCTTTTAGTTGGTATCGGCGGATTAATTGGTTTATCTTTATTCAGTATTAAATTTGAAGATTATGATCAAACATCTGTTAAACCTTACTTATGTATTGGAGGAGTAGCCATTGCTATTCTTGTTTTAGAGTTATTAATATTTTTCTTATTATAGGGGGTAATTAATATGAATAGTAGTATAAATAAAGCTGTGATATATGATGTATTTTTTAAATTACTTGGAGATGTAGCATTTTATGGTAATGAATCTTATGATCCTAAGTCTCTTAAAAATATGCAAATCTTTAGACAATTACTTATTGATATGGTAGATAAAGTATGTGGATTATATTTTGATAGTAAAGATAGAATAGAATCAAGTACCATTAAGTTAAATAAAGAATATAAAGATTGTTTATTAGATTTATTATCTACAATATTAAGTTCTTTAGATGAAAAGACAATTGCTGAAAATATTGAAGGTGTTAAAATAAAATATACTTATGAATAGTGAGGTAATTAATAATGGAAAATAATGAACTAATATCTAGACTTAAGGATGCAGATACAAAATTAAGAGATTTAAAATATTATAATACCCATACAGGTGCTTTTGATACTCTTTATATACATACCTATAGTAAAGAAGTATTCAAAGATTATGTTATTCAAATCTCTTTAATTAATGGTAAATTATATTCAAAGGAAATTCATACCCCAATACTTAGTAAATATTATGGCGAAGAGTTAATTAAATTGATGTATACAACCAAGTTATTAGATGAAGATTGGAGTGTATTAGAGAAATGTATGATGAAATATTAAAAACTGATTTAGATCAATATAAAGATATACGTGGATATGATGTTTCATTCGTAATATTTCCAGATGGAAGAACAATTTTAGTAAATAATGGAAGTCATGCCTCTACAGTTGTTGAATATTCTAAAAAGTATTATCCTGAAATAGTTGAAAAGTTTAAAGATGTTTTAGCTAAACAAATGGAATCTTGGGCAGATGAGGATATTGATGAAGAAACAAAAGAATATTATTCTAATATGATTGTTTTATCTGGAGATTTCATTTCAAGAAGATTGGGTATAGCAATGTTACATAATAGAGAGTTTTTATTTAGTGATGTTGATTTAACTAAAGAACAAGAATATGCATTAGATAAGTTAGATGAAATGTTTAACATAAGGTGGTTATAATATGAAAGTAGAATTATTATTATGCGATTTAAAAGATATAGCTAGATCGATACACGAAGGTGCTTTTAATGATTTATATAAGTTTGAGTTAGCAAATGAATATGAAAATGATCCTGGTATGAAATACCATGAGATAATGAAATACTCACGTTATATATTTAACAGATTACATAAAATTTCAGACAAGTTCAAGGAGTATAAATCTATAATTCATTTTGAAAGTGGTTTATATGATATAATTCTTGTTAAGTGTAGAATAGGATTAAATATATTAAAAATATATCAAAACAAATTAAAAGATAAATATTCTCTTAAGGCATTCAATGAAGAATTGGATAACTTAATTGTATTTTATGCTGAATTATTTAAAAAATATTTGGAGGATTAGTTTATGTGTTTAAGTGATCTAATTGATTGTTGTGAATTTGGAATTAATTATTTTAGAATATTTGATAGTAATAAAAATCTTATTTGTGAATTAACTCCTAGTAAAACAGAGGCATTAACTGAAGGTATTATAAATCCTAATGTTAAAGTGTCAAAATATAATGTTCAATTTATTATGTTAAATAATAGTTCAGCACATGTAATGTTTATTTATTTGTAGGAAGTATTCTTATGAGTGTTAGTGCAGAAATATTTATTGGTTTCTCGGTAGAATTGGATTATGATATTAGATATGATCTGGTAGAAGAATTTTGTGATACATTTCCTGAATATGATTTATATAAGGAATTTTATAAAAATACTATAAGATTTGTTGTTGATGGTATGTGTGGAAATTATATCAGAATGATGTATATAACTTCTTATATAGATATTGGATATGCTGATGGAAATTCACATTATGATGTTATGGATGTTTCATTACCTGACAATATTTATAGTGAAATGAATGATGTTTATTTTAAGTTATTTAATAAGACTTTAGATAAAAATGATATATCTTTTGTTAGTTTTATTCATTATAGTTAGGAGATGTCCTTATGTTAAAAATTAATGTTAGATTAAATAAAAATGAAAAATATGAAACTTCATTTTATTTGGATTGTCATTTTAGTTTTCAGGCAGTAAAAGATTTTCTTATTGAAAAATTAAACTATTATTATAATTTATCTAAAGGTGAATTAAGACAATTAGGAATGCCATCTGAATATTGTGAGGTAACTAAAGTTGGTTTTTATGTTGATCCTGCACCTAGTAAGAAGGGTAGATTAAGATGTGAAAAACTAAAAGATAAGTATTGGATAGTTTGTTCTAAATTTAATAAATACACCAAATCTTACATAACAGAACTTAGAGATAAAGAAATTAAAAATTGTCTTTTATTTGAAATTAATACTTGGAATTAAATTTTATTATTTTTATTTTGGAATAGCTTTTGCTATTCTTTTTCCTTGTATATATTAATAATAAGGTATGGTGATAACTATGAATTATATTTTTCTTGATATAGTTGATATAGATGGTGTATTAAATTGTAAAGAATATATTATAAAACATAAAGAAAAAATAGCAAGTATAGATGAAAGTAGATTAAAGTTATTATCTGATTTCTGTAATGAATATAATTGTTTAGTTGTTTTATCCTCATCTTGGAGAAGTACATTAAAAGATGATCTAACCCCAAAACAGGATTATGTTAAATATTATGATGGATCTATTGAAATAAGTAGAGGTAAGTATATGTGTGATTTATTCAAGACGTATAATATCCCTTTAGTTGGAAAAACTCCAATATATGGACAACATGAAAACAGGGCAGAAGAGATATTAGATTACATAAATAAACATTTTACTTTTCCAACAGATAAATTTGTTATATTTGATGATGAGGATGATTCATTTTCTAAGTATTTTCCATATAACACGGTACTTACCGACTTCTATGGAGAAGGATTAACTGAAAAGGAAATTAATGAAGCTAAGTTAATTTTTGAAAGGTAAAATAAATTTTAATATTTTTATATGGAGGAAATATTTATGAGTAAAAGATTAGTAAATTGTATGGTAATTGCTTTAACAGCTATTATTACATTAAGTGTTATATTAGCAGTTTGTTATCAAACTAAAGTAGGTCAAATATATGGTCAAGGTATAATATTACCAGGTTCAATATTATCAAGTGTAAATGAAAATGGTTCTGTTTATTATTCGGCAATAGGACCTAATGGACTCTATTATGAACGATTATATTTTATTGAATTATCACAAGTATATTGGTTAATTGGACTTACTTTATTTAATACTTTATCAACAATAATATTGTTAACAGTTTTAAATGAAAAAGTATTATGGGAGTAAGATTCTTTAGTATCTTTAATTGTATAAAATTATAAACATAGGAGGTATTTACTTTATGGAATTTTATATAATATCAGTTACAATTGATGAATGGCATAGTAGAGATGTATATATTGCTACATCTTATGAAGAAGCAAAATCAAAGATAATGGATTACGCCGATTGGTATTGTGGTTATGGAACTTGTCAAATTAGAAGAATTAATTCACATTTTAATACACTGGAAACTTGGAGATTTAGAAAAGGTGAATTAGTATATTAAAGAGGTGAGTTTATAAATATGTCTGATTTAAAAATATTTACTAATAACATAGAAGAAAAAGCAATGGAAGAAATTAACACTCTTTTACAACAAGAAGCCTTTAAAGATTGTAAGGTTAGAATAATGCCTGATGTTCATGCCGGTATGGGTTGTGTAATTGGCTTTACAGGTAATCTAGGTAAAAAAGTAATCCCTAATATTGTAGGTGTTGATATAGGCTGTGGAATGTTATGTGTTAATTTAGGTAAGATTGATCTTAATTTATTTGAGTTAGATAATTTCATTAAAAACAACATTCCTAATGGTTTTGAAGTTAATGATTATAGTGATAAGAGAATATTCCCTAATGATATATCTTTATCTGAAGAATATGTAGAAAGAACATATTTACAAAAATTATATTGTTATAGATATTTAAAGAATAAAGAACACTTAAGATCTAGTCTGGGTACATTAGGTGGTGGAAATCACTTTATTGAAATTGATAAAGATGATGAGGATAATTTATATTTAGTTATTCATACTGGTTCACGTAACTTAGGTAAACAAGTTGCAGATATTTACCAACAAATAGCTATTGAACATTGTTCTTATAAAGAAGAATTAAATAGTGAAAGATTAGCTATTTTAAAAGAATATAAAGAACAAGGTAGAGAGAAAGAAATTGAAAATGCCTTAAAAGCCTTATATGATAAATATAATGGGTTAACAAAATTACCTAAAGACTTATGTTACTTGGAAGGTGAGGATAGAGAGGATTATCTACATGATATGAGAATCTGTCAACAATTTGCACAGGAAAATAGATATTCTATAGCAAGAAAGATTCTTGATAGGTTTATATATTACAAAGGTAAACAAATTAAATATTATAACCTAGATGTAAGAGATTCAATTCCTACTACTGATGGTGTTGCTAACCTTACCTATTTTGAATCTGTTCATAACTACATTGATGATGAAGATATGGTTAGAAAAGGTGCTATATCAGCTCATAAAGGTAAGAATGTAATTATTCCTATGAACATGAGAGATGGTTGTATTATTGGAATAGGAAAAGGAAATGAAGATTGGAACTATTCAGCTCCTCATGGTGCTGGTCGTATTATGTCAAGAATGAAAGCTAAAGAGGTATTAAAAGTAGAAGATTTCCAAAATGAAATGTCTAATATCTTTACCACTACTGCAAATGAAAGTACATTAGATGAAGCACCTATGGCTTATAAACCTATGGAAGAAATAATTAATGCTATTGGTGATACTGTTGAAATTACAAAGATAATTAAACCTATATATAATTTCAAAGCAGCTGAATAATTGTATATTATTTATAAGGAGAATTTATATGAAAAAAGAAAATAGCTACAATATAGTTTTTGAAGATAATACTGCTTTTAACGTTACAGCAAAAGATGAAAATGAAGCTGAAAAATTATCTGAAGAAATTAAAAATAAAAAAGTTAAATTTATTACAAAATGTTACAATCATACAGAAAATATTAGTTTATGTGATCAAGTAATAATATCAACTGAAGATATAGGTTTAACTGAAAAAGATTTAGATGATGAAAATTTAGAGGTGAATTATGACTAGAAATGAAGATAGAAAAGGAATGTCAACTAACTTTTATATACTTTACACATTTCAAAATAGTAATGGAGATACTGAAGATTTAAATTATGAAGTTCCTTTTGATACTTTAATAGATGGAATAAGACATTATTTCAAAGATAATGATGTAGAATTAGATGGAAGAGATAAGGACATTTATAATTTAATGGTCTCTCTTGAATGTATTGAATCAATTTTAGATGAAGATTCTGTAGTTAATTATTATAAAAAAGTTTGTGAGGAAGATGCAAAATCTTTTTTCAAAGAAGAGAACATTAAAGAATATAACGAAAAACTTGAATATGTATTAGATTCAGTTTTATATGATTATGAATATGATGAAGAAATTATTAGAAATTCAAATTTAAATATTTTATATTCTAGATTAAAAAAATATTCAGAAGCTGAAAATGTATCTTATTCAGATGTAAAAGAATTATTTGATTCAAAATATAATATCTAATTATGCTTTATTATAATACTGAAAAAGATATTTTAAATTTAAAAGATAGTAAAATAATTCCTATAATTCCGGTTAATTGTGTAGGAGTTATGGGAGCAGGATTAGCCTTACAATTTAAACAAAAATATCCTAACTTATTTAATGAATATTTAATTGCTTGTACTAATAAAGAAGTAGAAATAGGACATATCTTATATTTAGAATATAATAAAAAAGAATTTATTTTATTTCCAACAAAAACAGACTGGAAATTTGATTCTAAAATCGAATATATAGAGTCTGGGTTAAATGGGTTAGTTAGATTTTTAAATACTTTTCAAAATAAAAAAGTAGCTATTCCACCTATAGGTTGTGGATGTGGAAATCTAAAAGTAAGTGATGTAATATCTTTAATTTATGATAAAACTAAAGATTGTAAAAATGATATCTTTTTAGTTGGATTTTAAAAACAAAACTTATATAAGTTTTGTTTTTTTTTTTTGCTAAATTAGATATATAAATATATAAAGAGGAGGAATTAAACTATGATTAATATAAAATTAGATTCAAAAGTTCAAGAAGAGTTAGGAAAATTGTAGAAGGTGATGGCAATTTAAATGCAAATGGTAAAACTCATAGTATAAATGGTGATACAATATTCCTTGGTGGTAGCGAAAGTATTAGTTTAAGTGGTAAGGAAATTAGTATTATATCTGGTAATACTAAACTGTATGGTCCTGTTACTATAGAGTCGCCTAGTATTGTAAGTGCTCCAATGACTTTAAAACCAAATGGTGGAATGTTAATGGTAGAAGGTGCTACTGGACCTTTGTTATACCCTACAGTATCTGACGGTAAATTATCAGCAACTTTATATGGACAGTTAACAATATCAGGAGGTCCTAATGGCGATGGTAATTTAACAGTAAATGGAAAAGAAGTAGCTGTAAAAAATAGATATTGACATCAGATTAAGATTGTACCGAATTTAGAATATATTACAGGTAGGTATACTGGCAATCTTCCTTATGGTAGTGGTTATGTCATATTTGCAATACTAGATTACTACAGCAATGATGAAACACCTATTACTACTTATGAACAATTAATTAATATTGTAAGTCAAGATTCAACTGACTATGAAACTAAATCAACTATTAGTGGTATAGCAATCGCTAATGTGGATGGTTGCATGGGAAAAGGTATAATCAAGCATTTATATAAAACAGGTAGTGCTATAAATTATGTAGTTCAATGTCCTTTTGGATTTTCCTATCATTTAATAGCAGAATTTAATGAAGAATATTATGTTATAACAGATAATGTTTCTGAAGGGTATGGTGTAACAATTGATATTCCTATGACTACTGTTAAAAATTTATATGTTAATGTATCACATGATGGTGGGACAAAAAGTATACGTCTACCGTTCTCTATTCAATTACCTTATGCAACAACCGATGACGACATACCAACAAGTAAACAAGCTGCAGAAATATTATTCAGATGTTCTTATGCAGCATCTCAACATTTAATTACTTCTAGAATACATACTGACGGAAGTACATTTGGTAATACATGTGTATTAATGATAAATGAAACGCCTACATTAGTAGTGGTAGGTACTCGTTTAGGAACAGTTACAGCCACTAGTGAAATAGCAGTAGAAGTAGAATTTACAAATTTAACAACTTGTGAAACTACTGTTGAATACTTACCTATTAATTAATAATATAAAAATTCTAAAAAAGGAGATAAAAAATGATAACATTTAAATTAGATGAAAACGCTAAAAATGAATTAGGAAAAATTTGCGGACGTACAGGAGGTAGATATATTCAAGAATACCTACCTAATACGGATACTTTAAAAATTACTTTTACAGAAGAAGCAATTGAAGGATTAACGGATAAAGATTTTAGTGAAAGTTGTGCTTTATCTTTCTCTGAAGGTTTTACAAATGATAATTTTAGGGTTGAGTTTAGTAATTATCCTTTAGGATTCTATTCTTTAACAGGAGATGGAAACAATTATACTTATACTTTAAATATTCATGGTTTTAGCAATGATAAAGGAGTTATCACTTTCAAGACTTTAGGTTATTATCAAGGTACTCAATTAACTTTTGATACAGGTAAAACTGAAGGATCAATTAAAGAATATTTAAGAAGCAACCCTACTCTTATATTTGATCCAATAGAATCTGAAGATTTAATTGTTTATATTGTAGCTAAACAAGTTGATGGAGCTATAATAGAAGTAATTCCAGGAGAATAATGATTAAATATTTCATTAGAACAACAGGAGAAAGAGATATATCTAATTATAATGTAATAGATTATACTCTACTTATTGATAAAGAAAGAAAACCTGTTAAATCATTCATTGATCAATTAAAAATAATTTCTGACTATGATAGTGTTCTTTTAGAAGATGATGTACTATTATGTAGAGATTTTGAAAAGAGAATTAATGAAGCAATAGAGAAGTATCCAAATAAAATAATTAATTTCTTCCAATACTTTAGAATGTGACAAAGAACTTATGAAAATATAGGTAAATGCTTTGAAAGTAATCAATGTACTTATTATCCTAAAGGTGTAGCAAAAGTAGTTGCTGAAAAAATGGAAGAATTAATTGCTAGAGGAGAACCTTATAATAAATTACCTTATGATTATTTAGAAGCACAAGCATTAGATGAGTTACAAATTAGTTACATAATTTATAGACCTATGCTTGTGCAACATATAGGTAGAAGTAGTATAATAGGGAATCCTTGACATAAAAGAGATCCTAGAAGTTTATTCTTCATAGACATTCTAGATGATAATAATATTAATTATGAAGACACCAGAGAAGTCTTTAAATTCGATAAAGAAAATAGAAAAGATTTTTATGAAGATATAAAATAATTGAAAGAGGAGGTAATTAAAAAATGAATATATGTTTAGATAGTAAAGCTTTAGATTTAATCAATCATGAAGAAAAGAAATACTGACATCAAATTAGAATTGAAGTAAATCCTAATAATTTTACTTACGCTAATAATGGTAAAAAGTTTATGGTGTATTAGTTGCATATTTAGATTATTATTCTACTAACAACGAAAAAATAAGCACTATGGAACAATTATATGAGTTGTTAAAAACTAATGACTTAAATGGAATAGAAATAAGTACTAACGGTAGTTTTTATGAACCACAACAAATCAAAATTTCTAGTGCTTTGTCTAATGATAATGCAATTTATATGTATATGCAATATCCAGTGAATAATAAATACGAATTTTTACGTAAAGGTGAGTTAGACCAATATAACATTTATGATGTTGTATCTGAAAATATTGGGTATACTAATAAATTACCTATGTTTACACACACATATGAAGTTGAAATAAGTGAAGCAGATACAAGTGTTTATTCTACTCCATATTCAAGTCCTTATTATGAATTAAGTTGGCAACAAATGTTATTTTTACAAGCCCATTATGGATGAGCAAGTTATAGTGGCGGTAATACAACATATAAAGTTCTATCGGATTATTACAAAATAAAAGAAGTTGAGAATGTAAAATATTTATATCATACCGATGGAGTTTATTATGGAACTAAAAAATATCAATTTAAAGTTAAAAGAATTAATTTAACTAATTTTACTTCTACGGAATTTGGTGCTGATGAATATTAAAATGAAGTTATAAAAATAAAAAGCAGAAATTAAAAATCTGTTTTTTATTTTACTTTCTATTTATGTGCTAAATTATATGATATATAAATAACTTAAAAAGGAGGTTATTTTATGGATACTTTAGAATATCTATTACAAAAATTAATAAAAGGCGAAAAGATAACTGAATGAGAATCCTTTAATAGATTAGAATCTTATTTAATAGCTTGTATTAATAAAGAAGGAATAGAAGAATTAGGAATTCCTCAAAATAGATTAGAAATTTTATTAAATTTATTGTATGAGCAGATGAGAAAACAAGGTACAGGTGAAGAAGGAATAACTCCTAGTGGAACTAAATTTATAAACACTACTAACAAAATAGATGTTTATAGTTATGAATATGCTCAAGTTGAAGAAACTAACTTAATAGCAGATAACATTAAAGAAGGAATATCTATTTTAGGAGTAGTAGGTACTCATAAAGGCGGTACTGATGGTGTTCCTGTACAAGTAAGTACATCAGAAGAAATGGAAAGTTTATTAACAGCTGAAAATGAAGGTAAAGTTTTTATATATACAGGTGTTTCAAATGAAACATTTACTAATGGTGAAATATATCAAATAATAGAGGAGGTTTAAATAAATGGCTTATACTTTTAGAAAATTAAGCGGAGATACAAAAGTAATAGTTAATCCAAGCACAACAGGAAATGAATCAGAATTAACTAGTTTAAGTGTTGATGGAATTATATATACTATCCCTGAAAATACTTTTACAGAAGATCAAGCTAATAAATTAAATGGTATTGAAGAAGGTGCTAATAAATATGTCTTACCTAATACAGTAGTAAAAGATATTAATTATGAAAACTTCAAGAATGAAACCCAAACAAAATTAGCATCTTTAGAAAATTATGATGATACAGAAGTCAAAGAATCTTTAGAAAATAAAGTAGATAAAGTCATTGGAAAAGGGCTAAGTACAGAAGATTTTACTACAGCAGAAAAGGAGAAACTTGCAACTTTAGAGAAATTACCGGAAAATATAGTAGTTGATGAAACCTATGTTCATACTGATAATAATTTCACTTCTGAAGAAAAAAATAAGTTATCTAACTTAAATAACTTTGATGATACTGCAATTCAAAATGCATTAAATAATAAGGTAGAAAAAATTGATGGTAAAGGTTTATCTAGTAATGACTTTACTGATGAAGAAAAACTTAAATTATCTAATTTAAGCAATTTCGATGCAACAGGAATTGAAACAACTTTAGAAAATAAAGTAGATAAAGTTAATGGAAAAGGATTATCTACAAATGATTTTACTAATGAGTATAAAAATAAAGTAGATAATATTCCTACAAAAACTTCTCAATTAACAAATGATAGCGATTTTCTTACAAGTGCAAATTTAGAAGATAAAGCTACTAAAGATTATGTTGACAATCAAATCGCTGCGCAAGCCGTAAATCATTATACTAAAACTGAAACAGACTTATCTCTTGATTTAAAAGCTAATAAAGCAGATGTTTACACTAAAGCTGAAGTAGATGCAAAAACATCAACTTCTTATAAATATAGAGGAACCGTTGATTCTTATGACAGTTTACCTTCTGCTGATCAAACAATAGGTGATGTATATAATGTACTAGATACTGGAGATAATTATGCTTGAGATGGTAGTCAATGGGATAAATTAGGTGGTATGGTTGACTTAACTCATTTAGCCAGCAAAGAAGAGTTAGATACAAAACAAAATACTTTAACTCAAACTCAATTAGAAGCTGTTAATAGTGGAATTAATGCTTCAAAAGTAGGAAGTTATGATGCCGCTTTAACTGAGATCGCGGCGCTAAACACAAATTTATCGAATAAAGTAGATAAGATTGAAGGAAAAGGTCTTTCTACTAATGATTTTACAGATGAAGAAAAGTTAAAATTAGCTGGATTAAATAATTTTGATGCTTCTGATTTACAAGTTGAAATAGATAATAAAGTAAATAAGGTAGAAGGAAAAGGGTTATCAACAAATGACTTTACGACAGCAGAGAAAGAAAAATTAGCAAATCTAAACAATTATGATGATAGCGAAATTAAAGTCTCTCTTGGAAATAAAGTTGATAAAGTAGAAGGAAAAGGGTTATCAACAAATGACTTTACGACAGCAGAGAAAGAAAAATTAGCAAATCTAAACAATTATGATGATAGCGAAATTAAAGTCTCTCTTGGAAATAAAGTAAATAAGGTAGAAGGAAAAGGGTTATCAACAAATGACTTTACGACAGCAGAGAAAGAAAAGTTAGCGGGACTTGAAAATTATACAGAGCCAGAAGGTCTTGTTATAGATAAAAATTATGTTCACACTGATAATAACTTCACTGAAGAATATAAAACTAAGTTAGATAATTTAGATAACAGTCTTACTTCCGATAAAGAATGTCATTTTATTGGAGTTTATACAGAGAGTGATACTTTACCAGATGTTAGTGTTTTAAAACCTGATGACTGTATTCTTTTACTTAGTGAAACAGAAAATGTTTATTACTATTGGACAGGAAGTGGATGAGAAGTTCTTGATCCTTCAGTTGTTAAAATTGATGTTGAATTAAAAGGATTAAATAAAACTTTAGAAAAATATCTTACTGCTGATGAAATTAATAATGATTTTGCTAAAAAAGTAGAATTAAAATCAACAACAACTATAGAAAGTGGTCAGTATTTAAAAGTAAGTTTATTACCTAATAAGTTAACTACAGCAATTTTATCTGTCAGAACAACTATAGGAACAGGATATGGTACTTTCTTAATTACTAATTACGGTGCTGGTACTGAAGCAAGATGTAGAGTTCAACAATTACAAGGGGAAAGATCTTTTAGTAAATATATCGACAATTGTGATTTATATATAATTCCAACAGTAACTGATCAAATTTGATATGCATCAATTATTCCAGTTCACGGAGATATTCCTGCTTTATCTAGCAGTGAAACTTATACTGGAACAGAAATAACAAAATCAGTTCCTAAAGAAATTTTAGATAGTGTTATTTCAGATGAGATAGTATCGACTACTTCTACATATTCTTCTTCTAAGATTGATGCGAAGTATGGTGTGTACACATTTGGTACGGCAAGTGCTACACAATGGCTTAAATTAACATTAGGTAATGTTACAAAATTCCAACCTATTACAATTACCGACCAATATGGAGGAAAAGTTGAAATTACTGGTATGGCTGATGACGGTACATATAAATCTGTTAAATTGGTTAGATATAGTTATGGTGATTGGACCACATATAGTGCAACAGATTATACTCTGTATGATGGAATTGATCCTAATTATAAGATTCAACGTTTGTATTACTATCCTACTAATGGTTGTTATTATCTTGAAATTAGACAATGGTGTACTATTAAAGTGAGTGGCGCAATTACCCGACCTGAAATGGTTACAGCCTTACCTGCTGACAAGAGTGAGATGACTTTAATACCTGAAAGTGCATTTGCTTCTAAAAATACTCTTGCAACAGTGGAAAAACGAGTTCAAGGCGCTACTCCATTTAATGAAATATATTTTACTGATAGTAGATACAGAAAACTTACAGTAGATTTGTATTATGGAAGAGAAACAACATTTTCAGTTAATGTTTTAGGATATGAGAGTATTATTTCCGTATATAGTAATAGTGATTCTGCTTCTTCATGTATCGTAAAAAATATTGGTTTAAGAGGTAATCCTCAAAGCACTATTTCCGTAAAATGAGGAAATTTTAAATCACTTACAGGTAGTGGACATTATCAAGTAGATTTATTTATTTACAAAGCAACTCCCTTTAATACTATGATAATTCGCCCAAAAACTCAACAAATAGATAAGTATAGTAAAATTTATACTAGTGCAGATTTTGTAGCATCATCACAGGCAGAGTATGAAGCAGCAGAATATACAGCAATTACTGAATATGGAAATATTAATGATTCATCAACTGGAAATACTTATTCTACTTGGTCATCAAGTAAGATTGCTTCGGAGATTAACCCTACAATAGATATTTCAAAAGTATTCTCAGATGGTGTGTTAGATATTGCCGCTTTATCTAGTACCTATGGAAATGGAAGATATGTAGTTGTTGGTCAAGGTACTACAGGCAATGGTTCAGCAACTATTGATATTTGGACTTTAGCAAGTAACGCTATTTCTTATATAGTCAATGTAACATATTCCAATAAGACATCAAATATATTTACTGGATATACATACGATAATCCTACTATTAACTTTGAAACTGGTTTTATTAGTGGTTGTAACCATATAGCAAAAGTGTGTACGTTAGCATAACCACTCTAACAAGAGACTCCAACAAGTTTATTTATTACATTTTAATAAATAATATACTTATTAAAAAAATTAAGGCGAATTTTCATTCGCCTTTTAAATTTGACTTTTACCTAAAATCATGGTATAATAATATAAAAATCTAAAAGTAAAAGTATTCTTAAATTATTAATAATTAAGATGACATTTACCTTACCGAATAAATACACCTTAATTATATAAATATAGTTATTAGATAATACTTTATATTATATTTATTTTTATATACAATTATTTTTTATTATTTTTTGCTAAATTTAATAAAAGAAAGGAATTGATTTTAGTAATATGGAAACTTATTTAGATAAAATAATTAATAGAATTAAAGATTTAGAAAAATTTATGTCAAATTTAAATACAAAAATAACTCAATTACAAAGTGATGTTGATAAAATAAAAGAAACTTTAAATATAGAAACAACTTCTACAACAACTGATTCAGAATAGTAATTTTTAATGTATATTATTATAAATAAATTTATCGATTGAAAGGATGTATTTAATATGGATAAAAGAGTTTTTAATAATGTAGCACAAATGATTAAAAATGAGTTATTAGAAAAAGGAAATTTAACAGAAATATGTTATAATAACAATATCACTAAATCTGATTTTTATGAATTTATTGATGATTTAGCTTTAATAGGATTTAAAGAGAAGTACAATCAACATAATCATCCAGAACATAATAAGAATTAAAAGTAGGTAATTAAACCTACTTTTTATTGTATAAATTGTATATTTATGAAAGGAGTTGAGTTTAACATGTCAATAAAAGAAATTAAAGATGATTTAGAAGAAGATTTAGTGAATCATCCTAAACATTATACTTCAGGTAATATTGAGTGTATTGATGCATTACACTCAATGGTTCAATCTTATACTGATTCTTGGGATGCGTCTTTAAGTTGGCAAATAGTTAAATATATTTGAAGACATCCATTTAAAGAAAATCCAACACAAGACATTAAAAAAGCTATCTGGTATGCCGAAAAGTTATTAGAACATTTGGAAAATAAAAATAAAGAAAGTAAATAAATTTTTGAAGGTAATTCAATAAAATATATCGCTAAATTATATGGAGGCGATATTTTTTATGTATATAGAATTAAAATCTAAATTATTAAGATTAAATGTATTTATAGATAACAATTATTTAAATAAATATATAGAATTATGTTTAAATAATATAAATACTGTTAAAATCAAATTTAAAACAGAAAGACATCATATAATACCTAAATCCTACTATATTTTAAATAATCTTGAAATAGATAATAGTAATACTAACTTAGTTAATTTAAGTATTGAAGATCATATATTAGCACATTATTATTTATGTGGATGTATTTCTGATAGAAGTTTATATATTAGATTATGTTGTGCCTTCTATTTAATGACTACAGAAAAGTATAATTACATATCAGAAGAAGATTTAATTAAAAAATTACCTAAATTATTAACTTATAAAGAAGCATTTCATTTAAGACAAAAAGAAATTTTTCAATCAGATAGTTGAAGAGAAAAAGTATCTATATCTTGATGAAAACCTAATCATATCCCTTGGAATAAAGATCTTACTAAATTCACCCATCCCTCAATGAGAATAATAAGTGAAAAAAATCACCTAAATCAATTAGGTAAAATTCCTTGAAATAAAAATTTAACTAAAGATATAGACTTTAGATTATCACTGAGTGCCGAAAAAAGATTACATACTTTATTTGAAAAAACTGGATATTATGGAACCAATAATGGTAAGAAATTTAGCATTGAAACAAGAAAGCTTATGAGTGATAATATGAAAGGGTTACACTCACAAGATATTTGAATTAATAATGGAAAAATAACTAAACATGTTTCTTTAGATGAATATAACTTACATTATTCAGATTGAACGTTAGGTAGAAAAATTGAAGGTAGTAACTTTATACCTTATAATAAAGGTAAAAAATATTCTGAGGAGTATAAAAAAAGATTGTCACAGAGTGCCTTAAATAGAAGACAGTTAACTGAGGAACAAAAAAAGATTATGAAAGAAAAGTGTTCTATAGCAGCAAGAGCTGCCGCTAGAAATAAATCATACTGTTACTTCTGTATTGAAGATAATTTAGAATTCTACTGTTTAAAAGATGTAGTGGATTATTATAAAATTAATGAATACTTCATAAAAAAATCTATAAATAAAAGTATTGCAATAGATGGGAAGACGTTTATTAAGATAGATAAAAAGGACTTACCTAAATATAAAATATAAAAGAAAAAGAAATTCAAGATTTAGAAAAGGCTGTTTGATATTTGAATTATTTAATTAATTATTATAAAAATCATAAATAATAAAATAATAAGTAATAGGAGGTGATTCCTATTCGCTTATGGCACTATAAATTATTTCCTTACCTACCCAATAAACAATTAGTATCTCAATGGAGAGAATTATGTTTGATATTTAATAAAGGAAATAGATTTATTATAATTAATTATGTTTATGAATATCCAAAAGAAGATTTATATAAATATACCTTATTGTTATTAGATGAATTGAATAAAAGGAAAATTAATATAAAACAATGGAAATATTTTAATAATTATTTTAATGATTTGTTAGGTAATAATGTTAAAATGGATTCAAATATATTTATAAATCATCAAACACCTAGATATTTATTTCAATGTTTTGTTAATCTACAAGAGAAATATGAAAGAGGTCAGAAGGACTTTTCTAAACATTTATATGAAAATTTATGTGAATTTATTTATGATGAGTATTTAAAAAATATAAAAATAAGAGATCTTTTAAATTAGAAATAGAGCATATCTATTTCTTTTTTATTGTATAATATTAGTGAATAGTGAGGTGTTAATATGGAATTCAAGAAATATATGCACATTGAAAAACTTGGAACAAGTGAGGTAGAAGGAATCCTAAATGGAACTTGTTATTTAACTTACAAAATCGATGGAACAAATGCTTGTGTATGGTTAAGAGATGATAATCTATTAGGCTTTGGATCTAGAAAAAGAGAATTATCTTTAGAAGATGATAATGGTAAATTTATGGAAACTTTATGTCAGTTGGATACCAATGAAGTTACAGGACTTAAAATTCCTAACCAATTATATCAACAATTACATAATTATTTAAGCAAACATCCTAATTATATTCTATATGGTGAGTGGTTAATTCCACATACTATAAAGAGATATGGTCAAGATGCTTGGAAAAAATTATATCTATTTGATGTATATGATGTTGAAAATGAAAAATATATTAACTATGATATATGGAGAGAGGAAATGAAACAATATCCTGAAGTTAATATTATTCCATTAATTGCAAAATTAGAAAATCCAACAGAGGAAGAAATTCAATCTTATTTAGATAAGACCGGAGAATTCTTAATCACTGAAGGAACAGGTGAAGGAATTGTAATTAAAAATTATGATTATCGAAACAGATGAGGCCATATTAAATGGGCGAAAGTTTTAACTGAGGATTTTAGAAAATCAAAAGGTAAGCTAAGACATGAAAATAAAGTTGAAAAAGATGAAAATCCAATTGAACATGCAATAATTAATTTAATGACAGTAGAACATATTCAAAAAGAGTATCATAAATTAATTGAAGATAAGGGTGGAATATGGTCATCTAAATATATCTTTGAATTATTAAATAGAACATTTAATGAATTCTTTAGAGATAACTGGGAAATAATTTTAAAGAAATTCCATCAACCAACAATTAATTTTAAGGTATTAAAATCATATTCAGATAATTATATTAAATATGTTTTAAATTTATAAGAAGGAAAGGAAATAAATAAATGACAGTTTTAATTATTAGTATTGTAGTATTTGTAATTTTGGTATTATTAGTTATTGGAGTATGTGGATATAACATATATGAAAATGAATGGAGTAAACTTAGTTTCTTAAGTTTATTAGCAACACCTCTAGCATTTTTAATTTTATTATTTGGTGCTTTTGTTCAAGTAGGAGCTAATGAAGTAGGTATCATCTATGATGATAGATCAGGTGTACTAGAAGAAACATTGGATGAAGGTTTCAGAACTAAATCTATCTTCTGGCATGTAACACCTATTTCAACAGCAAATAGAACAGCAATATTTACAACTGCAGGCCAAACAAATGATGGTCAATATGGAACATTTCAAATCTTTATTATTTATAAAGTTGAAAAAGACAATGCAGGTAAATTCTATAAGCAAACAAATAGTGTTAATTTAAATGAAGATCAATTAAGTAACTTAGTTAAGCAATCCTTACAATCTTGTACTATCAAATATGATATTTTTGAACTATTAAGTGAAGGTTTAGAGATTGCTAGGGTAGATTTTCAAAATACATTATCTAATAGTTTGATAAGTAATTATTATGTTACTTTAGTTAGTGCTTCATTTGATGATGTAGAAGCAAGTGCAAATATTGAAACTATCTTACAACAAAAAGCAGAAGCTGAACAAAAGATTGAAATTGCTCGTAAAGAAGCAGAAGCAAATTTAATTACCGCTGAAAATCAAGTTAAAGTAGCAGAACAGCAAGCATTAGTAGATAAGACATTAGCAGATGCAGCCGCTTATGCAGTAAAAGTTGAAGGTGAAGCTAATGCAGATGCTGCAACAGCTTATGTAGATAGAATTAATGAAATGATTACCACAGTTCAAGAAAATACTGGAATGACTTATACAGAATCAGCAGATTTAGTATTATCAATTATTTTCTATGATACTTGGGATGGTAAGTTACCTGAGGTATTAACTAGTGATTCATTATCTGCAGTGATAGGCGGAATGATTAAATAATGAAAATAGAATTATTAAAATATCCCACAGAACAAGATTGGTTATGATGTAAGACATGTACTCTCAATACTGTTGGTAAGAAATTAAAATCTAAAACCACTTTTGTAGATGAAGAATGGAAAAGAAAATTAATTGAATCTGAACATAGTCCTATTAGAGAATTATGATTTGGTATAAGAATGGAAATTCCTTATTGAGTTAGTGTGCATTTTTCCAGACATCATATTGGAGTTAATCATTATGTTCAAACTCAAAGAAGTGATAGAACTGGAGTAAATCGTGATGAAAAACCTCAAGGGGAATTAGTATCACATATTATGAGTATTAATGCACAAGAATTAGTATTTATGGCTAGAAAAAGATTATGTTACCAAGCCAGTGAAGAAACAAGAGAAGTAATGAAAGAAATCGTTAAAAAAGTAATTGAGGTTGCTCCTTATTTAAAAGATGTTCTAGTTCCTTTATGTATTTATAGAAATGGTAAATGTACTGAAATGTTCCCTTGTGGAAAATATAAATGGTCGAAAGGAGAATAATATATGGATACTAATCAATTTATTGAATTAGCAAAGTCAAAAGTAGTTTATTATAATCATGCTACAATAGGAAAAGATACCGTTAGTATAGATAATGTATTATTAGTATGGTATTCTAAATCATTGAGAAATCATAAAGCCTTATTAATTACAAATGATATGGATGGACATTATTATGAAGTAACCTATAATGGACAAACAGATCAATTATATGTTGATGTATATAAGAAAGATTGTAATATTTGTTTTGAAAATGCTTCTGATATTAAATTAGAGAAAAATGAAGATGATAGATTAACTGCATTGAAAGAAACTATGTTTGATGAGCTATATAATTCTTTAGGTTCTAATATTGATGATTATGTTGATGAAGATTCTTATGTAGAATTTTTACAACTTACTGGAAAATTAGAATAAATAAATTGTATAATATATTGTTAAATATTTAACAAATAAAAATATAAATATCTACCTGATATTAGGTCTCAATTAATTTATTATGACTGTGAGGGGTCGGATGGATATCGCGACGAGAGGACGTTGGAATTACAAGTGGTGGAAGCAGCTGAAAGGTCCTGATATCCAATAATAAAGAAGAAAATAATAACCTTTGTGATTGCGTTGGCAATATAACCACTAACTTCTGAATAATCCATTAAATTAGAGATAAAATATTATTAATTTTTAATTAAATCGAAAGATATTTAAAAAATAAATTGTATATATTATTGATAAGAAATTTATCAATAATAGAAACAGGGGCTTAGTGTAACGGTTAGCACACCAGTCTTCAAAACTGGGGTAACGGTCTCCAAAGCCGTGGGTACGGGTTCGAATCCTGTAGCCCCTGCCATTAAATAAAACGACGTTAACCTTAATGAATGGGACAAATAAACAAAAGATCTTAATAGACCTGTATGGAATTAAGACGACGTTTTTTAATAAATTGTTTGATTTCGAAACGCTAAATTATATTGAATAAAATTTTAAAGTAAGGAGAATGTATTGATTATGAAAAAGTTATTAGTTGTTAATCTTAATAAACAAATTAATAAATTTAACTATACATCTACCATCTCTGCGTATGATTGTCCTGAACAAGAATATTATTTTGAAATTTTATATTTACTTAAATCTTAACCAAACTTAAAAATAAATTTAAGGATGGCTTAAGATGCCGTCCTTTTTTATTTAAAAATATTGTATATTATATGGCACCAAGAACAAACCTGCTCGTGGTGGTGCTGCTGGCGAGGCGGATTTCCAACTAAGAAGTGGAGAACCGATTAGCAAACTAATTGTTCAAACCTTGGTGGTAGAATTCACAGTGCTAGTAATGATGAACCTACCGAAGACTAAATCTTAAATAAAGAGTCTCTTAATTGAGATAACTAGCAATTATAAAGGCTATGTAGTGGGAGACCGGTGACATAGGATGCATAATATATTTATGTAGTGAGGGCAGAAATTGTCACAAGAGTTTTATCATTTTTACTCGAAAGAAAAATTGATAAAGGGTGAAAGGTCTTACGTAGACTGAATAGCGATAACCTAATAATGTCGTCACTTAATTTTGAATATTAGGTTGATATGCTGAAATTAGATTAGCTCGGCAACGAAAGTTGTAACAATAACATCGAAATCGGTAGAGATTTTGGTATTATTCCAAACAAGGTTATAATGACAGGATTCCTAAAACTATTCGAGGTAAAGGAATAGCCGTAAAGTCGGTAAAATGTGGGTGATGTTAGGTTCACTTATAATTAAAATTGGTTTAATTATAAGAGGTTAGCATATTTTAGCCAAAAATGCCTTAGGAAGTATAAACAAGAGTGTTTATATGTGAATTAAAATGAATTTAACTAGACCTCATCGGATGATAATTAATTTAGATTTAACAATAGGTTATATCTACCATTAATTAAATAAAGCCGTTTGGATCGCCTTACTCCTGTGGCGTATGAGTGCTTCACCTATTTAAGCAAGCTGTAGAAGTAAACAGGTAAATTTCGTATACCTGAAGGCCAAAAAGTACGACGGGCGCTTACCCTGAAAGCAGATTAAGCAAAAAGACAAAGTTAAAGAAAATACAAAGGCTTGTTGAAAAGAATTTAAGTACTAAAAGCTAGCATTAGGAAAGAGTAAGCAGGGTAATGCGCATTAAGTTACGGGTTATTCCGAAAGACTTTTCTGGTTATAGTATCGGTCTTGATTATATCGGTCTGATCAACTGATTCATTGAAATAAAATGAGAATCGTCCGTTCACCGAGGCGTTGGTACCTTCACCACAAGCAAGGTATATATTTATTTAGCAAAGACAAAATAATTTTGTTATACTCATCTACGAACGTAGAAAGAGTCCCGAATTCGTAAATAGCGAGTTCAGTTATAATTAACTCATCTACATATGGTAGAAGGAGATTACTGGAACGTTTTAGATTGGATCTATAATGTTCCTTGAAATGGTCTGGTGGTGTAGTTGGTTAACATATCAGTCTGTCACACTGGAGATCGCGGGTTCAAGTCCCGTTCAGACCGCCATATGTGTCCGTAGCTCAGTGGTAGAGCACCTGACTTTTAATCAGGAGGTCCTGGGTTCAAGTCCCAGCGGACACACCATAAATGCCTCGGTGGTGGAATAGGTAGACACGTGGGACTTAAAATCCCATGCCCCTTAAAGGCGTGCCGGTTCGACTCCGGCCCGAGGTACCAAAAATAAATGGGGCTATAGCTCAGCTGGGAGAGCGTCTGTTTTGCACGCAGAAGGCCGTCGGTTCGATCCCGACTAGTTCCACCATAGTGATGTTAAATATCTTTATTGTCTTGGTCCGAAATGACCATTATAAACTATAAATTATGGAGGCAGATAAAGATGAAAAAATATTATAAATTACAAGGAGTTATTAACTCAGTACCTTATTCTACAAGAAAGAAGTTTGCAACAAGAGAACAAGCATTTAACTATATGTGTAGCAAACTTAATGCATTTGCATATCTACAAGATGAATATGCTAGAGAAAAACATGTAATTGAATATAAGTTTAATGAAACTACAAGATTCGTCATCAGTAGAGTATTAGCATAAGGTAAAATTTTTACTAAGAAATGAAATTGAGGTGTTTTACATTAGTAAACCTTTTGACCTCATAAAAACTCAAAATGGATATATTGCGGAGTGTAGCAGTGGTAGCTTTTCGGGCTCATAACCCGAAGGTCGACGGTTCGAGTCCGTCCTCCGCATCCAAAAATATTATAAGAGGTGACACATAATTTATGTACAGAAATGAAAACTTAAAACAACGTACTCTTTAATTTATTTTATAGAGAGGAGTGAGTTTTCATTATGTTTAAATTTTTAAAATCTCTTGCAAATTTAATGATGTTAGTATTTTTATCTAATATTAATAATCAAGCTTAAAAGCTTAGAATGCTCTCTTAGTTTAGTAGGTAAAACAAGACAATGGTAATGTCTAGTCCTTGGTTCGATTCCAAGTTAGAGCACCAGTTTAAAGACAGTTTTATTATTTTGGCGGCTTGGTGAACTAGTGAACACACCGGACTTTCACTCCAGGATGGAGGGGGCGGAACCCTTAGCCGTCACCATTTTAATTTAATAGGTTCAATTCTTAAATCCGAAACCAAATATTGTACTAAATTAAATGTAAGATAAAAAGGAGAATGTTTATGAATACATTTAATTATGAGAATATTTATTTATGTGAATGTGGTAAAAAATTCTATAATTCACAAAGTTTTAATGGACATAAAGGTCATTGTAAAATTCATATGTTAGCTAAATATGGAAATACTATCAAATTAGATGAACGTAGAACTAACTTAATAGACCAATGTAATAAGAATAGAGAAAATAAAAAATTAGAACTTATTGAAGTTAATAAAAGTAAGATTCAAGAATGAATCTCAGAACAACACACATGTGAAAAATGTGGAAAAGTTATGACTGAAAAATTTGGATCAGGTAGATTCTGTTCTAGATCTTGTGCTAATTCAAGAGAAAGATCTGAAGAAGTAAAAGAGAAGATACGTAAATCAGTTATTGAGTCAGATTATAATATTGAAATCAAAAAATCCAAAAAAGTATCTTTCTGTAAAGAATGTGGAAAATTAATTGGAAACTATACAAAAACAGGATTATGTTCTTATTGTCTTTATCATACAGATTATGGAAAAAGTATTAAAGTAAAAACTCCTGGAGGTTATAGAAAAGGTTCAGGTTTAGGTAAACATGGTTGATATAAAGGTTATTATTGTGATAGTTCTTGAGAATTAGCATATGTAATATATAATCTTGAACATAATATTCCTTTTATTAGAAACAAACAAGGATTTGAGTATACTTTTAAGGATGAGACTTTAAAATATTTCCCAGATTTTATAGAAGATGGTAAATATGTAGAAATTAAGGGTTATTCTTCTGATAAATGAAAAGCAAAGATAGAACAATTCAAATATCCAATAAAAGTAATAACTTACACTGAAATTAAACCATATTTAGATTATGTTATTGAAAAATATGGTAAAGATTTTATTCAGTTATATGAATAGTTATATAGGTGTTTAAATAACACCATTATGGGGCATTAGCTCAGTTGGTTAGAGCGACTGACTGTTAATCAGTAGGTCATAGGTTCAAGTCCTATCTAGTCCACCAATTAAATAACGCTAGATGATGGAATTGGCATACATAACGGACTTAAAATCCGTCGCCTTTACAGGATTAAGGGTTCAAATCCCTTTCTAGCGACCATAATTGCCCGAATGGTGAAATTTCGGTAGACACACAAGTTTTAGGCACTTGCGCTTAATAGCATAAGAGTTCAAATCTCTTTTCGGGCACCAAAATAAAAAAAGACGTAGTTGTGTGAGAACGGATTCTACGGATAATAAATGAATATTTATTAGCGCACGTCTTAAAGACGACAAGATCAAAGGTCATAATACTGCGAAAGCGGGGGTTATGGATAATAAGTTTAGCTTATTAGTGAGTCTCTATTGAGAACAAAGACAAAGGTTATAATAACAAAGTCTAAAACTATTCGAGTTATAGGAATAGCCGTAGCGGAAGGATGCGAGTTCCGGAGCCTTGCGTGGTAGTCGGTAAAATGTGGTTGAACTTGACAAAATGACAAATTAAGCACTATGGCATCTCCCTGCTTGGTTCCAAGTATACTTGCAAAAGTCTCCCTAGTTTATTGTCAAACTAGACATCATCGGATGATAATTGATTTGGATTTAACAATAGGTTATTTTTACTATTAATTAGACAAAGCCGTTTGTTCGCCTTACTTTGTGGCGAGGGATTCTTTCACCTATTTAAGCAAGGATGTAAAATTTTGGATAGCATTTTGCTATGCCATTGAAGGCACCGTATGGTGTGGTTAGGCGGAGACAATCGGTCTTTTTAAAAAAGAATAAGGAACTGTGTTCTAGGTATAAGCACGATATTCTTGTTTATATAACATTACTTGATTCTTATAGGAAGTGGCCATTTACTATTTCTTGCAAGTAATATTAATTTTAAAATATGGGTTATTAGTTCAAAGGTCAGAACAATCGGCTGTTAACCGATAGATAATGGTTCAAGTCCATTATTTCCCGCCATAAACGGAGCTTTAGCAAAGTTGGTCTATGCAGTGGTCTGAAGAACCACGGATCTTGGTTCGAATCCAAGAGGTTCCACCATATACATCCTTAGTTCAACTGGATAGAACATAGGCCTTCTAAGCCTACGATCCGAGTTCGAGTCTTGGAGGGTGTGCCAAATTAATATGCAGGTGTAGGACAATGGTAGAACCACATCTAATTATATGCAGCATTAGTTTAACAGTAGAACCTCTGCCTTCCAAGCAGACGGCACCGGGGCAGCACCGGTATGCTGCTCCATATATTATATCATCAAGTAGTTTAAAACAGTTCGATTTTTACGCTAAATTATATGGAGATGATATAATGAATTATTTATATAAATGTTTAAAATGTAACAAAGAAGTATTTGTCAAATTTGGTTCAGGAAAATTCTGTTCACGAAAATGTTCCAACTCTAGGAAACAAACAGTAGAGATTAATCTAAAAAGAAGTAAGACCGTGAATAATACCTATTCAGAAAAATTACAAAATAAGATAGCTATCTATTTAGATAATCCTAAATTTTGTTTGGTCTGTAATTCAATACTTCCCTACTCTAGAAGAAGATCTAAATCGTGTTCAGATGACTGCAAGAGACAATTACTCAGTATTTCTGCTAAAGAACATAATCTTGGTGGGCCTAATCATACCACACCTTATGGTAAAAAAGGAATATATAAAGGATTCAGATGTGATTCAACTTATGAACTAGCTTTTTTAATATATTGTTTAGATAATAATATATTGATAGAGAGAAATAAGAAGTCTTTTGATTATGAATATAAAGGTAAGACCTATAAATATTACCCAGATTTCTATTTACCTGAAACTAATACCTACGTGGAATTAAAGGGACGAGATTTAGGACCTGTATATGAAAAAGTAGCAGCAATGAATAAACTTAATGTCAATTATAGATTATATCATTATGATGATTTAATCGAAATATTCAATTATATAACTTCTAAGTATCCTGTTTTTATAAATAGAAACACAAATAACTTAGATAAGTTATATGATAAGAAATTATAGCAGGTAGTTACATCACCTGCTCCATAAATGGGTGAGTAGGAAAATTGGTAACCCCACCTGACTGTAAATCAGGCGCCAACGGCATTGCTGGTTCAAGTCCAGCCTCACCCACCATTTAGCAAATAGGGGTGTGGTGAAGCGGCTTAACACATCTGACTTTGACTCAGACATTTCGTAGGTTCGAATCCTGCCACCCCTGCCAATAAAGATAAATAGGAAATTACATTATGACGAGAGCAGAAAAAGAAAAAGTATTTAGAAAGTTAAAAGCTTTTATGAAAAATAATTTTTATCTTCAGAATACATGAGGTGAAAATTATGGAAGTTATTTTGATTATGATTATCTAAGATACAAGGGACCTGTTGCTCATAGTAAACCAGATAAGAATAAGAATAGAAAAATTGTTTGAAATACTTTATTTAATGATTTAAAAAAAGTTATAGATGACTTAGATTAAAATTAAAATAAAAGTAAAAGTCTACAGGGCAGACTAGCTAGCTGAATCCGCTGTAGTTAAGTTGGCTTTATTGAGTGATCACTTGATCCTCTGTATAGAGGTATTTAAATAGTGATAGTATAGTATAAGGTTGACTTAAAGAACATATATATCAACTATATATTGTAGTGATGCATAACTTCAGTATGTAGTAATAAGTTCTCATGACATCAAAGGATGTTACACTCTTAAGATATATTTAATTTTATTCTATTTGGAGGATTAGCTCAGCTGGGAGAGCACTTGCCTTACAAGCAAGGGGTCGGCGGTTCGAACCCGTCATCCTCCACCAAATATGGTGAGGTTCGTTCAACGGTTAGGACGTAAGATTGTGGCTCTTGCAATAAGGGTTCAATTCCCTTACCTCACCCCAATGAATGCCGGAATAGCTCCAACGGTAGAGCTACTCACTTGTAATGAGAAGGTTGGGAGTTCGAATCTCTCTTCCGGCACCAAGAAGGTCCGCCAAGCTCTTGACAAAATAGTCATTAGACAGATGAGGAATGAAGGTTGGCAACTTCTATACCTAATTATTAGGTATACTTTAAATTGGAGAGCTGTGATAATTGGTAGTCGAGCGGTCTTGAAAACCGCCAGGTGTAAAAGCCTTTAGGGTTCGAGTCCCTAGCTCTCCGCCATTAATTGAAAGGAATAAATTAATATGTATAGAAAGAAATCTAAATTAGCATTACAAAATCATCCATTTACGCTTATTAATAATGAAATTAATAATATTGTTGATGCCGTAGATGCAATGGTTAAAGAATTAATTTCTCCAAGAAGTTGATTTTGTATTAACTCTATGAAAATAGAATTTTTTAATTCAGAACCGTATGTAACACTTGATTGTACCTACGCTGAACAAGAATAGGATACTGATAACCAATGTTTATTAGATAAATTTACAACACGTGATATTGAAGTAAAATTTGATTATGATTATTTTGATTTTGAAGACTTAATTTTATTAATTTATTCCAAAATTCAAGAATTAGATATTATAGTATAATTTCGGAGCATAGGATAGTTTGGTTACTCCGCGTGGTTTGGGACCACGAGATCGTCCGTTCGAATCGGACTGCTCCGACCATAACTGGAAATGTAGCTCAGTTGGTTAGAGCGCAGACCTGATAAGTCTGAGGTCGGTGGTTCGATTCCACCCATTTCCACCACAATATGCCGAAGTGGTGGAATAGGTAGACACGCCAGTCTTAGAAACTGGTGTCTTATAGACGTGTGGGTTCGAGTCCCACCTTCGGTACCAAACAGTTCCTTAGGCTAATGGATAAACCCTCAGGCTACGGACCTGATATTACGAGTTCGAATCTTGTAGGAACTGCCATATAATTTGCGTCCGTAGCCAAGCGGTAAGGCAGGAGGCCGCAACCCTCTGATCACTGGTTCGAATCCGGTCGGATGCTCCATAATATATTATAAAAAGAATGTTGGTGTAATTTTGAATTCAAATGAAATTTTAAAGCAATTATCTATGGATTATTTTAAACAATGTCAATATTTAAAGATTAAATATGGATTAGTTTCAGGAGATTACTTTCAAGATAAAAATTGTAAAATAGTTAATCATAAAATAAAAAGATCGAGTGAAGGACTACAAATTCATCATATAATGGAATATAATGAAAATCCTTATATTTGTAACTTAAGTGAGTCTTCTCAAGCTTTAAATAATAGTTTTGAATATCAAAAAAGTAAAAATTTAGTTTATTGTAATTTAATAGAACATTTAATTTTACATATTAAAATAACTTTATTTAGAAATAAAATATTAAATCAAAAAATTTTAGATGGAACAACATTATTAATTGATAAAATATCTACTTTATATAATTCAAGTAAAAAAGATAAATATTTATTGTGTATAAAAGATAATAAAGAAGATTTCAAAATGTTATGTGAATATTTTTATAAAAATATTTTAAATAAATAATTGTATTATTTATATATTTATAGAAAGGATAAATTAAATATGGCAGACTCTACAAAAAAAGTATGTAACTGTGGTGAAGAATGTTCTTGTGAAGCTAAAGATCAGAAAATTGAACAATTAACTAAGGATTTAGAAAACTATCAAAAAGCTTATCTTGATTTACAAGATAAATATGATAAATTAACTTATTTATATAATAGTCAAGTAGAAGCATTCTTTAGATATAAACCAAGTAAAAAATAAATAATATTTTATTAAAAGTATTAAGTTTCATCTTAATACTTTTTATTTTATTGTATATTAATTAAAACAAGGAGGATTTTAATATGATTCAAATTAGAAAAGGAGTATTTGAAACTAATAGTTCAAGTTCACATGCATTAGTATATAGAAGTAAAAATCCTAGTATAATAGATCCAACAGATAAAATTCAATACTATTATGCGGATAAAGAAGGTTATATTCCAGTAAATTTTGGTAAATATGATTGGACAAGAGAAACTCCATTAAAAAGATGGTATGAAAAATTAAATTATTTAATGACTCATATTGCTTTAAAAGTATTGTCTGATAAGAAAGATCCAAATTATATCCGCAAGAAAAATGATTTATCTTATGCTGATCATTATTTATGGAATGATTATGAAGATAAAGAAGCTCAAAAGCGTTGGGAAGATGCTTGTAAGATTTTAGATGAATCCATTGAAGTTACAGAGTTAAAAGAACTTTTTAAGAAATATTGTAACTTTGACTTTAAAGGGTTTAAATATTATTGGTGGGATGATACGCTAAATGATTATGAATTAGATAACATCTTTGATGGACGTCGTAAAAATACCATTAATCATAAATTTTGGCACAAGTATGATTGGGTAGATTCTAGATGGGGTCATCCAAACAACAAAGGTTGGGAACATTTCTCAGGATTTGGTTCAATTGATCATCAAAGTTTAGAAGAATACAATTTAATTTATCATATAAATAATATTGGATATGAAACCTATTTATTTTCTGATGATATTATGATTATTATAGATAATGATAATCACTAGTTATGGAGGTCTTAAAAATGGTTACAATTAAAAAATATATGTTAACAGTTAACAATGAAATAATTAATACTTCTCAATATAGAGTTAGTTATAGTCCTGCAGGAGAACCTAATTGGTTTTGTTTTGACTCCTATGAAGGATTTGAAAGTATTGGTGGTTGGAATAATCAAAAAGTTGAAGTTAAAAAATCTTCAGATAACATATTAGATTTAATTGATGAAGGTGATTTATTAGAATTTAGGGATCCTGATACAGGTGCAATTAAAGCAAAGATATATTATGAAGGTGAGTTAAAAAGTTTAGAAGATCCTAATTTATATAAAATCAAAAAGCTTAGTCCTGATGGAAAGAAATTATATAGTTCAGAATTGATTGAGCTTGATGATGGTTTTAAAACTTGGGATTGTACAGAAATGTATACCGAACAATTAATTTCCAGTCTACCAATAACATTAAATAAGAATGGTATTACCTTATTAAGCATAAATGCTAAACCATCAGAAGTTGATAATGTAGTTCTTCTAAGTAGAATGCTTAATGGTATGGGATATGAAGTTGTTTTTATTGATAATAAATTTGATCTACAACAAATGACTAAAGAGGATTTATTAATGCTCAGAGGCAAAATTGATTATATCCTTAATAGAATGGAGGAATAGTTATGTTAGACGTTTTTAGATGTAATAAGGTAGTAAATATAAATGATGTTATTTTAAGATACTCATATGGACATGCTATAATAGAGACTAAAATGGATACTACTTTAGGTATTCCTAATGTTGGAGATTTAATAACAATTGCTAAAGAGGAATATGAAGTAAGATCAAGAAAATTTAATTTTGATGATAGGGTATTATATTTAAATATAGATAAAATTAAAAATATTGAGTTTGAACAACTCAGATATAGAACATAGAGGTATTAATATGAAACAAATTAGAAGATCGGTATTTGAAACAAACAGTTCTAGCACTCATGCATTTACATTTAAATCAGATAGATATAAGAAAAATTATTCTATCGATCAATCATTATTTGAAATGAATTATGTTATAAGACCTTATACTCAAAGTGAGATAACAGCTTTAAGTAAACATACTAATCCTTGGGATGCCTGCTTTTCAACTATTACTGAAAAACTAAGATATATGTTAAGCATGTTTTATCAAACTAATTATAACGAATTAACTGAAGGAAGATGTTTAATGGTTAGACTTCAAAAACTATTTCCTAACGCGGTATTTCAATTAAGATTAGATGAAGAAAGTTATTATTTATTAGATGATGGTCAATATTTATTCCATGAAGGAGATTATGGCGATATAGATAAATTTATGGATTTATCTGATATTGAGTTAAAAGAATTCTTCCAATATGGAGCAATTTATTTTGGTGATAGAAATTATGAACCTTATTATGAATTTATAGAAGATCTACAGAATAAAAAACTTGTATTTTGTCATATAACTGGATAGGAGGAATATTATATGATACAAATTAGAAGAAAAGTGTTTGAGACTAATAGTAGCTCTACTCACGCTTTAGCAATACCTAAAAATAATGTTAAGAAAAAGAAATATATTTCTTTCAAAATAGGTGAATTTGGTTGGGGATTTAATAAAGAAAATGCTGCAGATTATTTATATACTGCTTGTGTATTATGGGATCTGTATAAAAATCCAAGTCAATTTTATGTAGAAAAATTAACTGAAATTTTAGATAGAAATAATATTAATTATGATCTAGAACAACCTATTACCAGAGTATATGAGGAAGGTACTAATCATGCTTGGATATCCTTAGAGGAAGGATATATTGATCATTTTGGAGATCTAGATGAATTTCTATCATATATTTTTGAAAGTGATGATAGAGTTTTAAATTTCATTTTTGCTGGTTTAGTTTATACTGGAAATGATAATGATGACCTTATTCATGGTTTCTGGGATAGAGATAAAAAGATTATTGAAGATGAATGGGGATTTAGTTATGATAATCCACACTATAATCCAAAAGTAGATGATTATGAGTGGTTTTATAAAGGAAATTAAAAAGAAAGGAACTTAATAAATGAAACAAATTAGAAGAGGAGTTTTTGAAACTAATTCAAGCAGCACTCATACCCTTACAATGTGTAGTGGTACCGAATTTGAAAAGTTTGAAAATGGTGAATTATGGTATGATAAGTATAGTGAGGAGTTAGTTAGCTTAGAACAAATCCAACAAAAACATCCTGAAGTAACATCAGCTGAAGATGTAGCAGATGTTGATTATTATCGTTATCAAACTTGGGAAGATTTTGGTGGAGATTGCTATGAAGTATTTCATGATACATTCACAACCGAATCTGGTGAAGTAATACATGCATTCGGATATTTTGGTTATGATGGATAAAAAATTTAAATGAAACTAGTAAAAACGCTAGTTTCATTTTTTGTTTATTGTATAATATTTAAAATAATATATGAGGTGGTTATTATGTATGTTGTTAATTTAAAACAAAGTTTTGGGGATTATAAATATCACACAAAATATACTTATTTAATTAAGGAAAAGGTTAAAGTTGGAGATATTGTTTCTGACAATGAAAGTTATGTAGGTATTGTTACTAAAATTATAACTGATAAAACTTATTCTAAAAAAGAGAATGTTTATCCATTAGATAAACTAAAATTAACATCACTAATCAATCATACAGAGGCAGTTGATATATTATCTAAGTTATTAGCAGATAAAGCAAAAGAAAGCTTGAAAAGATCAATGGATAAGGATTTAGAAAGAGGTTATTATATAGATCCTAATTTTGGTTTTGTTGATATAACTTGTGATGACTATGACTATGATTATTATATGGATGATGACTATCAACCTTGCAAGTTTATTAATAAAGCATCTGATATACTAAAGAATTTGAAAGATATAAAATAATGTAGGAGGTATTTTTATGGAAACAGTTTTTATTTGGGATGATTTTATAAGATTAGTTAAATATGAAGATACTAAAGGTAATAATTGGCAAAATTCTATTTTTCAAATAGGAGATGGTCGCATAGATGATAATCAAATATTATATGGTTGGGCTTTAAAGGTAATTGATTATGAAAATTGCGAAATAATATCTTATAATGAAGATTGGTCAGATTATACGGTTATTAAAAAAGGTAATTTTGATGATTTAAAATGGGAAATGTATTATAATATTGGAAATGATTTTGAGATTAAAAATGTAATGACTAAAAAGGATTACAAAGAAAAGTTTGGAGGAACTAAATAATATGAAAATTTTAGGAAAATATAGAAATGGTAATTATAATGTAACAGTATTTGATGATGGTACAAAGGTAAGAGCTAATGATTTAGATTTCTTTGCTCCTGAAAAACCAGAAAGTATGGATATTAAAATTACAAATATGTGTGATATGGGTTGTCCATTTTGCCATGAGAATTCTACAGCCGATGGGTTACATGGAGATATTATGAATTTAAAGTTTATGGATACTTTATTACCTTACACTGAATTAGCTATTGGTGGAGGTAATCCTTTAACACATCCAGATTTAATTCCGTTTTTAAAGAAATGTAAATCTTTACATTTAATTCCAAGCATGACAATTAATCAAGTTCACTTTATGAGAGATGAATATATTGAACTAGTTGATATGTTAGTTAGAGAAAAATTAATTTATGGTTTAGGTATTTCATTAGTAAAGGTTACAGATGAATTTATTGAAAGAGTTAAGAAGTTTCCTAATGCAGTAATTCATATTATTAATGGAGTTCAACCTTTATCAGAAGTTAAAAAATTATATGATCATAATTTAAAGGTTTTAATTTTAGGTTATAAAGAATTTAGAAGAGGATTAAATTATTATTCTAAAGAGGTTGAAAATCTTAAATCAGATTATTATAATGAATTAAAAGAAATGGTAAATCATTTTAATGTTGTAAGTTTTGATAATTTAGCTTTAAAGCAATTAGAAGCTAAGAGACTATTATCTCAAGAAGAATGGGATCAATATTTTATGGGAGATGATGGATCGATGACTTGTTATATTGATTGCGTCAATCAACAATATAGTATTTGCTCATTATCTCCTTTAAGTAATAGATTCCCTTTAAAAGATGATATTGGTGAAATGTTCAGACATATAAATGAATTACGTAAGACTGAGGTGAGACAGTAATGTATTATGCAGTTAAATTCAGTGATTATTATCTATGTAAAGATAACACTTTAAGTAAAAATATTTATGATTGTAAATTATATAAGAATGAGAAAACTGCTATTGAAGTTGCAGAAAAGAGATTATATGATAAAGTATGTTTTCCAGGATTTCCTTTTCAATATGCTAGAAAGTACCAGATAGTTAAAGTTAGATTTGAAGAGGTGGAATAATGGAATTATCACATTTTATTGCACTTTATGCACTTCTAGTACTTTTCTTAGAAATAGCTCATCTAATAATCTCTTGCTACACACAACAATCTACACTTAAATATATTAGTAAACTTAAAAATATAAACTGGTTTGGTAAGTCTTTACTTATAGTTATTTATTTGATAGTTTGTCCAATATCATTTATGATTGAAATTATTGTATTATTATGTACTTTAGGAGTTGATAAATAATGGTCAATACATTTAGAGCATATATAAAGGATGAAAATAGAGTTGTTCCTGTTTATAGAATTAGTTTTGATGGTGGATTTATATTTGCACCTAGCAAGAAGAATAAACTCTATCTTGAAACTTATTACTTAAATGAATTCATAATGATGAGATATGTTGGAGTGTATGATAAGGAAGGCGTTGGTATCTATGAAGGAGATATAGTTGAATATACTATTTCTTCTGGGTATCATTATAACAAAATATTTTATGGAGTAGTTTCTTATGATAATAGAAATGCAGCGTTTACTTTAGGAGATGGTCCAAGGAATTCTAGAGGTAAAAAGACAGTACTTTTTACTAGAGCAAAGAATAAAAGAGTGATAGGTAATATATATGAAAATCCTGAATTATTACAGAAAGTTGAGGAGTAATAAAAAATGATTACACGAGAAAAAGTTGATTATCTATGTCAAAAAACTAACTTTGGTATGATGGATTGTTCCAAAGCATTAAAAATAACTAATGGCGATGTTAATGAAGCATATAAGTTATTAATTAGTCATACTTCTGGACTAGAACTTACTTATAAGATACTTAAACTAGAAGAAGAGATTAAGACGTTAAAAGAGGCATTAGAAAAGGAAAGGTATTAAGCAATGGAAATAAAAACACTAGAAGAACTATTTATTAAACAATATACCGATTTAGAAAATGCATTACATCTTGCTAAAAAAGAAATTGAGGAACTAAATAAACCTAAAACAACAGAAGAAGCTATCAAGAAAGAAATTAAAAAAGATATGATTCAAATGTGTATAGCTCCAACTTATTATTATCAAATTAAAGTTTTAAATTATTTTGATATTAACGAAGTATTAAAGGATAATAAAAAAACTCCTGAAGATTTATTAAATATTCAGGATGATGATGAGTTAATTGATTTCTGTAGAATATCAGGTGGCAGATGGTTTAGAAGTATTGGTATGGCAGAAGAAAGAAAATCAGATTACTATATTTATGATTTCTATGGAAATGATTATGTGCTAGAATTTAATAAAGATCCCAGATGGAGTATGTTGCATTATGTAGATAATAAAGATATTTTCTTAGATCCAGGCAAGGCAACTGATGAACTTTTAAAGAGACTTAAAACTGTTATTGAAGAATATAAACATCACAATCATGATAAAAAATTCTATGAGGAAGGTAATTAGTATGGATGTAAATTTAAAATTAGCTAAGTTAATAATGGATAACCCAGATTTACCAGTAATGATATTTGCTGAAAATAATATAGATTTAGATTATGATTATTCTGCAAATAAATTAAGAAATTGTGAAATTGATGAATTAACTCTTTATGATAATTGTTATTATAATCAAGATGAATTACATGATCATTTAGCTGAATATATTTTATGTGATCATTCTGATTTTAAAGATTTATCAGATAAAGATTATGACGATGCAGTTGATAAATATATAGAAGATAATTTTATCTTTAATCAGTATATAGTTATTTATAGTAATAATTGTTAAAGAGGTGAAAAAATATGAATACTAATAATTTACGTAACATTGTATGTCCTACATGTGGACATGAATTAATTGAAGATACCTCACTAATATTAACTACGCATCCACCTCAAACTAGATGGAACTGTCCTACTTGTGGTTATACTGAAACGAGATTTACAGGAGATAAGTTTTTTATAAATCCATCTAATATTGAGGTAATAATTCCTTCCTGTGATCATGACTTTAAAGTAGAAGTCGTAAATGGTGAATTAGTTTCAGTATGTAGAAAATGTGGTAAAATTGGAGATAGAAGAAAAACATTTGAGGTGGGGTGGTAATTATGGATTTTAAACCTAATTATTTAACAAAAGATGGTTGGTTTCAAGTAATGTTGGATGAAGATCAACTTTCAAAAGATAAGCCTACACAGACTGCATATAGTCAAGATAAAGAATTAACCGTTTCTAAAGTAACAGTATACAATACAAAAACAGATAGATTGAGTGAGAAATCACTTTACTATAAAGAAAATAAAGGCTTTTATTTTAAAGGAAGTTCTTCTTATTGGAATAAAACACCTTCTTCAAAATATTACATTAAAGACTTAACTAAGATTGAAGTCGATTCAGATGAAGCTGCAGTATCAGGTTGGAAGTTAAGTGATGATTTAATAAATAAATTTACACCTATCTTTAAAGATTTTATTTATAAAATAGAAAATCTACCTGAAGTTGTTAATGAGGAAGATCTGACATTAAATCTAACAGGTAAAGGTATAACACCTTATCAAGCTTGGTCATTATTAGAAATTTTAGGATACGAACATACTGATATGAATCAGAATGGTTGGGAATTAGATTTCTGGTTATTTTTTGAAAAACAAGGTTGCCGAAGAATAACCTTAAGAGGAACTGGAATGACTTTTGAATTATTTTTATGTTATTTAGATGATTAATTACCTTTCCTATTGTATAATATTTAAAGGAAGGTGTTAATATGACAGAAGGACAAACAGCAATAACTGCTTTAATTACATTACGATCTCATGCATTTTTCTTAGATGAATGGTGGAGAAATTTACCAGGTAGAAGAAAACAAGATCGTAGAGAAATTGAGGTAGCAGTTCTAATATGGTATTTAGGATATTATAATAATCAGTATTATCGACCAGTTGGAGCTAGTTGGAATACTCCATGTACCGAAACACAATGGACTGAATATATTAATCAATATGAAGATGTTATGCAGTACTATCAAGAATGGCAATTAAATCAACGATAAGAGGTGGAATATATGGGATATTTATTTTATGATGTAATTTATGGAGATAAGATTTATACTTTAGATTTTACTAAAAGTAATTTATATTTAGGTAAGGAACATTGTATTTGTCAAGGTTGTTTTGGGAATGAAGGTAAATTATATATTAGATTAGCTTTAGATCACGGTACTTCAGTTAATTGTGAAATAGTTAAGCAATATAATTTTACTGAAGATACTCTTGAAACTAAGATGGCATATTGGGATGAACATTTTAGATTCCAAGGTTATGATGAAATTGGTCCAACACTAGAAAATTGGATACAAGAGGATAATGCTTTATTTGAGAAGTTCTTAAAAGAAGAAACTGATTATTATAAAGTTTTACATGCTGGATTAAGCAATTCTCAAAAAGAATTATTAGATTTATTAACTAAATCTCTAGAAACAAAAGAATTAAATACTCCAAAAACATTGGGTATGTTATCTAGAGCATTGTTTGGTAATGATTCTGATTCAAGTATTGCTGTTATAAAGAATTATCTAAATGCTGTAAAATAGATTTTTTTAAATAAATTATTTGAAATTTAGTTTAAGTAAGGAAATTAAATCCTTACTTTATTTTTATTGTATTATATATTATAATTATATTGGAGGCATTTATGTTAACACTGATTAAATTTAATGAATTTGTTAAAGAAATAAATTTAAATAACGGAAGAAATTATAAATTATCGGTATTAGAAAAATATAAAGATGATGAGGTAATTAAAAAATATTTACATTTTATTTATAATCCATATATTACTACAGGTATCTCTGATAAGAAATTAAATAAAATTGTTCATATTGATGCGATAATGAATCTTAATACTATGTTTGAGGTTATGGATTTTGTACAGGAATATAATACCGGAACAGATTCAACTATTGCGGAAATTCAAGATTTTAAATCACTCAATATTTTAACATCTGAATATGCTGATAAACAAGCTTTATCAGATCTATTTGATGCAGTTATTACTAAGAATTTAATATTGGGAATTAGTATATTAAGTATTAATGCGATAATTCCTAATTTAATTCCAACATTTGATGTTATGTTAGCAAATAAATACTTTGATAATCCTGAATATGTTGAAGGAAAAGAATTTGCACTAACTACAAAGATAGATGGTGCAAGAATAATTGCTATTAAAGAAAATGGCATAAGTAAATTCTTTACTAGACAAGGTCAATTATATGAAGGATTAGTTGATTTAGAGAATGAGTTAAATGCCTTACCTATTGATAATATTTGTTTTGATGGAGAAATTACTTTATTAAATGGAGAAGGATTAAGTAGTAAAGAGCAATACAAACAAACTATGAAAATCACTAGAAAAGATGGTGAAAAACATGGAGTTAAAATGTTAGTATTTGATTGTATGTCAGCAAAGCAATTTAGAAAACAATTTTGTCCTATTCCTTACATAGCTAGAAGAAATTGGTTAGCGGAAATATTTGGAGGAGATATAAATCCAGTAATTTCACCTTTTGATTTTATAAGTGATATTGAGTATTTAGCTGGTGATACTCCTAATGAAGTTATCCACGTTTCAGCTATAGCTGATTTTAAATATTTTGAAGTTCTACCTATATTATATCAAGGAAAAGATACTTCTCAAATTGTTAAGTGGTTAAACTATAATATTGAGCACGGAGAAGAAGGAGTTATGATTAATATAGTAAAGTCACCTTATGAATTCCGTAGAACCTCAAATTTATTAAAGGTAAAGAAAATGCAAGATCTTGATTTAGAAATTATTGGATATGAGGAAGGTAATAACCAAAATAAAGGTAAATTAGGAGCTTTTATTGTAGATTATAAAGGACATCAAGTAAAAGTAGGTTCAGGATTTACTAAAGAACTTCGTGAAGAAATTTGGAAACATCCAGAAGATTATGTTGGTTTAACAATTGCTGTACAATATTTCGAAGAAACTACAAATCAAAATGGTGGAATTAGTTTAAGATTTCCTGTATTTTTAGATTTTAGATATGATAAATAATTACGCTAAATTATATAGATATAGCAATTAAAGGAGGAATTTTAATGTTTAAAACAATCATAGAACATTTAAATGAAAATATAAATAAAAAGAGATTAAATGAGGTTAAAATAACTAAAATAACTCCAGAAACAATTTACAAAGAAGTTAAAACATATGTTAATATAGATTTTTATTTAAATTCCGATAATGATTCAGATAGATTATATGCTTCAAATAGATTATATGAAGTAGAATTGAATAAAAAAATTGAAGATACGTGTTTATCATATGAAGTAGATGAGTCTTATATATATTCTGATTTAGATATTCCAGGAGAAAGTAATGTTTTTACTTTATCTTATATGTTTTATCAAACTGATATAAGTCAAAAAGAATTATCAGAATTTGAATCTAATTTAAAAGAAGATTTACAGGACATTGAAAATATCGTTAAAAATATAATTCCAGACTTAGATTTTGAGTTTGATAAAGTAGATATAGAATCTGAAACTAAAATAGATTATACTAAAACTGAGTGTTTAGAAAATGAAATTCCTGATATAACAGATTTAGGTGAAGATTTCAATAAAAATAATCCAGATGATTTTAATGCTTATTTTGAAGATAGACCTGATTTAGAAGCTGAATTTGATTCTTTATGGTATTCTGTAGATAATGAAATTGAAATATCAGGAGATGATTTAAATAATCCTTATGTTGAAGAAACAAATGAAAAAGAAGTTTCTATAGTAGATAGAAATAATGATTTTATTGATGTAGGACATTCAGATGTAACATCTTATGGTAAAGTAATATCTTATTACTATGAAATTGAATGGAATTTAAAAGATATATTAAAATATCTAAATAAATCCTTAAATGAATTAACAAAAGAAGATTTAGATTTAATTGATGTAGAAAATTTCGAATCTTATTTAAAGGATGAGTATAGAGATAAAGCTATATCTAGTGCAGAAGATTTAATTAATAAAAAAGAATTTGATTCCCTTCATATTGACTGGTCAGACGAGTATAAACCTGAACCTGATTATGAAGATTATGATTAATAAATTTATTTTTAGTTATTAATGAAAATAATAAGTTCCTCAGTTATTATAATTTCATTGATATATCAAAACTGAAATAGGATTCAGTTGATATAATATAATAAAAGGAGATTAGAAAAATGAAAAAATATAAAGTTTACTCAGAGGTATTAAAAAGACCTTTCGATTCTATTGAAGAATTAGAAAAGGCTGAAGCAGAATTAGTTAAGAAAGAAGAAGAAAAGAAATTAAAATCTCAAGAAAAGAAAAAGGCAGCTGATTTAGTTCAAGAAGCTTACAAAAATCGTCAAGAGGTATATAAGAAAGCTAAAGAGATCATTGAAGAAGCTAAAAAGTCTTATATTCAAGTTCAAAAAGAAGCTCAAGAATTAATTAATGAAGCTGACGCTAAGTATAAGGAAGTATTAGATTCTTTCTTAGAAAAATATGATAATTATCATTTTACAATAAATGACTCAAATGGTATTACAACTTTTAATTATACAACAAACACTTCTGACTTATTAAATGAAACATTTGAAATTTTTAATAAGTTATTTAGATTTTAATTTAAAATAAATATTCTGAGGATAAAAAGGTTTAAAATTAATTAAACCTTTTTAATTGTATATTAAATATAATATTTAGAGGAGGCTATATTATGTCTAAGTTTTCAGGTAAATGTGATTTATATGATCATGTAATGATGATTGGTTGTATGGGATGTAATAAAAATATGACTGAAATGGAAAAATTTGAAATATTCAAACAACGTACTAATGGAAAAATCTATCAAAATAAAGAACTAGTTTTAACTACTAGTAATATCGACGATGAAATTAAGGTAAGAAATAATCCTGAAATTCTAAGAAAAGAAAAGATAAATGGTAGATGGAAATATTTTTATAATGGTAAAATGTTCTCATCTTTGAAGGCTTTAAATAATTATGGTTATTATTCTAAAGTTGAAATAATTATTGATTCATTGATTGACTTAGTTCCATACTATCCTTACATAATAGCAGCTTCATGTTCAACTTCTGACAATGAATATATTGTAATTAGTAATGATTCATATCCTAAACAAAAATTACAAAAACCTTGGTATAAATTATATTGTTTAGAAAATAAAAATAATCTATCAACTTATTATCAAGATGAACTAAGAAAAGAGTTAATTAGGGTAGTTAAGGAGTATTATTAAAATGAGTGGTAAAGAAAAACGTCGTTATAGAAAATTCAGAAAGAAATATATAAGAGAATTAGTAAAATTAGCAAAAGCTGATCGTTGTTGGGATTGGGGTTTTATGGTTGATATTCTATTGCATATGTTAAAGGGAAGATTAACCTTCTATAAAAATGGAGATAATGTTTGGCAATCAGAAGAAAGTTTAACTGAAGTTATCTCTACATTAGAAGAAGCTATTAGATTATTAGAATATGCCTATGATGATTCTAACTTTATGTTTCACGATGTAAAAGAATATTTTACTAAATGGATTGATAATCCAATAACAAAAGAAAAGAATTCAATAAAAGTTCTTGAATCTTCTCCAAAACATACTGCAGAAGAATATAAAGAAATGACAGAAAAAGAAAATAATGCTTGGATAGAAGCATTTAATTATATAGGTAAATATATTAGATATTGGTGGGATTAATAATGAAGTATTTTGTGATATCAGATGTTCATAGCTTTGCTAGTGAAATGAAAGCATCATTAAAAGAGGCAGGTTTTGATAAAAGAAATAAAAATCATACTTTAATTGTTTGTGGTGATGTATTTGATAGAGGATATGAAACTATTGAAGTATATAAATTTTTAAAATCTATTCCTAAGAAACGTTGTATTTTAGTAAAAGGTAATCATGAATCATTATATTTTGAATTATTAGAAAAATATTTTCCTGATAGACATGATTTTAGTAATGGAACCGTTAGAACTTTTTGTAATATAGCAGGTATGGATGAGAAGCAGTTAGATAGATACCATATATTCGATGAGGCTTTTTATATGGGGTTAGATTTCGAACAAGTAGAGGATAAATTACATAAAAATTGAAATATAGTAAAGAAGTTAGTTGAAAAATCTGAAATAACTAAATGGTTACGTTCAAGTCAATGAGTAAATTATTATGAATTAGATAAGTACATCTTTGTACATAGTTTTATTCCTTGTAAAAATCCTATGATGCAACCAATTTATGGAATGCATCAATTAGGATATAAGAAATTTTTATCATATGATGCTAATTGAAGAAATTATCAATCAAATTGTTTAGAATGGGAAGATGCTATGTGGGGTTGTCCTTATTTACAATATGAATCAGGTTTATTCGATGAGGAAAAAGCAAAAGGTAAGATATTAGTTTGTGGTCATTGGCGTTCGGCGGATTTTCATGAATATTTTAACAATGAGCAAAATAATAATAATGCTTATATAGGAGAAAATTTAATTGGTTTAGATGCAACTACTGTTATATCTAAAAAAGTAAATGTATATATAATAAATATATAAAATAGAAAGAGGAAGTTTTATGTCTATTTATAATGAAAATAATGAAAGAATTTATATTTTGCACATGCCTGGAAAAGGTACAGTAGAAAACTTAAGGGATTTAATTGAAAAAAATAAGAAAAATATTATTATAAAGGATGATGATATTTCAATTATTGTTCTAGCTACTAAAAATTACATTAATACTTCTCCTGTAATAGAACAATTAAATTATAATAATATAGAATATTATAATGGAGCAGAAAATGTAGATGAAAGTAATTGGTCTAATTCATTAAAAGTAGGATATATATTAAATAATCTATTAAAAATTAAGACAAAATATACTTTAATTTTAGATTCTAGAGATACTATTATTTGTAATAATCTAGATTTAGAATTTATTAATCAATTTAAAAAATTAAAACATAAAGTAATTTTTAATGCTTCAGCTAGTAGACATCCAAGTTGGAGTAAAATTAAAAAAATAGATGATAAATATAAAAATTGTCTTTCAAGTAAACCTTTTTTAAATTCAGGAGTTTGTTTTGGAGAGACCTCTCATATAATTTCATTATATAAAAAAGCACAAGAAACATATATTAAATATAAATCTTTAAATGTTTGTGACCAGTTTTTAATTAAACTTACTATTGTAAATAATAGATTACTTAATATTATTGGTTTAGATAATAAAGATAATATATTTAAATGTATTCATCAAGATAAAAATAAACCTGATTTTATTTTAATAGAAGATGATAATAATTATATAATTAAAAATAATTTACATAAACCTTATAAAGGAAAAAGATTCAAAAAAACTTTGAACGTTAAAATTGAAAAATCAAAATTAATTTTATATCCAAATTATAAAAATAGAGAAAAAGATGTAATGGAATTTTATAATAATTCTAAGAGGTTAAAAAATGAAAAATAATTATTTATATCCTTGCTTCGATAAATGGTTCGAAAAAGGTGGATCAATATGGTTATATAGCGATCCACATTTTGGAGATACTGAAATATATCCTTTAAGAGGATACATAGACCCTGAAAAACAAGTTAAATTAATAAACTCTAAATGTGGTAAAAACGATACTTTAATTATACTTGGAGATATTGGGAATATAGAGTATGTTAAAAAATTAAAAGCAGGATATAAAGTATTAATATTAGGAAATCATGATAGGGGAAAATCTTATTATCAAAGAATAACAACTAAAAAGAAATATTTAGGATATGATAAATGTGCAGTTTGTGGTTCTATAGTTACTTATAAATCAGCTAAAGGTGGATTTAACTATTTTGATGAATCTGCTAAAAGTGGTTGGTGTAGAGATATTAATTGTATTTGCGAAAGAGCTGTAATTAAAAATTATGAAGGTACTGATTCTGATAATAAATTATTTGATGAAGTTTATGATGGTTGTTTATTTATAAAAAATAATATAATACTTTCTCATGAACCAATCGATTTTAAATATGCTTTTAATATTCACGGTCATGATCATTCTTTATGGTATAAAGATTTAAATAAATTATTCTTTTCTAAATATGATTGTGATTTACCTTCAACTGAATATTTTAATGCACAATTAGATATAGTAAAAGAAAATAATTTAAAAAATTTGAATGTTTGTTGTGAATGGACAGCTTTAATACCTGTAAATTTAAAAGATATTATTAAATCAGGTGTTTTAAAAAATTTACCTGATATACATAGGGATACTATTGATTCAGCTGTAGAAAGAAAGGAAAATAAAAATTAATTATTCAGCTAAATTTAAAGAGATGTTTAAAACAGATAACTTATCCTTTCATACTCTGTTTTAAGCATCTTTTTTCTATCTTAAGATTGTATAATATTTAAAAATAGGAAGGCAATTATGTATTATACTAGCTATTTTGGAAATTTAAATGTAAAGAAAGAAGGTATTGTATGCGTTTTGTTGATAAATATGATTTTTTAAGTAATTTTTATACTTGTCCTGTTACTATAGATTTTTTTAATAATGATAATTCTGAGTCAAAAAAATTAAGTTTTAGAAATTCAGAAGCTGCTTTTCAAGCATTAAAAAATTATGAATTAGCAGATAAATTTTGTAATCTTACAGGAAGTGAAGCTAAGTATTATGGTAAACGAATTCCTCTAACTACTAAAGATTGGAATAAAGTTAGAATTATTATGATGGCTAGAGTACTTAATGCTAAGTTTTCTCAAAATCCTGATTTAATGAATAAGTTAAAAAATGTTAAAGAAACTATAGTAGAAGATAATTATTGGAAAGATTATTTTTGGGGAGTTTGTAATGGAAAAGGAAAAAATAGGTTAGGTCTTTTATTAATGAAAATAAGAGATACAAATAATAATTTTAAAGATTTATTAGATTATGCTTTAGAGCTAAGTTTAGAAGAATAAATTGTATTAAAATATTATTAAGAAAGGAAGTTTTATATTTATGGATAATAATACTTGTTGATTAAAAGATTCCTGTAAAGGAAAGCATTGTCATGAAAAAGATAATTGCTTAATTCTTTATAAATTAAACTATTTATTTGAACAAGCAAATATTCCTGTAAATTTAAGAAAAAATATAAGTTTATTTATTGATGAAGATGGAACAGATAAAGAAGAGTTTATTTTATTAAAAGATATTCAAAATAATATAACTAATTTTGTAAATGAAGGAAAAAATTTATATATTTGATCTGAACAAACAGGTAATGGTAAAACTTCTTGGGCTTTAAGATTAATTCAAACTTATTTAAAGAAAATATGGCTTAAAACTGATTTAAAATGTAAGGCATTATATATTAATGTACCTTCTTTTCTACTCGCTTTAAAAGCTAATATAAGTGCTCCAAATAGCTATTATAAACATATTGAAGATAATGTAAAAGATTGTGATTTAGTTATTTGGGACGATATTGGAAATAAAGTAGGAACTGAATTTGAAATTTCTCATTTATTAAGTATTATTGATACTAGAATAAGTAAAGGTAAAAGTAATATTTATACATCTAATATAAGCCCTGATAGTTTAGGTAATTTATTAGATATTAGATTAGCTAGTAGAGTAGGAGTTGCATCTACCTGTGTACATTTTAGAGGTGGAGACAAAAGAAGTCTTTAATTTAATGTATATATTAAAGATTTATAGATAAGGAGATTATATTATGATTCAAGCTCAAATGTTAAATAAAATTTTAAGAGATAAAGATTCTTCATTAATAACTCTAAATAATTTAGATGAATATTATTTTAGTGATTATAAAGAAGAATTTAGATTTATAAAAGATCATTTATACATATATGGTAACATTCCTGATTTTGAAACTTTCTTACATAAATTTGAAGATTTTACTGTAATAGATGTTCAAGAATCTTCAACTTATTTATTAGAGGAATTAGTTAATGATAGAAATAAAAGATTTTTAGCTGAAGGATTTAATAAGGTAAGAAAAGCTTTAATGGATAATGATGTTGAATATGCAAACCAAATTTTAAATGAAATTCAACAAAATCAAACAAGTTGCATTAGTTTACAATGTGTTGATATTTTAAGTGATACCTCTAGATATGATGCTTATGAAGAAAGGTTAAAAAATTATAATAATTATTTTATTAAAACAGGATTTAAAGAATTAGATGATATTATTGGTGGTTGGGATGTTAAAGAAGAATTAGCAACTATTGTAGCTAGAACTGGTATGGGTAAATCTTGGATGTTATTAAAGTCAGCATCTGAGGCAGCTAAACAAGGTAAGATTGTTGGTATTTATTCAGGAGAAATGTCTGCTAATAAAGTTGGTTATCGTATGGATACTTTAATTGGTAATATATCTAATGGTGCTTTAATTCACGGTAATTCTAGTATTAAGAATGAATATAAAAATTATTTAAGTAATTTAAAAGATAAAGTTCCAGGTCAAATGTGGATTTTAACTCCAGAAGATTTAAATGGTCCAGCTACAGTATCTGATCTTAGAGCATTTGTAGAAAAATATAATATCGAAATATTATTTATAGATCAACATTCATTACTTGAAGATCAAAGGAAAGCAAAGAATCCTGTAGAAAAAGCAGCGAATATATCTAAAGATTTAAAAATTCTTCAAGTTACCAAACAAATTCCTATTATTTCTGTATCTCAACAAAATAGAACCTCAGTTGAAGGAAAAGATTTTGATACAACTCAATTAGCTCAATCAGATAGAATTGCACAAGATTCTACAGTTATCATTTTTATAGAAAGAGATGCAGATTTGTTTAAGTTACATTTAGTTAAATCTAGAGATACAGAAAATGGTAAGATATTAAGTTACAAAGTAGATTTAAATAATGGTAGATTTATTTTTATTCCTAATGAAGACTCTAATAAAGAATCTTTAAGTAGTGATTATGATGAAGATGAGGTGTTCTAATAATGCCTTATTTAACAATAGATAATAAAACAATTCATGAACCTCTAATAAATATAATAAGAGATATAAAATTTAGATTAATTAATGGTAAGTTAAAAGTAGTTAAATTATTAGGAAATAATATAAGAGTAACTTGTCCTCATCACAATAATGGATTAGAAAATAATCCTGACGCTGATATTTATATTGGCCCAAATAATGATAAGGTTGAATATGGATGGTTTAAATGTTTTGCTTGTGGAGAACAAGGTCCTTTTTATCATTTTGTTGCTGAATGTTTTGATATTTCAGATAGTGAAGCTAAAGAATGGTTATTAGAAACTTATTGGGATGGAGTAGTTGAGTATCAATTAGATTTAGATGAAATAGTTTTAGATAAAAATAAAAAAGAATATTTAAATGAATCTATATTAAATACTTTTGAAAATTTTCACCCTTATATGATAGAAAGAAAATTAAGTAAAGAAGTAATTGAGAAATTTCAAGTAAAATATAATCCTAAAAATCAATGTATAGTTTTTCCTGTAAGAGATGAAAAAGGAAAGCTTATTATGTTAACACAAAGAAGCGTTAATTCTAAAAGGTTTATAATAGATAAAGATAAAGTTAAACCTGTTTATTTATTAAATTATTTAACTGAAAATAATTTAAATCAAGCAGTTATATGTGAATCACAAATAAATGCTTTAACTTGTCATTCTTATAATATTCCTGCAGTTGCTTTATTTGGAACAGGAACTAAAGAACAATATAATATTCTTAATAAATCTCCTATAAGACATTATATTTTATGTTTTGATGGAGATGAAGCAGGAAATAAAGGAATTAGAGAATTTTTACGAAATATTAGAAAAGATGTTTTAGTTGATATTGTTAATATTCCTAAAGGAAAAGATATTAATGATTTAGAGAAGAATGAGTTTTTAAACTTACTTGAGAGGAAAGGAATTTCAGTAGAAAAACTTATCTCTAATTATAAATTAAAAACTAACAAGTAATTTAAATAATAAAAATAAATTGTATTATTAAATGTAATATAAATTTATTTATATTATAAATATTTAAGATGTAATTTAAGATGAAAGAAAGAAGAGGAAAGAAAGATGGCACAATTTAATTACAATCAATGATCACAACAAAGAAGTACTAATCAAACATCAGGAGAAAGAAAAGAATTCGATTTCATGGGTACTTATCTTAAGAATGATGGAGATTCTGTTGTTGTAAGATTTCCTTACAAATCAATGGATGATTTAGTATTCGAATCTACACATTTAGTTGTAGGTGTATTCCCTAATGACAAATACGGTAAGAGAGTTTGTTGTTCAGGAGATGATGCATGTCCTTTATGTTCTCAAGGTATTAAGAGAGATATTAGATGTGCAATTACAGCAGTAGCTTATATTCCAGATAATGGAAAAGTAGTTCAAAAGGCAGTTATTTGGGACCGTCCTGGAATGTTTGCTGATACTGATATTAAGACATTAATTACTGAATATGGTGATTTAACTCAACATTTATTCAAAATTAAGAGAACTGGTTCAGGTACAGCTACAAGATATTCTACAAATATTATTATGAATAAAGCTGTATATCCAGATGCTTTATATCCAGTTGATTTCTCAGTGCTTGAAGGTATTGATGCTTCTAAGATTTTATTTAAATCTTTAAAGCAATATGAAACTGCTTTAAATGGTGATACTGAAGAAGGAAATGAAGTTGCTCAAACAACTCAAGTTGAAACTAAAGTAGAAGTAGAACAAGTTCAAAAGGTAGAACAAGTTTCACAACCTGTTCAACAACCTAGTCAACCTATTCAACAACCTACTCAACAATCAAGTGGAGTAACTCGTTACAGATTCTAGTAATTAAAGGAGCGATTCAACATGATGGATAGTTTATGAGGAGAAGAATTTTCTATTCCTAAAGAAAAAGAAAAAACTAAAAAAGTTATTAATAAAATAGCTAAACCTAAAGAACTAAAAGTCACAGTTGAAAAACAAGTTAAGAGCAAAAAGTTATCTATAGAAGATAAACTTAAGCTTATCAATGAAAATGTTCTCTTAGTTTTAGGTAAACAGAAAGAAAATGTTCTAGTTATCAAAACTAGAGAACAATTTTCTTTATATATTGATAAGTGTATTGAAAATGGATATATTGCTATTGATACAGAAACTAACAATAGTTTAGATCCTATTACGTGTAAATTAATGGGACCTTGTATCTATACAAAAGGTGAAAAACAAGCTTATATCCCTCTTAATCACGTTGACTATAAAACTGGCGAAAGACTTTCAGATCAATTAACAGAACAAGATGTTAAAGAAGAATTCCAAAGATTAATTGATAATAATGTTTTTATTATCATGCATAATGGAAAGTTCGACTATAAAGTAATTAAATGTACAACAGGATTAGAACTTCCAATTCATTGGGATACTTTAATAGCATCTAAAATTATAGATGAAAATGAATTAAGTGCAGGTTTAAAACAACAATATGTTAGTAAGATAGATCCAGAACAAGAAAAATATTCAATAGATGAATTATTTAAAGATATTGAATATGCTTTTGTAGATCCTGAAATATTTGCATTATATGCTGCAACCGATTCTATGATGACTTATAAATTATATGAGTGGCAACTTGAAATTTTAACTCAACCTTCATATAAAAACTGTTATAAATTATTTAAAGAAATTGAAATGCCTTGTGTAATATCTACAGCTGAAATGGAATTAGCTGGAATTGAGTTAGATAAGGAATATGCTAAAAGATTACAAGTTAAATATCATAAATTATTAAAAGATATTGATGATAAGTTAGATATTGAAATTTCAAAGATTCAACCTCAAATAGATGCTTGGAGATTAACTCCTGAAGCTAATAAACCTGAAATAACTAAAGCAGGAAAAGAAGGTAAAACTCCAAACGAAAAATTAGAAAATCCTATATCTTTAAGTTCTCCAACTCAATTAGCAATACTTTTATATGATATATTAAAAGTAGGAGTTATAGATAAAAAGAAACCTAGAGGAACAGGAGAAGAAATATTATCTAAAATTAATTTACCTATTTGTAAATTAATGTTAGAAAGAAGAGGATTTGCTAAGTTAGTAGAATCATTTGTTGACAGTTTACCTGAAAAAGTAAATGAAGCAGACGGTAGAATTCATTGTAACTTTAATCAATATGGTGCTGCAACAGGAAGATTTAGTTCAAGCGAACCTAACCTGCAACAAATTCCTTCTCATAATAAAGAAATAAGAAAATTATTTTGTGCAAGAACTGATGTTGTAAGAAAAGACTATTTAGAAGAATCTAACTTAGAATTTGAAGTGTTCAACGAAAATTCTTTAAATACAATTGAAGGATATAAAGAAGCTAGACAAATATGTGTTAATGATATTATATTAAGTAAGAAAGAAGATACTAAAGTTCTTTTAAAGGTAATAGATATTAAAGAAACAAAACCTAATTATCTTACTTTTAAATTTATTGTATTGGAGGATAATTAATGTTAGAATTAGATGTAAAAGTTAAATATACTTTAGTTGGTTCCGATTTCTCACAACAGGAACCTCGACTTTTAAGTCAATTTTCTCAAGATGATAATATGATAAATGCTTACTTAAATGGTAAAGATTTATATGCTACAATTGCAATGGGAGTATATAATAATAAATATGAAGATAACTTAGAAACGTATCCAGATGGAAGTTTAAATGCTGAAGGTAAAAAACGAAGAGGAAGCTGCAAGAGCTTGTTACTGGGAATAATGTATGGAAGAGGTGTAGCTTCAATTGCTGAGCAAATTAATGGTACAATTGAGGAAGCACAGAAAATTGTAAATGACTTTTATAAAAGCTTTCCTAAAGTAAAAGCTTGGATGGATGCTTCAGAAGAATTTGCAAAGAAAAATGGTTATGTAGAAGATTTATGAGGTAGAAGAAGACGTTTACCTGATATTCTACTTCCTAAATATGAGATTAAAGATATTAATAGTACTTCTAATGCTAATTTTAATCCTTTTATAGGTTGTCAAAATAGACAAACTGAAAGTAAATTGGTTGATATGTATAGAAAGAAATTAGAGAATATTAAAGGTCGTAAACAATACGAACAGATTCAAGCTGAAGCATTAACAAAAGGCATTGAGATTCACGATAATAGTGGTTTCGTATCTCAAGCTCAAAGACAGTGTGTAAATGCAAGAATTCAAGGCTCTGCAGCTACAATGACTAAAAAAGCAATGAATAAAATATATGCCGATCAAGAATTAAAAGATTTAGGATTCAGATTATGTATTGGTGTACATGATGAATTAATTGGCGAATGTCCTAAAGAGAATGTAGATAGAGTAGCTGAACTTTTAACTTATGATATGAAAACTTGTGCAGAAGATAGTGTTAAAGTTCCTTTTAAATGTGATGCAGATATTTCAGAGCATTGGTATGATAATGATTATAATGCAGGTATAATTTCAGAATTTAATAAACTATGTAAAAATATGAGTAAAGAAGAAGCTTTACAAGTTATTTATGAAGATCATATGGAATCTTTAGAAGAAGATTTAAATGAGATATTAAAAGATTGTATAAATTAACATAAAATTGAAAGGAAGTAGCTAAAATATGTTTACATTAAAAACAAATATTGAATTACCTATAGCACATAGATTACCTGGAGCATATTCTGGTTTATGTGTAGGTAATGTATCCAGAGATGAAAAAGAAGTTTTTGCAAAAGATGACTTAGGAATAATACATGGACATAATTATTTTGTCACTTTTGAAGTTTCAACAAATAAAATGAATGATGATTTTATGGTAATGGATTTTAAGAAAATTAAAAAAATTATTCATTCAGAAATGGATCAATACGATCATTCTTTAATTCTAAAAGAAGGTGATTCTTTAATTAATTTCTATGATACAGAATATAGTAAGAGAGGTATAGATATTAATACTACTAGATTATTTGTATGGTCTGAAGCACCTACTGCAGAATATATGGCATATAAATGGTATAATGATTTTTATAAATTATTTACTGAAGCCGGAATTGAATTAACTAAATTATCAATAACTGTAGAAGAAACTTCACATAATAGTGTTACTTATACTGAGTAGGAGACTTTTATATTATGTGAACAAATATATAAATTGAAAGGAATTATAATATGAATAGTAAGTATATTGGGATGATATTTGATGGTTGGCAAGTTTGTGGAAAATTTTTAAAGAATGCTTATAATAAAGTATATAATAATCCTAAACAAAAAACACATAACGCATATTCTTATATATTAGTTAATACTAAAAATAATAATCAAACTTTAACATTATCAGGTAATACATTACGTTTGATGTTAAAAGGGAATAGAACAATGAGCAATCTTTTAAGTGCAACTAAATGTAGTAAAAATCGACAATTAGATGCATTATTAAGATCAAATAATTAATTGGAGTTGATAATATGATTAGAACAAATCAAAACGGAGAAACTGAAATTGCTCTAGTAAACATATTTGAATCTATAAATGGTGAAGGATATGCATCAGGAAAACCTGTAGTATTTATTAGAACTTTTGGTTGTAACTTAAGATGTAAATGGTGTGATACTTTTGAAAGTTGGAATGAAGAAAACATGAAGAAAGTATATCCTGAAAGAAATTTAGATGACATACTTCAATGGAAAACAGCTAAAGAAATTTTTAATTTAGTTGAAGAAATTGAAAAAGATTATATTCATAAATCTATTTGTTTAACTGGTGGAGAACCTTTAATGTTATGTAATAAAGAATTTATGTTAAATGAATTGCTTCCTTTATTTGTTAATGCAAAATATGATGTAGGAATTGAGACTGATGGAGCTATAGATTATACTGATTATAAAAATAAGTTTGGAGATTCAAAAGTTATTAATAATCACGGAGATAGAGAAGGTATTACTATTATTGCAGATTATAAATTACCTTCATCTGGAATGACAAAAAATATGATTCAATCTAATTTTAATTTATATTCTGAATGGGATTTAGTTAAAATGGTTATTTCTGATGATGAAGAAGATTGGAAAGAATTAGATAATGTACTTAATTCAAATACAAAAGCAAGTATATATTTAAGTCCTTGTTTTGGAAAAGTAACTATGTCTAAGATTCCAGCATATGTATTAAAACATAAAGATAAGCATATTAGAGCTCAAATTCAAGTTCATAAAATATTTTGGGATATGAATACAAAGGATGTTTAAAATTTAGATTTATATAAGCACTTTAATTTCTAAAAGTGCTTATTTTATTGTATATATTAATATATTTATTATATTGAAAGGAGAAGTATATTAATGAATAAAGTAGAATATACCACTTATACCGAAGAAGCAATGGATTTTTTAATGGAATCATATAAAGCTAAATTTGGAACTTTAGATGATTTTCAAGAAAATTTTAAATTATATTTAAACTTACCAGTTTTTAAAGCAAGTGAGAATATTCATGAAAAATTAACTGATTATAAAGTTGTAAAAGAGGAACTATTAGATCAAGAACAAGAGTTTGTTAAGGGTCAATCAATTAAACCTCAAATTCACTGGATTATGAGAGAGTTAACACATTACTATCTAATGAAGGCTTTTGATGCTATGAAGGTAGATCAAGATGATCCAAATATTGCAATAAATGCGTTAGGTAAAGGAACTCCTGGACGTATTGCAAAGATGTGGTGCGGAAACGATCCTGAAGATACAACAGAATTATTATCAGGTAGATGGAATAAAGAGCCTGCATTATCCGTATTTCCAAATGATGGATCAACTACAGGTGGTGAGATTGTAGAAGATGTGATAACAAAGCAAGTGGATGTAGTTGCTGTATGTTCACATCACTTCTTACCTTTTAGTTCCTTGGAACCAAATGCTAGAGTAACTATTAGTTATATTCCAAAAAATAACTTAATTGGAATTAGCAAATTACAAAGATTTGCAGATTGGTGTTCTAGTAGAGGTTGGTTACAAGAAGATTTATGTTCATATATTGGAACAACTATTAAAAGAATTTCTGGATCTGAAGATGTTATGGTTGAGATGGTTGGTTTAGTTCATGGTTGTGAGAAGTTCAGAGGCGCAAATACTAAAAATGGTAATTTAACAACTGTATATAAATCTGGAATATTCAAAAATAAAAAGAAAGAAAAGGTAATTATTAATGAATAAGAAAGTGACAAAAGTATTATTATTTAGTGGAGGATCAGATAGTGTTTTAATTAATTATTTATATGAACCTCATTATTTAGTTTATGTGAATATGCACACTAGATATTCTATTGAAGAAATAAATAAAATTAAAAATTCTAAATTTGGAAATGATCCTAGATTAAGAATAATCGATTTTCCTTTTTTAGGACAATTTGAGAGAGAAGATGCTATAATTCCATTAAGAAATTTATATCTTCCTATGGTTATTTGTAACTATTTTGATGTTGAAACTTATGGAGATTTAGATATTTGTTTAGGAGCAACAGCTGGAGATAGAGTATTAGATAAGTCTCCAAAATTTGCAGAAGATACTTCTAAATTATTAACTTATTTATATTCACCTCAACATTGGATTCCTCAAGGTAGAAAAGTAAGAATTAATATTGATTATAAGAAATATACTAAAACAGATATGTTAAAACTTTATGTTGATAAAGGTGGAGATATCAATGATTTAATGAATCAATCATTTAGCTGTTATGATCCAATTGAAAATGAAGAATGTTGGTGTATAAATGGAATTTGTAAACCTTGTTTCAGAAAATATATTGCTTATAAATTAAATGGAGCTTACTTTAAACCTGAAATAGATGTTTCAGTGTGTGAAGCTATTAAAGCTGAAATTTTGCCTCAAATAGAAGCTGGAACTTATGGAAGAGCTGAAGAAGAAAAGGAAATATTACAAGTATTAGAATTATATAAAAAAGAACATCCTGAAAATATAGGAAAGATGTTATATAAAAATACCACTAATAGACATCAATAAAATAGGAAAAATATTTAAAGAAGTTATTAAAAAATAACTTCTTTTTTGTATATTTATTGTATTATTTATATATGTAATGAGGAGTATATTTTAATGATTAAAGAAGCAGATTATCTAAGTCAAAATAATGGAAAATATATTGCAGTAGATTATGATGACACAATTACATTACATCGACCTTATCCAGAAAAGGCACCTTTAAATCCAGATGCTAAAAAATATCTAACTTTATTACATGAAGCAGGTTATAAATTAGTGTTATGAACTGCTAGATGTGGAGATGCTTATGAAGAAGCTTGGGATAGATGTATAAATGAATTTGAATTACCTTTAATAAAGGATAATGAAAAATTAATTCATGGAGAAAGTGGTAAATTAGTTGCATCATTTTATATTGATGATAAGAGTTACATAAATAGAAAGGTTAATTGGAAAAAAATTTATACATATATTATAAATAATATATAATTAACTGTATTTATATTAAACTGATAAATGAAAGGAGATTAACATGCCAAGATTTGCATTATATGCTGCAGGGGCAGGCAGTAAAAACATTTTAAATTTAAAACGTGAATTAGGTTATGACCAATTACTTTCACAATATACTGAAAGAAAAGCATGTGTGGAATGGGTTGAATATCTTAGATCACATCCTGAATGTACTTGTAAATTATTTATTGATTCAGGAGCATATACAGCACATACAAAAGGAATTGAAGTTGATGTAGATGATTATATTAATTTTATCAATTCAATTGATGATAAAGTATTTGTATTTGCACAAGTAGATAAAATTCCAGGTCGTTGGGGACAACCTAAAACACCTGAAGAATTAGCTGAAGCACCTGAATTAAGTTGGGAAAATTATTTATATATGGTTGATAAGGTAAAATCACCTAAAAAATTATTACCTATTTTCCACCAAGGAGAAGATTTTAAACATTTATGGAGAATGTTAGAATATCAATATCCTAATGGAGAATATATTGATTATATTGGAATTTCTTGTAACAAAGAATTAACTACAAATGATTGGATTCAATGGTTTAATGAAGTATTTAAAATTATTAGAGATAGTAAAAATCCGAATGTTAAAACACATGCTTTTGGAATGACTTCATTAAAGGTTTTAGAACAATTTCCATTTACAAGTGCTGACTCAACTTCTTGGGTTAGATCTGCAGGATTTGGAAATATCTTAATTGGTGGTAGTTCAGTATATGTTAGTAGTAGAAATCCAAATGATTCAGGTTATGTAGGTAACTTATCTTTAGCTTTAAAGGATTCAATTGATTCTATAGCTAAAAAATATGGTTATAGTTTGTTTGAAGTAATTGATGAAGCAACTACTGAAGAGAGAATTAAAGTTTTAAATCAATTAACTGAAGACTATAATAATTATATAAATAAGGTATCTCCTTATATGGAAGTACCAGAAATAAATTATAATAATAAATATCTATTAGATATAAAAGATGAAATAAAAGCTTATTTACAAGACGTTTATAAGAATTTATCTAGTTTAGATTTAAATAGTAGTAACATAGATATTATAAAATCAGCAATAGTTGAATTAAATGAAAAATTAGATTTAGTTAAAGGTTCAGGAGAAATTAGATGTTTATTCAATATAGCATCTTTAAATGAATGGGCATTAAATTATAATTATCGTGGAACTAACGAGTTCAAAGAAACATTATGGTAAGAAGGAGAATATAGAAAATTATGATTTTATCAACAAAACAATTTAAAGAAGTTTGTTCTTTAATTTTATCAGCTACAGATTCTAATGAAATTTCTACATTAACAGAGACATTAGAATTAGTTACAGAAGGATCTACATTATATTTAAATGTTACGAATAAAGAGTATTTTGCTACAGTTAAATTTGATTTAGATAAGGAAGAAAATTTTCATGCAACAGTTAATGCTAATTTGTTCTTAAAGTTAATTGCAGCTGTAACAACTGAAACTATTGAACTAGTAATTAATGATAGATATGTTTTAGTTAAGGCAAATGGAAATTATAAAATTCCTTTAATTTTCGAAAATGATCAATTAATGGAATTACCTTTTATTGGAATTGATAATCCACATACTGATATGACAATATCATATGATATATTAGAAAGTATTGAAAAGTACAATTCAAAAGAATTAGCTAGTGGAGCTTTAGCTAAACCTGTTCAAAGATTATTTTATATTGATCAAGAAGGTTGTATTACTTTCCAAACAGGTGCTTGTATTAATGAATTTAATTTAGAAAAACCTATTCGAGTTTTATTAAATACTAGATTAGTTAAATTATTTAAGTTATTTAAAGGCAATGCTGTTCATTTTACTCTAGGTTATGATCAAGTAAGTGAAACTATAACACAAACAAAAGTATGTTTTAATAATGATAGAATCAGATTAACTGCTATTACAGGATGTAATGATGAATTATTAAATCAAGTTCCAGTAAGAGCTATTAGAGGAAGAGCTAATACTCAATATCCAAATTCAATTATTTTAAATACTAATGAATTATCTGAAGCTATTAATAGATTATTATTATTTAGTGCTGGATATGGAAGTAAGCAAAATAGTAAACCTTATAGTAAATTTGAGTTTGATATTGAAGGAAATTTAACAATTTATGATTCAGCTAAGGAGAATGTAGAAGTTTTAAAATATCAATCAGGTTCAGTTTTAGATTCAGAATATTTTATGACTTTAGATTTAGTTGATTTTAAGAGAATTTTAGATAGTTGTTCTGATACAAATATTCAATTAAATTTTGGTAATAGTCAAGCTTGTGTTATTGTTAGAAATAATATTAAAAATGTAATTCCTGAGATTAGAGCCTAATTTTAATTAGAAAGAGGTATTAAACGTGTTAATAGATTTACTAAGTCCCGCAAATTATATAATGATTAATCGTAATGCAATTAATACTTTAGGATTAAATACTGCAGTTTATTGTTCAGAATTATTAACCATATATAAAAAAGTTGTAACAAAGAAAAAATTTGTAAATGAAGATAATTATTTTCAAATTGATAGAATTTACATAAAAACACAAACTACTTTAAATGAGGAAGATCAACTTAAATGTGACTTAATTCTTGAAAAAGTAGGTATAATTAAAAGAGATACAGATAATGTTAATATCATATATTTTGATGTTGAAGCTTTTAGTTCTTTATTAGCTTGTGAAGATATAAAGATATTAAATACTATTAAAAATACAGCAAAAGTTAAAGTTTCAAAAAAAGATAAGGAAGAATCAATGCTTCAAAAAGTAAAAGAAGCTATTATAACTCCTGATTATGACATTATGATGGCTTTAAGAGATTGGATAGATTCAATGTATACAAAACGTCCTGTAAATCGTACTCAATTAGCTTTATTTCAAAAGACTTTAAATGATTACTGTAAAGGCGATAAGCAAAAAACTATTGAAATTATTAATATAGCTAGTATAAGACAGTATATAGATTGTTCTTGGGCTATAAAAGTTTATGAAGATTCTTTAACTAAACCTGTTTCAAATATAAATTCAAATAATACAAGAGTAACTGCATTTAGTTCAGTAAATTCACAAAGACAAACTAAGAACGTAGGAAGTGAGGTATTTTAATGGTAACATTAACATATAAACTTCAATATACTCCTGTAAAAGAATATATAAATATTGATTCAAGTATTTATATATGTTCAGACAATAAAGTTCATATTAGATTTAGAGATTTTAATACTGAACAAATAATATCAGGATTTGAGAAAAAATTAACTTATTTAATAAGTTATTTAATGAATTTTTGTTATTTACCTAAAGTTATAAAAAATTATAAAGAAGAAGATTTAATAAAAGATTTTTTAAAAACAAGCGATATAAATACTGTTATAAACACAATTAAAGTATTTAGTCATGGAAAACCTTTCAGAGGCCTTAAACTAGCTAAAAACTATCGTAAAAGAGCTTGTAAGTATTTTGGAAATTTAAATTTAAATTACTTTCCTTTAAATAAAGAGAACTCTGATATAGAAACTGCAGGAACTTTACAAACATTTCTAGATACTTTTAAAATCTCATTAGAAGATTATTTATTTAATGACGCTTATGAAATAATTTTAGGTAATTTTAAAAATAAATCTAATAATAAATTTAAAGATAAATTATTAAGAAAAGAAGAAAGAAATAATTCATCTTATGATTTTGTAGAATTATGATAAGGAGAGAATATTATGGTAAAAACTAATGATATTATAAAATGTCCTCATTGTGGTCATGAATACTTTCCAGGTGAAATTTATTTACCAAAAGCTTTAGTAGGACAACCAAAAAATGTAGTAAAAGATTCAAATGGAATGATAATTAGTTATGAAGGAACTTCACCTGATTTAAAAGAAAAATATAATTGTGATAATTGTAAAAAGGATTTTTCAATTGAAGCAACACTAACATTTAAAACTTCTGAAGTTAAAGATATTTTTGAAGAGTTATTTACAACTAATTTAAAATAATATGATTTATATAAAAGAAGATATACCTCAAAAAATTTCAGGAGTAACATCTTTATTTATAAAATTTGATTTTAATCAAGAAATAATAGATATTTTAAAAAGTTGTGATAAATATATTTTTCATAAAAAATTATTATGCTGAGAATTACCTATAACTTCTTTAAGTTATTTATTAGATAATTTAACTTACATTGATGATATAAATTTAGAAATATTACCTAAAGAAGAAAATAAAGAATATTTTTATCCTAAATTAATTTATCAGTATAAAACAAAACCTTTTGAACATCAATTAGAAGGAATTGAATTTGGATTAAATAAAAATTCATGATTACTTTTAGATGATCCAGGATTAGGTAAAACTTTACAGGTAATTTATTTAGCTGAAGAGTTAAAAGCACAAAAAGGATTAGAACATTGTCTAATTATTTGTGGAATTAATTCTTTAAAAACTAATTGGGAAAAGGAAATAAAAAAACATTCTAATGAATCAGTTAGAGTAATTGGAAAAAAGATAAGTAAAAAAGGTAAAATTAGTTATGCTCCTATAAAAGATAGAGCAAAAGAAATTATGGAACCTTTAAATGAATTCTTTCTAATAACTAATATTGAAACTTTAAGAAGTGATGATGTTATAACTGCTTTAAAAACAACTAAAAATAATATTGGAATGGTTGTTGTAGATGAAGCACATAAATGTAAAAATAGTTCTTCAACTCAAGGAAATAACCTATTAAAACTAAAAAATTATAAACATAAATTAGGTTTAACAGGAACTTTAATTATGAATAAACCTTTAGATGCTTATACAATTTTAAAATGAATTGATGTAGAAAAATCTAATTTAACAAATTTCAAGTCTCAATATTGCGAATTTGGAGGATTTGGAGGACATCAAATAGTAGGATATAAAAACTTAGATATCTTAAAAGATGAAATAGAGAGTTGTTCTTTAAGAAGAACTAAAGATATGTTACCTGATTTTCCTTCAAAAACAGTAATAAATGAAATACTTGAAATGAATGAAACACATAAAAAATTTTATGATAGTGTAAAAGCTGGAATTAAAGAAGAATGTGATAAAATAGAATTAAATTCAAATAATGTATTAGGATTAACTGTAAGATTAATGCAGGCAACATCTTGTCCATCACAACTAACTACTCAAAATATAAAATCATCAAAACTAGAAAGAGTTAAAGAATTAGTTGAAGAGATTGTAGGGAATAATGAAAAAGTTGTTATAATGTCAACATTTAAAGATCCTTTAAATGAATTATATTCAGAATTAAAAGAATATAATCCTTTACTTGGAACTGGAGATATTTCAGATGATGAATTCTCTAAAAATGTTGATTTATTTCAAACAAATGATAAATATAAAGTATTTTTAGCAACTGTAAGTAAATCAGGAACAGGAATAACTTTAAATGCAGCTAGTTATATGATATGTATAAATACTCCTTGAACATCTGCTGTCCAAAAACAGGCTGAAGATAGAATTCATAGAGTTGATAATAAAAAACCAGTTTTTATATATAAACTAATTTGTGAAGATACTGTTGATGAAGTTGTAGAAAATATTATAGCTACTAAACAAGCTATAAGTGACTTTATAGTTGATGATAAGATGGATGATAATTCTATTAAATTATTAAGAGAATTTATTCAAGATCTATAATTTAAAATTATCTCGTTATTGAACGCTAAAATAATTACAAAAGCGATTCAGCAGAAAGGATTTTTATATGGATAAAGTTGTAAAAAGAAACTCTAGTTTAGAAGAGTACAATGAAGATAAAATTAAAATGGCGATCTTTAAAGCTAATAGAGAAGTAGCTAGAAAAGATAGAGCTAGTGAAGATGATATTCAATTTATATTAAATTATATAAATGGATTAAATCGTCAAAGAATGAAAGTAGATGATATTCAAGATATAATTGAAGATCAACTAATTGTTCTAGGTAAAGGTAATTTAGCTAAGGAATATTATCATTATCGATACAAGAAAGATTTGTTAAGAAAAGATAATACTACTGATAGTGCTTTAAAAGAATTAATGGAAGGAACAAGTGAATATTGGAATACTGAAAATTCTAATAAGAATGCTAAAACAGTTACTGTTCAAAGAGATTATTTTGCAGGTATTACTTCCACAGATTATACTAGCAGAGTATTATTGCCAAAAGAAGTAGTTAAGGCGCATAATGATGGTATTATTCATTTTCATGATGCTGATTATTTTGCACAAAATGCTTTACATAATTGTGACTTAATTAACTTAGAAGATATGTTACAAAATGGAACAATGATAAATGGAGTAATGATTGAAAAACCACATAAATTATTAACAGCTACAACAATTGCTACACAAATTATAACTGCTGTAGCAAGTTCTCAATATGGTGGATGTACAGTATCATTAACTCATTTAGCTCCTTTTGTTAGAGATAGTTACAATTATTATGTAGATAGATATAAATCACGTGGTGAAAACATTGATGATGTTATTAAACATGCAAATGAAGATTTAAAATCTGAAATTGAGGCATCAGTACAAACATTTAATTATCAGATAAATTCAATGTCTACCACTAATGGCCAAGCCCCATTCTTAAGTGTGAATATGTATTTAGGGGAAACAGATTTATATAAGAATGAATTAGCTATGTTAATTGAGGAATTTTTAAAACAAAGAATTTTAGGAATGAAAAATGAAAAAGGTGTATATATAACTCCGGCATTCCCTAAGTTATTATATGTATTAGAAGAAGATAACATTCATAAAGATTCACAATTTTATTATTTAACTGAATTAGCAGCTAAATGTACTGCTAAGAGAATGGTTCCTGATTATATATCAGAAAAGGTAATGAAACAGTTAAAACATAGTTCCATTGGAAGTGATGATTGTTATCCATGTATGGGATGTAGATCATTCTTAACACCTGATAGATTTTCAATAACTGCCGGAAATATAAGTAAATCATCTAATTACATAACTCAAAATAATAAAAGAATACAAATAGCTGAAGAATTTGAATTAATAGATTAATCACGGTGTAGTTATTATTATTTTACTCCTCAATTAATTCACTAAATTAATTGAGGAGTTGATAACATGAATATAACTAAAATTTTTAAGTATTACTATTTATATGAAATAAAGGTGAATAACAATAGTAGTTCGTTACATAATAAATATTACTATGGAATGCATTGTACTGATAATCTGGATGATAATTACTATGGTTCAAGTGTAATATTAAAAAATTACAAAAAGAAATATGGTAATGAAGGGTTAGAGAAAAGTATTTTAGCTTTCTTTTGTAATTATAATGATTTGGCTGAAGCAGAAAAACAATTAGTTAACAGTAAAAAAGTGGAATTAGGTGATAATTGTTTGAATTTAAATGATGGCGGATTTGGCAGTTTTACTTTTATAAATCAAACATTAACTGATGAACAAAAACATATAAATGCTTCTAAAGGTGGTCAAGGAAATAAACTTAAATTACAGAATAGAGATAATTTAAAAATTTTTAGAGATAAATGTATTGCTTATCATAAAAATATGTCTGAAGACAAAAAAGAAGAGATATATAATAAAGTATCTAGTTCTCTTAAATCTTGATATGCTGATGATAAAAATAAAAATGCAATAGAATCTAAAAAAATTAATAATAGAAATAGTAATAAAATTAAAAGTAGAGAGTGGCGAAAAGAATTTAATTCCTTATTCGGTCATACACCTGAGTTTTATAGGAAATATAATAAATTAAAAGAAGTAAGTGAATTATTTCGTAATAGAGATAAATTTACTTTTGAAAATCTTGAAGATGAGATTAAAAGGATAAATACTGAATGTACCATTTTAGAACCTAAGAAATGAAGTTGTAGTAATTCAATCGAACGTTCTAAAAAGTTACAGGAATATCATAAATTGCAAAGAAATAAAAACTCTAAATATATTTATGATTTTAATAATAATATTTTCTATAATGGAATTGATTTTATTGACTTTTTAAATATAAACTTTAGTAATAAATTCAAAGTAAAAATAACTAAAAATATATTAAAATATTTGGAAGTTAATTCAAATATTTCAGCTAATTATAGAAAAGAAATTAAAGAATTTTATTTATTTGTCAAAGAGAATTTAAAGATATATAAGAAGGAGAATGACAATGGATGTTAATAAATTATGGGAAACCTCATTAAAATCTGGATATACTCCAAAAAACAATATTATTGAATTTAATGTCCCTAAGAAAATAAAATTAAATAATGATAAGATATATATCATCTCTGGTTTAGAGAAAATAGATAATAAGATATATTTAATAGAACATAAACCTATATATTATTCAAGATTCAATCAAGGAGTTGTAACAATTTCATTACCTGATGTGGCGTTATCTAGTAAAGGTGATTATAAAAAATTCTGGAAATTATTAGATCAACGTTTAGATATCTGCCACACAGCATTAAGATGTAGACATGAAAGATTATTAAACAGACCTTCTGATATGGCTCCTATTTTATGGCAACATGGAGCATTAGCTAGATTAGATAAAGGTGAAAAAATAAATAAGTTATTATTTAATGGATATTCAACAATTTCTTTAGGATATGCTGGATTATATGAATGTGTAAAATATATGACTGGACATTCTCATACAGGAGAAGGCAAGGAATTTGGTTTACAAGTTATGCAATATCTTAATGATAAATGTAGAGAATGGAAAGAAGCAGAAAATATTGATTATTCAGTATATGGTACGCCTATTGAATCTACAACATATAAGTTTGCTAAATGTTTAAAGAAGCGTTTTGGTGTAATAGAAGGAATTACAGATAAAGATTATATTACTAATAGTTATCATGTTCCAGTATTTGAAGAAATTGATGCATTTACAAAATTAAAATTAGAGAGTGAATTCCAAGCATTAAGTCCTGGTGGCGCAATTAGTTATATAGAGACTCCTAATCTACAGAACAATATTGAAGCAGTATTACAAGTGATTAATTTTATCTATGATAACATTATGTATGCTGAATTAAATACTAAGAGTGATTATTGTCAAGTATGTGGTTATGAAGGTGAAATTTTAATTGATGATAACTTAGAATGGTATTGTCCTAATTGTGGAAATAAGGAACATGATAAGTTAAATGTTGCTCGTCGTACTTGTGGATATATTGGAAGTAATTTCTGGAACAAAGGAAGAACTCAAGAAATAAAAGAAAGAGTACTACATTTAGATAATAAAGAAATTTAATAAATAAGGTCGAAAGACCTTTTTATTTTACCGGTTTATTGTATAATTATTATAGAAAGGTGGGCACTATATGCTTAAATTAAGAAAAGATATAAAATTAAATAAATTTCCTTGTGTAGAAGAATTATTTAATTTTTTAAATAGCAAGTTAGAATTAGATGAAGAAGAAATAACTTGTATTGATTTTAGATCAAATGATGCAAAGGAATATGTCTTTTATAAAAGACTTGGATTAAAAACCGAAATGGCACAAGATTGTTCTATACATTTCGTTAATCATGATTCTGGAGGTTTATGTCCTTCTAGTTTTGGATCTTGGACATCATGTTATCTATATAATTTAACTGAAGAAAGTTTAATTAGATTAGAATACTTTTTAGCACATAAAATTTTTACGCCCTTCAGAATGGAAACTTGGTATGGTAAACGTCCTAATAGAATGCATGATACCTATAGTATATGGTTAGAAGGTAAACAAATATGAAAACATTATTAGAGAGAAAAGAATATTATATACCTATTTACTGTTATAGACATTTTCCTAGCATTCACGATATTTATGAGAAAATTATTTATGATTTAGTAAAATATGGTAAAATAAATTTATATGAAAGTAAAACTGAAGCATATAAAACGGCAAAAAGTTTCTTATGTGACGATGATACGTACACAGTTGGTGTTTTAGACTTTAGTCATGGATGGTGTGAAGCGTATTGTGATTGTTATAAAGAAGATGGATCAATAAAAGTGTTTGGGTTAGATTGTTCGGCAAATTGTTATAAAATTGTAAAATAGAGTTGATAATTATAATCTTTTGTAGTACAATATGTATATAAGGTTAAGGAAAGGTAACATAAAAAAATATGGAAATAAAAATAGATGTTAAATTCAATATTGGCGATAGAGTTTATGTAAAAAGTCATAATAATAGAATGGATACTGATGGTGAAGGTATTATTGAAGGTTATGTTATTAATAAAACTAAAAAGAGTTGTAAAGTTTATTACTTAGTTGAAGGAAGAGGAAATTACCGTCGAAAGTATCGTTATACTGTAGGTGAATTAGAATTAATTGACAATAATCAAAAGGAAGGAAACTAATTATGAGATATAACAAGATAAGATGTATGGATATATCAAATGGTCCAGGAATTAGAGTTAGTATATTTTTTCAAGGATGTCATTTTCACTGTAAAGGTTGTTTTAATGAGGATACTTGGGATTTTAATTTAGGTATAGAGTTTACTGATTCCACAATTGATAAAATAATTGATTTATTAAAACCAGATCATTATCAAGGTTTATCTATATTAGGTGGAGAGCCATTACATCCATATAATGTTAATGGTGTTATAAAATTATGTAATAAGGTTAAAGAAAAATATCCTAATAAGGATATATGGTTATGGACAGGATTTGAATTTGATTTGAAAAAGGAACTTTTATTAAACAGTCCAATAGATGTTGCAGTTTGCGGACCTTTCGAAATTGATAAAAAGGATATAAGACTTAAATATAGAGGATCGTCTAATCAAGAAGTAATAGACTTAAACTTATTAAGGAAATATAATAAATAGTTTAATTAAAGGAGTTATTAATAACTCCTTTTTTCTTTGCTTAAGTATATAATATTTTAAAGTAAAAAAAAAATAAAGGTAATGATTATTCATTACCTTTTTTATTTGTAGAACCAAATCCACCAGTTCTCTCTTCATTTGTATTATCATCTACTGTTTTTAAATAATTCATAAAAATACCTTGCATAAACGCACTTTCACCATCAAGGTAAATATATTCATTATCTTCATTATAAAAATGGATTTTAGCTTGAATATGACCTTCATTTAGAGCTGAGAAATAATCAGCATCAATAACTCCACAAGTATTATCTAAAGAAAATCTATATTTAAACCCTAAAGAACTTCTAGGAAGTAACATTAATACTGATTCAGGATCCATTTCACATCTAATTCCTGTTGGAATTTTAACACTTTGGTTATTTAATAATTTGATTCCAGTAGGAAGATAAAAATCATATCCTGCAGAATTTTTTGTAGCTCTCTTTGGTAACTTAATATTTTCATATATTAACTTAATATCTTCCTCTTCTAAGTTTAAATACTTATAATCACTATTTAAGAAATCCTCTTTAAATTGTTGATAACTTACTTTATAAAATTTAATCATATTATTAATCCTTTCTATATCCAAATTTTTCTATATTATTACATTCAGGATATCCTGTACATCCATAGAATAATCCATATTTACCTTTTCTTATTGCCATAGGTTTTCCACATTTAGAACAAATTTTTTCTTGTCCTTCATTAGGAGAAATCTTTTTAATTTCATTCTCAAGTGAAGAATAAAATTGTTTTAAATCATCTATATAATTTACTTTTCCTTTTGCAATTAAATCTAAAGTCTTTTCCATTGAAGCTCTAGATGTGACATCTACAATAGAAGGGAAATTTTTCTTTAAGAAATGAACTAATTTAATTCCTAAATCTGTTGGAATTAAATACTTATCTACTAATTTACAATAACCTCTTTTTTCATCTAATATAGTTGAAATAATAGTTGAATAAGTAGAAGGACGTCCTATACCTTTTTTATCTAATATTTTTAAGAACGAAGCTTCAGTATATCTTGAAGGAGGATTTGTATGTTTTTCAACTGCTTCTTCAAATGTATTTTGTAATATTTCATTAATTTCAAATGTTTCTTTTATTATTTGAGCATCTTCTTTAGAATCATCATTTGAGCTGTAAGAATAAACTTTTCTATATCCTTCAAAACGTAATTCTTTAGAATTCATTGTAAATAAATGATTTCCATTTTGAATAGTATATATAGTATTAGCAATAATAGCAGGTTTCATAGCTGAAGCTACTGTACGTTTATATATAATATCATATATTTTTAAAAGTCTTTGATTAGAGATATAATTACTTAATTTTTCAGGAGTCATTTCAAGATCAATACATCTTATTCCTTCATGACCTTCTTGAGCATTTTCACCTTTTTTGCCAAACTTAACAGGAGAATAATATTCATTTCCATAAGTATTTTTAACAAAATTTTCCAATTCAGGTAAAAATTCAGGAGCATAAGTTGCATCATCTGTACGATGGTATGTAATTAAGGCTATATGATCTCCTTCTATATCAATACCTTCAAACAGTTTTTGAGCAGAATCCATAGCATCTTTTACACTAATTCCAAGTCTTTTAGAAACTTCTTGTTGGAATGTTGAAGTTGTAAATGGAGGTTTAGGATTTTCTAAGCTATCTTTTTTTGTTATATCTAAAATAGAATAATTATTTAATTTACATTCATTAACTATATTTTTACACTCATTAAGAGAATTTAATCTTGAAATTTCTTTTTCTTTAGTTCCAAAATATTTTGCTTTAAAATCAACATCGTTCTTTGAAAAATGTAAATATAAATCAAAATAAGTTTCAGATTTAAAATTTTCAATTTCTTCTTCTAAATCTACAATAAGACCTAAACCAGGAGATTGACAATTTCCTACAGATCTTGCATTAACATTATTTCTAGCTATATTTGAAACTCTATATCCTACTATTTTATCTCTTCCACTTCTATTTAAAGAAGCACCAACTAAATTCTCATCTATTTTTCTAGGATTTTTTAAAGCTTCCATAACAGCTTTTTTTGTTATTTCATGATAAGTAATTCTTTCATATTTATTTTCAGGAATTTTTAAGAAATTCTTTAAATGATATGCAATAGCTTCACCTTCACGGTCAGGGTCACTAGCTAATATAACTTTATCAGATAATTTTACTTGTTCTTTTAATTTTTGAACAACTTCTTTTTTATCTGGAGAAATTACAAAGTCAAATTCGAAATTGTTATTTGGATCAATTCCCATATTATATAATCCAGAGTCATTTATTTTACTAATATGACCTACAGAAGCCATAATAATATAATTGTCAGGTAAAATTTGTTTAAGTGTCTTTACTTTATTTGGACTTTCAACAATCATTAATATTCTATCTTTTTTATCTACTTTAGCCATATAAATCAATTTCCTTTCTAAATATATTATACAGTATTAATTTAGCATATTAACAACTAAATAATCTAAAAAAGATTCTTTACTTAATTCTAAATTACCTGATTTTAAATTAAAATCTATATCAGTTAAAAACTCAATAATATCTATAATTTTATCTGTACTATAAATATTACATTGATTATTCTTTAAAAACCAAACTTGTTTATCACTCATTCCCATAGAAGTTATAGCAGATTTACAATTTGTTTGTATTGCTAATATTTGTTTAAATTTCTTTAATAAAGTTGTTACAGCTCCTAAAGGTTCTATATCTACAACGAATATATCTGGAATTAAATTATTTATAGTCTCTAAATCTTTTCTTATAACAGCATCAGTAAAATCAAATAAATTTTTATCTGTTAAATCACAATATCCATTATCTGAATTTATAATGTTAAATATATTATTTCTTGCTCCTACAGGAAATATTTCTATCTTTTTACATTCTTGATCTAATCTATAAATATCATATTTACATATTTGACATAACCAAACAACTTCTTGTTCTCCCAAACCTTGTAATCTCATTTTAACATAATCTTCTATTTGCCAATTAATTAATTTATTGACTTCTACATAATCAACAGTTAAATTATCAGGTAATTCTTTACATAAAATAATTAAATTTTTATAAGTTTGATCAGGATATTCAGTTAATTTTTCTACATCTAAAACATATAAATAATTATCTTCAGTTTCAAAGAATGAATTATTTTGAAATATATCAGTTATAGAATTTACATATACTTTTTCTAAATTTTTATTTTTAGATATATTATCTATATAATGTTCACATAAAAATTTATTATCAGAATACTTTAAAATAAGTAAAGAATCATCTAAAGAATTAGATTCTATTTTAGATTTTAATTGAATTATATCCATTATCTCTACTTCCTTTCCAAAGTTTGATAATTAAACTTTCCATAAACAGTCTTTTATTTATTCTTTTATCAATTAATTTTTTTCTATTTTCAATTAATATTAAATACATATTTAAATATTTTAAACATAAAGTTTCTTTATAGTATTTATTTAATGAATATGCTAAAACATCTAAAAATAAATTTAAGTCAAATTTACTATATTCATCTTTATAATTTATTTTATCACATATAGATAATGAATTAAGAATATTAGCTGAATTTATTTTATCACATATTTTAATACATAAATCATATAATTCTTCAATATTACTTAAATTTGAATTTATAATATCTCCAGGAGTCTTTAATACATTTAGAATAAGTTCCTTATTCTCATTATTTGAAATAAAATTACTTAAAATATCTTTAGTATATAATTCTAATTCAATAGTTACACATCTATTTAAAATAGTATTTAAAACATTTAATTTAGATTCACATAATAAAATAATATAAGCATTACTTAAAGGTTCTTCTATAAATTTTAATAGTATATTTTGACTTTTTTCTGTAATATCAGACAAATTAATTAAATATATAGAAGGATTTGGATTTATATAAATATTATCAATAACTTCAGAAGAAATTATTTCAGTAATATCAATTAAAGGAAGATTTAAAATATTTTCTTTTATATAATTAGATATTAAATGTTTTCCACTTCCTCTATCTCCTACTAATAATAAAGATCTAGGAAAGTTATTTAAATCATAATTATTTAATTTATTTAATAAATTATCTTGTCCTAATATTTTATTCATAAATTAAAATCCTTATCTCTATATTCCAGCACAAATTTGAATGCTTAAAGCTTCTATAGTAGATTTAATATTAGTATCATACTTAATTATGTTCTTCATATTTAAAATGTGTTTAACGAGCATATTAAAATAATTTATATTATTTTCAATACCAGTTACATACTTAACACATCTTGGATTAGGATCTCCATTAGAAAATCTGACCACCTCTAAAGATGCAGGTATTTTTAAGCTTATCATATTTTTAAATATGCAATATTTATTTAAATCTAATATAAAATCTAAATATTGATCTACAAATAATTTTAAATCTTTTCCTGAATCATAAAAACTTTGAAGGATATTTAAAACCTCTCCTTGATTTCTATCAACAAAAGCATTTGTTAAATCGAAAAATAAATCATAAGAGAAATTACCTAAACACTCTAAAACATTATTTATATTTAAATCGGTGGAATAATTAGCACATTTTTCTAATAAAGAAATAGCATCTCTAACTCCTCCAGAACTTAATTTAGAAATAAATTCACAAGCTTCATTAAAATTAGTAAATCCTTCATTTTTACATATATAAAGCAATCTATCTTTAATTAAATTTATATTTACTTTAGATAAATTAAGTCTCATAACTCTATTTTGAATAGTTGCAGGAACTTTTTCAGGATTTGTTGTACAAAACATAAATATAGTATATTTAGGAGGTTCTTCAATACATTTTAAGAATGCATTCCAGCCTTGAGTAGTAATCATATGACATTCATCAATAATAAATATCTTATATTCACTATCAATACTTCTTTCTTTAGCTTCATCAATTATGGTTCTAATAGCATCTACTCCATTATTAGAAGCTCCATCAATTTCTATTAAACTGCCTTTTCCTTGATTAATTTCATTTCCAAATATACGAGCTAATGTTGTTTTACCACAGCCTGAAGGTCCTGAAAGTAAATAACAATTAGTATATTGCTTTAATTCTAATTGTCTTCTTAAAATTTTAATAACAGATCCTTGAGATAATGTATCTTCAAATGTTTTAGGTCTATATTTGACTGCAAGTGATTGTGCCATTATATCAATTCCTTTCTACTTAAATTTAATTTAATATACAATTCTATAATTTTTGTAATACTTTAATTTGATTTAAATGTGACCAACCTGACCAAACATAGGCTATATCTTTATTCATATTTAAATCATAAGCTATACCTGATATTTTAACCATATCTAAATATAATTTATCAATAACAACTTTTAAACATCTATAATTAGGCGATAAATTTGAATTCCATTTAATTTTTAAATCTAAATCATTAAAAAAAGAATCTTCTAGATAAATTAAATAAGACTTATCTTCTTCAATTTTAATATCATTTCTCTTTTTAATAAAATAAGTATTAGTATTAATATCAAAAGTAGATAAGTCTGCATATTTAACTTTTTTAAGTTCTTTTTCAATTAAACTTAAATTATCTTTCATTTTACTCCATATTTTCTAGAATAAATGTGCTCATATAATCAGCCGCATGAAGTAAACATAATAAAGGATTTGTATCAGTAATAGGACTTAAATCCCAATTAGTACTTGTATCACCTAATCCTCCATGATGATTAAGAATTGCTATTGTTTCTTCCATACTTAAAGGAATATATCTAGAGATTAAAATCATAGAATTTGTTTCATGATCTTTACATAAAAATCTATTTTTAGCTTCTTTTACTTTAAAAGCTTGTTTAGCAACCCAATCAAACTTTCCCATATTATCAGATTTTAATCCTTTTTCATTATAAATTTTCTCATTTTTAATATAAGATTCATAGAAGTTTACTTTAGATAAATCATGTAATAGTCCTACAACTAATACTGAATTCATATCTAAATTAGGAATTTGATAACTAAACATTTCTACTAATTTTGTTAATGTTCTATATACATTTAAACTATGTTCACATAATCCACCTGTATATGCTGAATGGTAATTAGTAGAAGCAGGAGCGTAAAAGAAATCACTTTCTTCTAAAAATTTAATTAATCCTTGAATATCTGCTCCAGGAATATTAATTTGATTAATTAAGGATAAAAATTCATTTTTATTTAACTCTATTTGTTGTTCTGTTAACATATTATTCTCCTTTACTTAATATTAATTATTATACAATTAATTTAATATATACATATCTTTTACATATGTAATTAAAACATTTTTGTTATTTTCTAAAATTTCTTCAATAACTTTATTTAAACAATCATTTAATATTTTTCCTATTAAAACTCCATTATAACCGAGTTTTAATAAATCATTACCATTTATAGCTAATTGCTTTAAAGAAAAGCAAATTTCAGTGTTAATGATTGAGTTATAGGCAGTTTCTAATTCATCTATAACTTCTTTTGGAAAATTAATAGTATGATCTCTATTATCAGCAAACTTTAATTCCAAAAATAGTTCAAATAATTCATCTCTATATTTTTCAGGAATTAACTGAATAAATTTTTTCATAGATCTGTTTAATCTTTTTGTAGAAAAATTAAAATCATGATATCTAATTAGGAATAAAATCTTTTCTTTCTCTTCATTAGAATATTTTAATCTATCTAAAATTCCTGTAGCAATTTCATATGATTTTTCCGCATGATCAATGTAATGTTTTAATATAACACCATCTTTTTCATATTCAGTTGCCACATAAGGTTTTCCTACATCATGAAGTAAAGCTGCAACTTTAACAATATAGTTATAGGTATTTAATGAGAACATTGTTGATAAAGTATGATGCCATAAATCATTAGTGTGATATAAACTTCTTTGATCATAATCAAACATAACACTTATTTCAGGTAGAATATAAGAAATAATATCTCTTACCTCAGTCTCTAGTAAAACTGCAAAGTATTCATATGAAATCATTTTATTTAACTCTGTTCTAATACGTTCTTTAGAAATAAAATCTAATAAATATTTGTTTTTATGCATTGCTTCCAATGTTTTTTTGCCAATAGACATTTTATATCTTGATGCAAACCTAATACCTCTCAGAATTCTTAAGGCATCTTCTTTGAAACGTTCATCTGGATCTCCTACAGCATGTAATTGTGAAAGAATAATGTGATCTTCTCCTAGAAATAAATCTACTAACTTATTTCCATCATAAGCCATTGCATTAATTGTAAAATCTCTTCTGCTTAAATCATCTTTTAATTCCGTTTTAAAAATAACCTCATCTGGATGTCTATGATCTGAGTAAGTAGTTTCTCCTCTATAGGTAGTTATTTCAATAGGTTCCTCAATAAAAACAGTAACAGTTCCGTGCTTTTCACCATTATTATTAATTAATTTGTAATCCTTAAATACTTCTTTAATTTGATTAGGTAAAGCATTAGTAGTAATATCATAATCTTTAGGTTCAATATTCATAAGAAAATCCCTAACACAACCTCCAACAAGGTATGCTTCGAAATTATTCTTATGTAAAATATCTAATACTTGTTGAATGTTTTTAGGGATTTTAAAATTCATATTATTTCTCCATTCCTTGATAAGTTCTAGCAATTTTATTTACTAAACCCATATCAACCTTTCCATTGAAATTTGCTTTAAAATGTTTCATAATAGATGGAATAGATTTATCTGTTAATTTTTCAATTTCATTTCTAATTTCATCTTCAGATAACATTTTAGGTAAATATGAAGAAACGACTTCTTTTTGTAATTTTAAATTATTTGCGGCTTCAATTCTATTTACTTTAATATTTAATACAATTTCATCATCTAGTTCTTTAATAAATTTTTGAACAATTTTTGTTGATTCATTATCTTCTAAAGGTAATTGCTTTAGTTCAATTGATTTATTTTTTAACTTACTATAAAGTAAAGATAAGACATCTTTCTTTAATTTATCTTTATTTTTCATTGCGGTAATCATATCTTGATGTACGTTAACTGAAATCATTTTATTCACCTTCTTTGTTTAATAATTTCATAATATAATCAGGATCCTTAGTAAAAACAGGAGTGTTTACATCTTCTTCCCATTTACTTCTTAAAGCTCCATTCTTATCATAATATACTTTTTTAATAATAATTCCTTGTTTATCAATGTTATCTAATTCATTCCACCTAACACCAATTTCTTCTAACATAGTAATTTTTTCTTTACCATTTTTCTTATGTAATTGTTTATTACTGAAATGTGATAAAGCTAACATTGTAATACTATTCTTAATAGCATCTTGTTGTCTCCAAACTAAACAGTTATATACTTCAGTTCGATTAGGAACATTAAAACATCTACTATCAAATTGTGCTTTGAAAAGTTTTTGTTTCCATACATCATATGATGGATCTCCTTCAGTAAAACCAGATTCCAATTCATTATAAATTGCTTGGTTGAACGCTAAGGTTGCCATTGATGCTGTTATTGAACAAATCTTTTCAACCTGATTATCAAAATATGGAGAGGTATTCAATTTGAAATCATCTAATAAAACTAATGTAATTTCATCAGATTGAGTATAACCTAATACACAATTTTGAACATTTGCACATAAATATTTAACAGTCTCAACCATACATTTTTGAAAAGTCTTATCAAAAGGTCTATTTAAACCTCTAGTAAATGTATGAAAAGCTTTTCCATCAATTCTAATAATTACTGGTGTTCTTCTTAATAAATAATTTCTAGGAACAAATTCATATTCCTTCATTCTAGTTCCTAAAGCATCTGTTTCCATAACTATTCCTCCTTAAATAATGTTTGTGAATAAATAGGTTTAATAATTTTATCATAAATTTGTTTCTTATCAACTGTTTTAGGTAACTTGGAATTATCATAACCTGATTTAGATTCAGTTTCTAACTTATGTAACATTTCATAGAATTCAGGAGTTACCTTACCATCTTCACTTCTATATTTACCATTTCTAATATTCATTAATAATTCATGTTCATTCTCACGATATGTATGTAAATCACCTGTAGTTAAGATTTCATTACACATAATATACAAACGAATTAAATGCATCATATGCTTCTGAAGGTGAATATCATCCTTCTTTTTATTACGTTGACCAACACTTGAATTAAAATCTCTTACTACTTGACTTAATTCCAACAGTAATGAATTGAATTCTGCGACAGGTAATTTTTCAAATGTTGCATCCATAAAGATACCAAATGTACCTAGCTTATCTTGTTGCTTATTATAATTCTTATCATATTTATCTACATAAATCTTAAATTGATCTTCATTAAATTCAAATTTTTCAATACAATTTTGAAGACAATTCTTTAAAGATCTAGAAATATGAGTTTGAACTTCTTCCTCAGTCAATGCCTCGTTATCTCTAGCCATTGCATTTTCTAATCTATTTAATTGTGCATGAGCGTATCCACCAAATGTATGATAAGCTCTCTTAGTTAAGAATAAATGTCTATTATCTAATAGGATTTGACCTAAAGGACTTACATATAAATAATGTTCTGGTTTACAAAATAACATTTCAATAATATTAGGATTGCAATTGCTAACCAAATCTAAGAATTTACTTAAACTATAAATTGTGGTATCAGTAGTTGCATCTAATCTTTGTTCGAAATGTTCTAGTCCTAAAACACATTCAGTAGTATCTAAAGTTACACCTCTAATATCTACATCTGATGTTTCAATGTTAGTACCATAACTATGAGAACCACCTAAACATAAAAACATAATTCTATTTCCCAAATGTTTATCAGTTCTTAAGAAGTCATATGCTTCTGTTTTTAACATTTCTTTAATCTCTTGTAATGTCATATATTAATTCACCTCTTCCTCAATAATTTCATATTCACCAATATCTGAATAAGATTCATAATTATCTATACAATTCTGAACGTAATTATGATAATCATCATTCATTGGAGCAATAAAATTTTCGGCATCTTCTCTATTTAAAAATGCTTTTTCATAGATATGATAACCTTTTAATACCACTACATAAATCTTCATTGTAATTAATACTCCCATCGATTATAATCTTTATATTTTTCTTTTATTAATTCCACTTCACTATCATTTAATACTGATAAATCTGTCCAATTATCAATATCACGATAATTACGATAAAATGAGCATGTATAATTTCTTAAGATATTGGAATTTTTAATGATATCCTTATTTATAACCTTCTCTAATATTTCCTTATTCAAGTTGGTATTTTGTGTATTAGAGAATTGATACATTGAAATTTCTTTCTTAATTCTATAATACTCTTTATCACTAGAGGATCTAATATTTTCTTCATTACATTCTAGATATTGTTCATATGGACTTAATACATCAATATGTTTATTACATAGGATGTAAGATTGTTTATTTTCTAATAAACGAATACTACCTTTTTCAATATCAATTATATTATCTTCCTTGTCAAAATTAGAATGAGAATATAAGTGAATATACATGTGATATTTCTTAGGCTTATCAAATAAGTGGATTGTATCTATTGAATCACGATAATTCCAATTACTTGTTTTATAACCAAAAGTTTCAAAAGTTTTATAAATTTCTCCAACATAAACAAATGTTTCTGTTTTAGTTCTAACTATATCACCTGGAACGTATTTTTTACTTTTAGAAGCATTTCTTATGGTATCATCATGTTTTGCTTGTTCAAATAATTCCATATTTTCAGTAAATGCTCCTACAGCATTACCTTTTATTCTACCTAGATATACTTTACTTTGACATTTACCATTTACAAAAGTATTATGTTTTAATAGATTTAATAAGATATCTGAATTAATTCCAATTAGGAATTGCTTACCATCTGGTCCAGTTATTTTACAATTCCAGAAAGATAATTTTCCACCTTGACAAGAACCATTAGCACTATCTTCTAATTCAAATTCAAAGCAACCATTATTATCATATTCATATTGAATACCATCTACTACTTCATATTCATATTCTTTTCTATTCCATTGATTAATGTATTCAACAGGTTTATTATTTTCATCTAATTTAATTGATTGTGATCTTGACCAACTTAAAGCACTATCTAACATTCCTTTACTATCAGGATCTACTACATAAGCAGGTGAACAATCATCGTATCTACTATATACTTCTTCAGTACGATAATTAAACCACCACGTTTTTGGTTTAGATACAATAATTACCTTCTTAGGTATTTTAACTCCTTTATAATCCATACAAACACCTCATTTTCAATTTATTATATAATACAATTAATAGATTAAAATAATTAAAAATAGCTAAATTATATAAGAATAAAAATTAAAAAGAGGTTTATATGAATACTTTATTGGAAGCTATTAAAGAATTAAATCAACTAGAAATTAATGAATGAGTAAAAATTACAGCTAAAGATACAGTGCTTAGTCATGCTACAAGAAGTATGCAGGATTTAGCTAATATATTTAAAACAGGATTAAAAAAGGAAGAAAAGGTACAGTTTCATTTACAAATCAATTCATAGAAAATAAAGATGATATTCCTGGAACTATAATAAGAAATTCAAATAAATTTTCTTGTGCAATTAATTTAGATTTTAATTTAGTAGAAGATTATGTTAAAAAAGTAGGAAATGAAATAATCTCCATAAATCAGTTTTCAAAATATCTGACAGGACAAGAAAAAGGAAAAGGTTATACCAGAATACATAGAGTAGGAGAAGGTGAAGATGGAAACTACTATTTACAAGTATACAATTGACCTGGATTATTTAAAATTTCAAAAGAATTATATACTTATTTAGTTGAAAAAATGTTAGAATTTGATTCTTTTCCAATTCTAAGACAAAAATTTAAGTTAAATAAATCTTCAGGTTGGAATGAAAAGTATCAAGATGAAATAATTAATCTTAAATCTTATTATTTTTATCAAGATAATAAAGGAATAATTTCATCTCCATCTTTAACAGTAAAAAAAGATGATTTAAATAATTATGAAGAATGAAAAAAGCATAAAGATGATCCTGAGTATAAAGTTTCAGATAGATTTAGACTTCATATTTATTTAAATCCTAAATTTGCAGATGAATTATGTAATCAATTTACGGCCGATGAAGGAGAATATATTGTAAAAAATGATATTCCTGATTATATTATAAAACAGGCTTTAAGAGAAATCTGACTTCCAGAAATAATTAAAATTCCTTCAGATATAAAATTTAATAATAGAAATTTAAGTGATAAACTTATAACAAATAAAAATTTATTTAATTTAAAAACTTATTTTGATATAATAAAAACAAATAATAAAGTAAAAATAGATTTTATAAAGGATGCGTTTAATAAAAATGAGATATCGTTTGATTATATAAATTTAATAACGAATTTAATGGAATTAATAAATAAATTTAACACTAAGAAAGTTCAATTAAATTTCTATAGCGAAGAAAAAATTCTTGTAGCTGCATATTAAAAAGAGGATTTAATCCTCTTTTTATTTATTATTAATTATTAAAGTACTTCTCAACATTAATTTGGCAACTTCTCATTACTTCTAAAGCAGCTTCATGTTTTTGTGGTGTTACTCCTGCACATAAATCTTCATATACTGTAACGTTTGCCTCAGGAAACATTGCCTTTAAACTTAAAGCATTGCTAATTACACAAATATCTGTACAGAAACCTACTAATTTAATTTCTTGGACATCACTTAGAAAATAGAAATGTTCATATAACACTTCTCTCCATCTTTCTTGAGTCATTCCAAATGAAGGTTTATTAACCTGATATTTAGTGATAGATGCATTTAATAATTCATCACATACTTTCCAACCTTCAGTATTTTCAATACAATGAGGAACTGGAAGATATTTTCCTTCTCTAGTATTCATATAATTATTAGAATGAGTATCTCTTGTAAATATTACACAAGATCCACAAGATTCTTCTTCTTTGATAAATTGAACTAGACCTGGAATACAATTTTGTGCTTCCTTAGAACCTAAAACATCATATACGAAATCTTTTTGAGCATCAATAATTAAAGTTAAAGTTACATTTCTTTGCATATTACTTACCTTCACTTTCTAATCTATATTGAACTGCCTCTTTTAAGTGTGCTAAGTAGGAATTATCTTGGCACATTGTCTTGCCAAGTACATCTGAAATTTTAGCTACAGGATTTCCATTTACATATTGTAATTTAACAACAATATTTAATGCTGGTTGACAAGTATCATTACTAATAAATGTTCCAATTCCAAATGATACTTTACATCTATCTTTGAAATATTCATAAATTTCTTGAGCTTTATCAAAATTTAGACTATCACTAAATAATAAAGTCTTTGTTTTTGGATCAATTCCTAATTTTTCATAATGTGCTAATATTTTTTCTCCCCATACAAAAGGATCACCACTATCATGTCTAACACCAGTATACATTGTTGCTTGTTTCTTATCAAAATCCAATAAGAATATATCTGTTGATAATGTATCAGTTAAAGCTGTACCATTATCTCCATTAAATACGTCAAACCAATCTTCTAATGCATACTTATTAGTATATGCTAATGACATTCCTTTAATACCTTGATACATTTGAACAAATTCATGTGCATAAGTACCAATAGGTTTTAAGCCTAAAATCATTGCTAAGTAAACATTACTAGTTCCAACACATTTACCAGTTTCAGCTAGCATTTCAACTGCTTTATGTTGTAACTCAGCTGATGCACGTCTTCTAGCTCCAAATTCAGCAAAGTTAAAAGTATATTTACCTGAATTAATAGCATTTACTTTTTCTTTTAATTTTTCAATACCACTCATATTAATTTGTGGAATATCTCCTACTATAGTATTATATGCTTGAGAAATAATTTCTAGTAAATAAATTTCAAATTGCATACATTGGAACATAGGTCCTTCTACTGTAATATTAAGTTTATCACCATCTAACCATACCTTAACATATTCTCTGATAGGATGCCACAATCTTAAATATTCAATATATTCTCTTCTATAATTCATCTGCTACACTACTTAAGTAATCTAATTCCATTAACATTCTACTTGGATAAGGCATTGGGTTAAGTTTATGTAAATTATTTGTATGTAGCTTCTCAATTTTTTCTAATTTATCATTACTTGGTTTTTCATTATTTAGTATATAGTTATCCAACTCTTCATAGGTAAAACCTAAGTTATCCTCATCAGTCTTACCACACATTCCATCAGAAGGTTTTTTATGGACTAAATCATAAGGCAATCCTAAATAATCTCCAATTTCTAAACATTCCTTAACTGTTAAATCATACAATATTCCAGTATCTCCAGCATGATCACCAAACTTAGTTGAATAACCAACATAATTTTCAGATAAGTTACAAGTATTTATTACCCTTGAATTTTGATATAAAGCTGCAACGTTATATAGATTTGCCATTCTTAACCTTGCTGGTAGATTAGTTTTTATCATTGATGGAACTGTGTTAGTATTAAAGCCTAGTTCCTTAATAGTTGCAAGGTAAGCAGTTTCAATATTTAATACCTTTCTGTTTTCACTTGGAATATCTAGAAAATTTAAAACCTTAATTGAATCCTCAATATCAGATTGTTCTCCATTAGGCATCATAACACCTATTACATTTTCAGGACCCAATGCCTTACATAATAAAGCTGCAGTAATAGTGCTATCTTTTCCACCAGAAATACCAATTACTGCTTTACCTTTACCTAATTCATTTTTAATAAATTTAATTATATAATTTACGTAATGTTCTATTCTTTCTTTTCGCATAATTTTAATTCCTTCCTTAACTTATCATAGTAAGGCCAAATAACTTTATTTACTGTATGTCGCCATTCAGTTCTATTATCATCTTCTAAATATTTTCTTACCTGAGTTCCTGATATAGGCAAATTAGTTCTATTAATTACCACATGTGATAATAAATTTTCGGAAAACCAAGATCTTCTTGTAGTTTCAAAACCTTCAATAATTACATCTGGTTCTAAACCTCCAGTTGCAATCTTAACCGAATCTAATAAATACTCTCCCCATTCACTATTATCTGCGGGATCTTCTCTATCTCTTACACCCATTACATATAGACATTGACATTCATATTCACGTTTGAATATCTTTTTAATCATTTCAGCTCGCAAACTTACACTAAAAGGATTTCTTTCGGTATGTTCTTCTTGACTAGATCCAATAGCAACTATTACTATATCACATATTTTAAGTGCTTTTCTAATTATACTTTCATGCCCTCTATGCATTGGTTGAAATCTACCTACATATAAACCTACTTTAAAGGCTTTACTCATACTAATCACTCCTTATTTATTTTAAATAATATACAATTAATCAAAATAAAAACAGGTATTTCTACCTGTTTTTTATAATGAAATATCTTCAATTCCTTCTTGCTCTTTTTTCTTAATTACAAATTGACTGAATTTATGGAATAGTGGACTAAATAATGTTTCTATTATTAATTCAATGGCTGTAGTAAATCCAACTATCATAAATAAATGACCCCAGTTTGCACATCTTACAGCAGGATTTACAATTCCACCAATTCCAAATCCAGGAGCTAAGGCCACGATATAGAAAATAGCATTATCTAATAATTGACCTACTAGTGTTGATACAATAACTCTTAATGTAAAACTCTTACCTGATTTTGGATCTTTATCTCTAACCTTCATAACATAGAATATAATAGCATTTACATAATTACCAATTAAGAATGCGGTAATACTTGATAATGCAATACCCCAGTTACCACCAAACACTCCATCATAAGCATCTTTAGTCCAAGGATTACCAGGGATAAAACAAATTAATGCCGCAATAACTGTAAATAATACATTTAGTATACCTACAATCCAGAAAGTTTGAACGGCACCTTTTTTACCTCTAATTTCAGTAATTACATCAATAGCTCCAAATACTAACCAAGAAATACAAGTTCCTGCTGTGGTAATTGGAATAATAGGGTTACCAAATAATCCTTTATCAAAATCAATAGGTTCATAATATCCCATTGTTTTTACTGCCATAAGATTAATTAGTAAACTGCCCATAGCATAGAAAATAGTAACTGCTAATATATAAGAACTAGCTTTAAATGATTTTAATTTTTGTATTAGATTTTTCATAATTTTAATAAATGGTCTCCTTTTCAATTGTTACTGGTCCATGAACTGCGTCAGGTACATATGATTCAACCTTTAAAAATTCAGGTGAATATGTTGTATTAATATGGTTGAATAACATATCAACACAATCTTCAATAATTAATGTTTGATCATTGATATTTTCCCTAATCCAATCCTCTATATCACAATAATCACAAACTAACTTATTTGGAATAAATGTAATTTTAAAATGATTAGTGTAATGAGGTAACATTTGTTTCTTACCTGTACCTTCAGCCTCTTTTTTACAGTATAGCTCACCTAAAGGGCAAAAACAATGAGCTGCTAATTTTGGTTGGAATACAATCTTTGTAATCCCTTGAGTGTTTTTAAACATTCCCATTTTTCAAATTCTCCTATTTTTTATTTAACTTATTATTTTGCTTGGTCGAGTTATTAAACAAGCAGTTTTAAATTACATTATATAATACAATATTATTTTACTCTATCATTAAAAATTCGTAATCTTTTATATTTCAAATATCATCAAATAAATTAATTAATAAATTTCCTTCTTTTACATCTATATAAGAATCTGTATAATTAGTATTTTTTAATATTTTACATTCTACTTTGACAGATTTTTTATTTCTAGTTATAAAAATAAACTTTGAATAATTTGAAAATTGTTTTACTAAAAAGTATTGCTTGTCTTTATTAGGTTTTTGAATAATGTATCCTAAATTTATAAATTCATCTCAAATTGTATTTTCCATTTTTAATCCTCCTTAAAAATATTATTAATCTTTTCTTCTCCTCAATAATCTAATATTTCTATAGCTGCTTTTAAATTATTTTTTAATACTACTGAAATAAAAGCTCCTTCAGTATATACATTAAATAACCTAGCACCACTTATAAAAGGAATATGTAAAATATCTGAAGCAAATAATAACATAAATAAACATCTTTGCAACTCTTTATTTTCAAAATCTTGTTTGAATATTAATCAATCATCATCCAAAAAAGGAAGTAATTGATAATCATATCTATAATCCGAAGTATTTCCTCAAGCATGTTGTAAAAATTTATATATCCAATCAGGATCATTAGGATTATCATATGAATTAATATTTTCATTAAATTGACCACTTAAAGTTATATATTCTTTATCCTTTATATTTAAAAATTCAACACGTTCACCTAATAATCCAATTTTTTTAGCTACTTTATCAGCAATTTCAACCTCTTTTAATCCTTTATTAACGTTATTCTTTCCATCACCTTTTATTGCTGTTAAATAATAATAATTTATATCTTTAATTCTATCTCTATAAAAAGCAGTTAAAGCTCTAGTATCAAGCCCTGCTGTTATAGTAGGAATAAACTTATTTTTATTAATTAAATTAGTTACTAACTTTTTATATTTAATAACTCATTTTTTAAATAAAGAATAATTATATTTTATTTCAAGTTGAAATGGAATAAAATTGTTTTCTTCTATTTTAAAGTTTCCTTTATTATCTAAAGTAACTTTCTTCCATTTTTCAATATAATTTATATTATATTTATATCTTTTCATTATAGAAGATTTTATATGAGATCTAATATTATCACTTATATCTTTTAAATTATCATATGTATCTGTTAAAGGAATATTATGCTGTTGAGCAAACTCAACAACTTGATCAACATCAAAACTAAAGCAAAACAAATCATCTTGTCTCACATAATATATGCAAGGACAAGCTACAAAGTTTGCTTCAAAGATGATTTTATCATCTTGATGTTTGTGTCCATATATCCTAGAATTCTGTTCTATTAAATTTAAACTTTCATAATCATTTACTGAATTAAAATTGAAATTTGTAATGCTTAAATAGTTCACTAAATTTCACCTCTAAAAATATAATTATAATCAAACTTATTTATAACTTCTTTATAATCTATATTATCTTTTATGTAAGAAAAAGGACATACTATTGTTGAAAATAATTTTGCTTGAGAATCTATATAAGAATTATTAAAATCCTTTTTACAGAAATTATCTGATAAAAGAGTTCTAAAAATGGTATTATCTTGTTTAAAATTATAACTATCCTTAAATAAATTGAAGTTTAAATTTGAAAAAAATTCAATTATAGCATCTTTTTTTCCGAAAATTAAAGATGAATTAATATATTTATATATTCCTTTAAAAAATAAAATATTAAAATTTTCAAGATTTTCACTAGGAAATGCTGAAGACATTCCTGCAAAAACAAATGGTTCAGATAAGGATAGAAATTTCTCTATGAAAAAATCATCTAAATCATTAAGTAATATAGCATCTTTTTCTTTAACAATTAAACAATATTCTGTATTTATATGTGAAATTTCTTTTAAAATATTATTATTTTCAGTTTTTATTACAGGTATTTTATTTTTTAAACATTGGGTTAAAAAAGTAGAATGTAAATCTTTTATAGTTGTTAGTATTGTAATTTGATTATTTACACTAATTTTTTTATTTAATTCTTCTTTAAAAAAATATGAGATATTTAATTCATCCTCAGAAGGAAAATGTAAAATATATTGTTCATTATTGTTATTTAAGTATTTCATTTTAATTCCTCTCATTATTAAATATTTCATTTATATTTTTAAATATAAAATCATTTATATACCCAAAAGTAAATAAATTTTTATCATATTTATTTAGATCTAAGATGCAGAAATCAAACTTAAATATAGATTTTATATATAAAATGTAACTTTTGTAATATGCTTCTATAAGTTTTCTATTATATTCTAAATTAACAAATAGATTATTAATTTCTGATTCAGTCATATTAAATGTTCTATTTGCATTTATAACTAATTTATTTGTACCTGAAGTATCTAAAAATGATATTTTCAAATCTAATTCGTCCTTTAAAGAATATCTAAAAAAGGTAAAAGTATCCTTAAATTTAAAATATATACCATTTTCAATCATATAGTTACATATTTTTTTAAATTCTTTCTCAATAACTTCAATTCTTTTTTTATTTAATAGTTCCCTAATTACAATATTATTGCTTTCAATAAAAAACAAAATATCATCTCTAATATCATTATAAAAAGAAGATGGATGTAAATTATAATTGAAATTATTAGGAATAACTTTAAAATTACTTAAATTTAAGCTATTTAAAAAATGACTTATATCTGATGATATTTTAAGACTGTAAAAAGATTCACAACTTCCAACATCCAAATCTTGAATACTTAATAGTTTATTTAATCTAGTTGAAATTATAACATATTTATTAGTTAAATAATTATTCTGCTTTAAATATGAAAATAAAGTTATTTCATTTCCTTCATTATCCATTAATAAATAATTATTTAAATCTTGAAATATAGGCTCATCAAAATATATTCCATCTTTACTTGCATAATAACATCTTAAATCTAATTCTAATTCATTATAAAACACTTCATTAGTATCTAATTTTTTAAATGTTAAACCATGTAAAGGAATTTTTAAATAACTAAAACTTCTCATATTTAAAACCTCCTTAACTATTTATATCTTTTAAATAATTAATAAACTCTTCAAATAAACATTCATCTAATATATAATAATTTTTTTGATTTGGACCAAAATTAAAAGCTAATGTATTATACTTCTTTCCCATAAATAATGCTTCTTTTAAATTTTTTTCTAATCATTCTTTTTTAATACTAATTGAATCACTATCTTTAGTTTTAGTTTTACATTCAATTAATAATAAATTTCCTACATTAATATCACCTTTTTGAAAAGGAGTAGCACCTGAATTTAATGTGGTGCTACCTCCTAATCTTTTTGCAACTTCTTTTTCTTGATTTTTAGAATAATATCTTGTAGGTTTTTTAGGATCGTTATCTTTTTTTCTTTCTCTTAATCCTACAATCATAAAATTACTCCTGCTTTACAGTTTTTTCTTCCTCAGCAATTGCTGCTTCATCTGCTTCACTTAATAAATGTTTCTTAGTATTACTTGCACTGATATAATCTGTTAACATTTTAATATAAGTTTCTCTAAAATTTTTATGTGAATTAATATATTCAATTAAATATTTCTTTTTACCTTTTAATTCTTTTCCGTCTTCATCTAATAAAACTTCTCCAGTTTCAAGATTAATTAATTGATATGTTACATTATTTAATCTTTGAATAAAATCAAATGTTGTGGCAATTTCAAGTAAATCATGCATTGAATCCATTCCAGTTTCATATCTATAAGTAATAAATCCGCCACCTCTATTACAAGGAGCTGTTTTATTCTTAGTTATTTGGAATTTTAATCTAAATCCATCTGCTCCATCACCATTATTTTCACCTGTAATTTCATCTTCACCTTTCATAAAAGTTCTAGTACCAAATCTTACAGATACAGTTGAGTAGAATTTAGGTGCATCTCCACCTGGCTCTGAATAAATAGGTGCTCCATTATACATAACATCTTTTACACGAACTTGATTAATTAAAATTAAAATGTTTTGCTTTTTATTTAATGATGGAAGAATTTCACCACAAAACTTATGTAAAGGTTTAGCAATTGTTCCTTGTTTTCCAGTATCTTTAGTAAAATCATTTTTTAAATTTTGTGCTGTAACTAATGCTGGAATAGAGTCTAAAATAATTAATCCTATATCATCATTATCAAATTGAGCTTCAAGAACTAAACCTAAAATTTGTTCTCCTGACATTCCTTCTTCAGGTTGTAAAATGATTAATTTAGTTAAATCTACTCCATTCATTAAAGCTTGGAATTCAATATCAACAGCTTGTTCAACATCTATAAATAAACAACTCTTATCAGGATTTTCTCTTTGATATGCTGCTAACTGAGCAAATGCCGCTGTAGTCTTACCTGAATGTTGTTTTCCTGAGAATACTACAATTCTACCATAAGGTAATCCTCCAAATAATGGGTAATCCATTCCTAAAGCCGCTGTATGTAATCTAGCATATCCTGGAATTACATCTGAACGTCTTAATAATGTTTTAGAATCAAATTCTTTATTTACTTTTTTTGCTCAGTCAAGTAAACTTGCTTTCTTTTCTTCTGCCATTTTAATTATCTCCTTATTCTATAATTGAACTAATCTTAGCTTCTTGCATTCTAGATACTAAGATAGATTTTAATGTATCAATTAATCTATGTAATTGATCGACTTTTGTTTTAATTAAGTTTGCCACTAAGTTATATAATGTTTCAACTACAACTTGTTCTGAACTTTCAATTAAAGCAATATTATCTTTAACTGCAGCTGAACCAGATGCTTCATTAAAACTCCTAGCAAATTTTTCTTTTCTTAGTGCTTCTGCACATTCTGCTTTAATTCCTGATTTATCCTTGACTTCACTCAATTGATAAGCTCGTAATTGAAGTCGTAATAAATATTCTCTAATTTCTCCTACAGATAAATTATTAACATCTTCTCTAACACTGTTAACTAAGTTATTTATAGGAGTAAATAGTTCATCAGTCATTTCACCTGCAATATCTGCAATTTCACTATAAATCATTTCTACATTTTCTAATGCATCATTTAAATTAGGTTTTGCCATAATATAATTAATCCTTTCATATTATTTTATAATAATACAATTAATCATAATCTTCTAAATTTAATAATCCTGAATAATCAGAATCTAAATAAACTCTTCTTTTAATTGAAGGAATATTTAATATTTTATATCCTTCTTTTTCTATTGTTCTAATATTAACAGACTTTTTATCATCATTTTTTAAATTTGTAATAGTATTTATTGGTACATAAATAACTCTATCATGATCTTCAAATCAAATAATTACTCCAGCTCTAACTCCTGGAATTCCTACTTTATTAACTAACTTATCATATTGAGATAAATTAGTTAAAGGAAAAGTATTTCCTTTGTGAGTTTTACATTCTAAATAAAATATATTAGGTTTAGAATATCCTATAAAGTCTGAAATATTTGATATTGATTTAAATCCAGATACAGAATCATAAAGACGATCTAAACTACAATTAGGAACTGTTTTAATAAAATCTTCTGCAAATTTCTTTTCAAAAGCTTTTCCTTTATTTATTGCCATATAGATGTACTCCTTTAAGAAACTAAATCTAAATCATCTTCTGAAGTATCTGTTTCCATATAATCATCTCCATATTGTTGAGAAAAATAATTATATTCTGCTTGAGTATTGAAAGAACATCCTATAGGGGTACATCCACAAAACATTCTTAGTATAGAACTTAGTTGCTCTTTTTTATAAACAAGTTTACAAACACTAAATTTTAGTTTATCTTCATCTGTTAAAACTTTATTAAAATATTCTTTTCAATTATCTTCTGAATCTTGTAAAGATCTTACTTGTAATCAGGTGCTGTAATGGATTGAATGCTCTAATTTAAGTAATTTATTTACATATTCATTTATATCCTGTTTATTCTGAACAATAGTTAATAATTTACTCATATCGTTTTCTAAAAAAACTCCATAAAGTTTTATTTTTTTATTAAAAAACATGTTTAACTATTACCTTTCTATTTCTTTTTTCTATTTTCATCATCAGCTTGTTGAATTAAACTTGCTAATAAATTTCCTCTTCCAACAACCCTATGATAAAAATCTTCAGTTACATTTAAATCTTTTTTATATCTTCCAACAATTCTTAAATAAAAATCTCTTCCAATTTGATTTCCATTATTGTCTTCTTCTATCCAACCTATTATTTGATTATAAAAGTTTCTAAGAGGTGTTCTCATTAAAAAATCTCCTCACTATAATTTTCTAAATATTCTTTTAAATCTTTAAATTGTTCTATAGCATCTTCAATTTCAATTTCGACAGCTTTAGTTATTTTCTTTCCTTTATCATTTAAAAACATACTTATATATTTACATAATTTATCTTCTTTAAAAGGAATTCTTTCTAATTTTTGTGTAAATCCTGATGGAAGTAATTCTAAATCTGGAACCAAAGGACCACAAGAAGTTATAGTACAAGTTCCTAAAGATGTTCTTACAATTAAGTATCAAAACATTCCTTCATCATTATTAGCTTCTATTGCAAATTGACCTATATCATTTATGTCTATATCAGACATAAACTGAAGTTCTTGATTAAATTCAAATAACATTTTATTCTCCTTTTGGACTATAATTTTCAATTATATTTCCATCTGAATCTATAGGTTTAATTTCTCCAGTTAATAATTTAGTTTGGAATTTTATTGTATCATTAAGATTTTTAAGTTCTTCATTATTATTTATTTCATCTTCAAAATCTTTTGATAAATTTTTTAAATTATCTAAATACATTTCAATTACAGTTTGTTTATCTTTTTTAGTAGCCTTATCAAATTTTTTAGGTCCCCCTACTGAATCTAAATCTAAACCATAATCTAATAATGTTATTCCATCTAACATTTCTATCATCTGCTGAATTACTTCAGAATATGCACCTGAATAAGTTTCTGATTCAACTCTTCCATTAGGTTGTTGATATGCAACATGTACTTCATTTTTTCTTGGAATTATAAATTCTTTATTTGGAATACTTGCATTAGCTTCTCTGCTCAAATGAAGCTCCTTAGATGCGTTTACAATCATTGGATTTAAGAAGGCTTTATATTTATTATCTGAGTTCTTAACAACAAAAATACGAAGCTTTTTATTGATTTGAGGAGCACATAAACAAACTAAATCTTTATTTTTATGTAACTCATTTTTTAACATTGAAATCGTATCTTTAACTTCAGAATAATTTGTCTTTGAAGTTATTTCATCTATTCTATCTTCAAATAAAGATAAATCAGTTCTAATTAAACTACCCATTTATTCTTTCCTTTCCTAAATCTATTAATTTCTTTAAATCTGCTAAAACATTAGCATTCTCATTAATAACAGCTTCTTTAGACGCACCTTTTAACTCATTATACCAACTTAAATTAATGTTTCTCTTTTTAGCATTTTTTCCTTTTGGCTTATTAAATAAAAACATTATATAAGCTAATCTTTCATAGTTATTTTTTAATATTTCAACTTCTTGAAGCATAGAATCATATTCTTCTTGACTTATTCTTCCTTCTATAGATAATTCTTTAAATTCTCTTAAATTATCTAACATTTCAAAATATTGATCTTGCATTTCTAAGAAATATAAATTTACATCAATTTTTGCCATATAATCTTATCCTTTCATAATTATATTATATATAATTATACAATTTAAAAGTAAAAGAAAAACTGCTAATTTAATAGCAGTTTAATTAAGTTTTTACTTTAAATTTATACTAATATTTAATCTATTATTACCATCAAAAATTAATAATAATTGACTTGGATCACTATATAATCTCTTACTATTTGCATATTGTTCAGTACCAACAATTGATCCATTAACAATAATTGTACTTCCTTGGAAAGATTTTACTTTTTCACAGTGATAATGACCTAAACAAATATAATCAACAAATTTTTTAGTTGCTCCTACAAAATTTTGGAAACTAACATTTATTGAATCATGATGTCCATGAGCAAACCCTAATAACTTACCATTCTCTAGTTCAAATAATCCCATAGATTTATCTAAGTTATCATTAACAAATTTAATAGAAGTTCCTGCCAATCTTTCTTCTAAATACCAATCAATTAATCTATGAAAATTTTCTTGTTCAATATGTGAATGTAAATCAGCAACTGCTCTACTATGATTATCGGTACAACTTCTATATAATATTTCAATAGGTGCTTGTGATAATTTATTTAATGCTTTTGCTATTAATTCTGCAGCATTAATTATTTGACTTACCACATCAAATTGTTGTTCTACTCTAGCACTAGTATGAATTAATCCATGAATCATATCTCCTAAGTTTAAGATATGTAATTTCTTCACATTCATTATATCACAATAATGCAATACATTATCTGTTCACCTATTCAATCTTTCAATAGCCACTTCTAAATTATACTTATTATAGAAATTATCACAATTTACACCCATATGTAAATCGGATAATAGTGCTACCGCTTCTGTTCCAGTAGTTCTTACTTTAATACTATATGGAAAATTAGGTAATTTTGGTAATTCATTAACACATTCTTTAATATAATCTCTTAAAGCTTCAATTCTAGAAGTTTCTCTAATCATTTTTCTATAACTATTCATAATATCTCTATTTTGAGTAATTATTTTATATTGATCTACAAATTCTTGTTCGTTATCATATTGAGGAATATCAGTTGATTGATCTTTAACTATTTTTATATTATTTTGATTTTTATCTTTTGCTCTATAATACCATTTTTTTAATGCATTAGTTGATTTATTAATATTTAAGTAATCATTAAGTTCTTTTCATGTAAGATCTGTCTCTTTTTTAGCTTTATCACATATCTCAAATAGAATTTCATCTGAATAATTACCTTCAAATTTATCAACATATTTGAAAAATTCATTTACATTCATTATTATAATCTCCTTTTGTAAATATACAATTAAATTTTAAATAAAGAATCTGGATCTATATCTTCTTCATCTAAGTCTGAACTAAAAACATTTGGAATTGAAGGTTTTACTTCTTCTATAACTTCTTCAATTTCTTCAGCTTCTACAATTTCAACTTCTTCAACTAATTCTGGATTAGATGAATTAGAAGAAGTTTGTTTTAAAAGTGCTTGAATAACATCAATAACTTTTTCCTTACTTTCTCTATTTAAAGTAGGACTTACATTAATATTTACTTCAGTATTATTTTGAACAGCACTTATCATAGGTTTATCTTGTAAAGAATCCACTACATTTTGAGATTTTTCAATTTGTGAAGATACTATCTGCATATAATCTAGTAACTCTCTATTTGATACTTGATCAGGTCTTTTTTCAAATCTTTCTATAGCTTGATCTTCAACTTTATCTAATAAAGATCTTAATTTTAAAATTCTTAAAGCATTCTTTTTAGCTTGATTCATATTAAATAAATCAAATTGTGCTTGTAATTCATCTTTACTATCAGCTGCAATTATTTTCTCAACTAAAATAACATCTTTAGGAGATAGGATGAGCTCATTCAAATCTTCGCCTCTTTCATAGGCTTCTTTTAAATACCTTGCTCTATCTTCTTCTTCTATAAAACTATGTGCACTCTTTTCTAACATATATCTTTATACACTTCTATAAATTTTTTAGCTAAAGCATTATTTAAAACATCTTCTAAAATGTTTTTCTTATTGAGAATTGTTGCATTTACTGATTTAATTAAAGTTTGATTAGGTTCAAATTTATATTTTATGTCATTATCTTCATATCCAATATATAATGTTCCTAATCCAATATCTAATTGTGACATATTTTTTCCTTCTAATATATCTTCCTGGATTGCCTCACATATACAATATATAAATTTTTGTTGAATTAATTTATTTATATACTTTTCTGGAATAGTTGATAATATAGAAACATCTTTTATTATATCAGTCATTTTTAATCGACCTCTCTTCTGAATTTTTTATTTATTACATTATCTAAAAATTCTTTATCGTTATATTTTTTATTTTGAGTTAACGCTCTTAAAACTTGTTCGTTTTTATTAAATAGAACTCATTCAGCATCTAAATTAATATCTTCTTTATATTTTAGCATTGCTGCTTCTAACTTTTTATTTATACAGTATGTAAATAATGATTCTCTTTCAACATCATACATATGTAAGTCTCTAGATATAATAACTAAATTTTCTTTTAATTTGTTAAGCATTTTTAGTTTCTCCTAAAATCATATTTAGAAGAAACTAATAATATAGTATCGTAAGCTTTTAATAGTTCATCTCTTGAAAACTCTCTGTTTTTATCTAAAATAACTTTTATTGCATCTTCTAATTCAGTTTCTTCTAAATTAACTAATTGAAATAAGAGTAATGCTTGAATCATTAATCTCATATCTTTTAGAGTAGGAATTTTTAGAGTCATTCCTCCATAAAAAGATAAGAATTTTGATAAATTAGATCCATCTAAAATATAAGATAATTCACTTAAAGCTGTATATTCTGGAACATCCCTTAATTTATATAACGCAAATAACATAAGAGAATATACATCAGTTTTTTCTAATGTATTTAATCTCTCATTTATTCAATCTCTTCTTTCTTGTCTAACTCCCATAACTAGTATTCTCCTTGATTATTATCATAAGTTTTAAATGCAGTTTTTAAAATTCCATCTATAACTTCATCACTTAGATCAAATCTAGAACGGGTTGTATTTAATTCATCAGTAAATAGTCTTTGTATTTTAACTAATAATATTCTAATATAATTTTCCATTCCAGGTTCTAAATGTCAGAGTAAAATTTCTCAATCATTTTGAGTATATAAAGATATGACATTTTTATATTCTTGATATTTTTCTCTGTCTTCTATTCTTTTTCTATCTTTGTTAGGTAAACTTAATTTATTTATAAAACTAAGTAAACAAGATATATAAATACGTTTAAGCATTAATTTATCTGTTTTAAAAGGACTTTCTTTTTTCAACATATTATATATCTTTTTAGGAAATATTTTTAAAATTTCTTCTAGATCTTTATCTAAACTTGTTATATACTGAGATCTAACTTGAGTTCTCATTGATTCTTGTAATGCTTCAGAATTAAATCTAGAATCAATTTCAGGATTTATAACTTCATCAAATCTATTTTTTTCAAAATTAACTTTTAAAGGATATAAAACAGACTTAATAAAGTTTAAACAAGATTTAACAGGTTCTACTAATTTACCTCTTATTATTTTACCTTTATTTATATGCTTTTTACGCATTGTCATAAATAAATCTCCTGCTGAATACAAAGCAAAATCATCATAATATGATCAATCTTTAAATAAATGCTGTTTAATAGCTAAAGCTTTTACTATTAGATATAAATATTTATAAATATTTGCTTCTATTTGAGGAAATTCATTAGGATTTACTACTTTATGCATATTAGCATCTATGTAAATACACATATCAGTGTATTTCATACCTTCAGGTTTTTTGAAAGTATCCATAATTTTTATCTCACCCTACTTATTCCATTTTCATCTTTTACTATAACCATCTCACAATCATAAGGAATAGCTAATTCATTACTTCTATGAGATATAATAAAAGTACTTTCAATGTCATTAAGTTTATTAGAAATAAGATTTAATAAATTTGTGCATCCTAATGAATCTAATTGATCAAAGATTTCATCTAAAATTAAAATATTAGAACTAAAATCTAAATATTGAGACATCATATCTCGAATAGAAAATTGAATAATTAAGTCAACTTTTTGTTTTTCTCCACCAGATAAATTCTCAAAAGATTTTCCTAGATAAGATATTTCAATATTATTACCATTTAAAATAAATTCTAAATTATTATTTCCAAAAATAATTTCACAATATTCTTTACACTTATTATCAATAAAATTAATAACATTAGATAATAAGAATCCTCTAAAATCTCTTTTAATTAAAGTATTTATTTTATTATCAATTTCAATTTTTACAGAGATATCAGACTTCTTATTAATATAATACAATTTTTCTTCATCTAATTTTTTAATATTATTATCTATAGATAATAATAGATTTTGAATTTCATTAATTTTTTGTTCATAAGTCTCTTTATTTAGTTTTATTTTATTTAATTCATTAGTTAATATAATTAAAGTAGCTTCATTTTTCTTAATTTCTAAATTTAAGTTACTTTTTACATCTTTTTTAATTTTTATATTTTGATTCAATTTATTTATAGTATCAGAATATTTATCTTCTATTTGATTTAAAATTAAATTATGCTCTTTTAAACATTCTGTATATTTCAAATCTAAATTTGTAATAGAAACATTATAATTATTTTTTAACTCTGTTTGAAGAGTTACATATTTTGAATTAGTATTTTTTAAATTTAAATTATAACTTTCAGTTAAATTTACTAAACTATTTTTTAATTCTAATAATTTGGTTTCTTGAATAGAAGTATCAGGTTTTACTATGTTAGGAAGTTTTTGTCCACAAGTAGGACAAATATCCTTTATAGATTTTAATTCCTTAATTTCTTTTTCTAGTTTTAATATATCTATATCAAATAAAGATTTATTTTTATTGAATTCAATACTTAAATTATTTTTATTTACATTCATTTCAGAATTTAATTCATTATTTTTAGTATTAAAATCAGTTGTTAAAATATTCTTTCTACTTAAATACTCATTCTTAAAGTTATTGAATTCATTATTTTCAGATTGTATTAAGTTATTTTTATCATTTAAAATAGTATTTAACTCTTTATCTAATAAAGTAATTTCATTTTCAGCTTCAGAAAGCTGTCTATTAGCTTGTACAATCGATTTGTTTATATCATCAATATTATTTTCTATCTTTAAAATATTAGAATCAAAATTTTGAGGTTTTTTCAATTCTTTTAATTTTAAATCATTACTTTCAAACTCTGTTTTTAGCATCTTAGATTTTGTTTCTATAGTTAATAATGCATCTTCAGTTTCTCTTAAAGAAGTATTATTCTCATTTATAACTTTATTTAAACGCTCTTTAATATCTTGAATCATAAAATCAGATTTTGATAATTTTTCTAAGACTTCTTTTCTTCCTGAAGGTGAATTAGAGGTAAATTTACAAGGTAATCCTTGTCCTAAAATGATTATAGATGCTATTAAATTAGAACTTAAATCAGGTAAATATTGATTTAAAATTGCTTCAGATTCTCTAATACCTTTTCCTGATTTTTCTTCATTATTTATAAAAATTTTTAAATCTGATTTAGGTTCTTTGAATCTTTTTATTGTATAATAATCTTTATCTATATAAAAATATAATTCAACATAACAAGAATTTTCATCAATATTTATATTTTTTATATTACTAGATATTCCTTGAATAGTTTGACCTGTTAAAGCCCAACAAATCGCTGAAGATCAAGTTGATTTACCTGCACCATTGGATAATGCGTTATCTAATGGATTATTATTAATACCTGAAACTAAACAATATCCTTTATCTTTTAAGTTTATTTCAGTATGTCCATAAGAAAGAAAGTTATGTATTATAACTTTTTCAAAGCTTATATTCATATTAAAATTTCCTTTCTTTAATTTATTTTAGAATAATTTACTATAGTTACTCTTTTTACATTTAAACTTTTCTTTAAAAAATTTTCAAGTCTTCTAATACTGCTTTTATTTAATTCATAAGATAAATTAATAGAGGTACTATTTAAACCTCCTACTAACTTATCATCAAAATCTTTTATATAATATAATAAAAAGTATTTATACATAGATTTTATAACCTCCCTTTCAAATATTTATTTTATTATTCTATTTAATTCTTGCTCAATTACTGGATGAACTCCTAATTTATTTTGAACAAAAATTTTAAATTGAGATAAGTAATCAATACTATTAAATTTTTCTAATGTGGAATCTAATTCTTCCATATCTGAAAATTCTTTTTTTACTATAATTCTAGATTCTGTAATATTTTTACAATCTTTTAAAATTGATTTTAATCTATCTAAATCATTTCTAAAACATTTTAAACTAACAACTGAATTTTCTTTTAATGTAGTTAACTCAGAAAAATTTGAATTAGCTTTAAAATCGATTTGATAGAAATTAAAAGCATAAGGATTTTCATAAGACTCTAAACTCGAGTTTTCAGTATCTAGTATATAAATATTATGTGAATATTTATATGCATCTTCTCCAAAATTTTGGCCTGTTAAATTACCTAGGTTAAATCCATTACGACAAAATGAACTACCATTGTGAAGGTGGCCATTTAAAAATAAAGAACTATTCTGTTCAATATCTTCTATTTCAAACCCTTCTTTTGATAAAAATTGTCCAAATTGAGCTTTAATATCATTATGACTAAAAAATATTTTTCTATCCTTAGAATTAATATTTAATTTAATATATTCACTTAAACATTTTCTATCTTCTTCTAAGATATAAGGTAAAAAATATAGAGAACAATCTTCTAAATTTCTAAAAGAAACTTCTGATATTATGTTGAACCCTAAGTTATATAAAGCATTTACACTATTATATTTTAAAGCTTTATGTGGAGATTCATGATTTCCAACAATAACTGAATGAGGAATATCAGCCCATTTAATTTCAGTTAAAGCAGTTAATTCTTCACTATTTAAGTCTGGTTTATCGAAAAAATCACCTAAAGAAATTATTTCATCACAATTATGTTTAATTGCTAAATCCTCAGCTCAATTTATACTTTTAATTAAATTTTCAAGTCTTTTAGAATACTTCTCTCCTTTGCTTCTAATAATTGAAGAATAAGTACTAAAATGAACATCTCCATAAATAAGAAATTTCATGCATAAACTCCTTTCACTAAATAGTTATAAAAATACATATTATAATACAATAAAAAATAGGTTGATAACTCAACCTATTTTATCTAATTAAGTTTAATTTTCAATTCATGTAACTACTTTTTCTCCTCAAGTAGTCGCAGTTCCTTCAAATCAAATACTGTCATACCAATCAGAAGGAAATCTTTTTCCTTTTTTCTTCATAATTCTTTGATACCAATACCTAAAAGTACTTGGTAAACCTACAACAAATAATGTAAAAGGACCAAAAATTAAATTTTGTAAACTATGACCAAATTCATGTTTTCTAGTTTCTTGGAATCAATTTGGACTATATGCTTTATGACCTTTAGTATTATATCTTCCACATAAGGCAACTGCACCTAAGTCAAGTCCACCCCAGTTTCCACCTATTTCTACAATATAAGAAAAACCATTTCTGTGAGGAGTACCTTTTAAAAATATAATACAGAAACCTGTAACTAATAATCCAACAATAGTCATTAATGATCCTCAAGTTAATTGTACAATCCAATATAATATTCCTAAAAATAACTTAAAAATCTTTTTCATCATCAATTCCTCCAATTTTCTTTATAGCAGATGAATTTTTAAATTTTTTAGCACATTTTTTACAAATATATGTAATTCATCCTACAGTATAATATTTAGTTTTTCTACCACATATATAACAATATTCTCTAGATAGGTTTTCGTATTTAGTAATTATTTTAGAAATATTGTCATATATATCTTCAGGAAGAGAACAAAAATACATTGTTAATTCTCCTCATTTTTCTTTTATTTGAGTAAAATAAAACTCATTTTCATAATTATGTTCTTTTAAAACTATAGATAATTCTTTTCATAATTTCTTTCCGAAAGCTTTTCTTCAACCAGGAGCTAATCAGTCATTATAAGTATCTTCAAAATTATAATTCTCTGAGATTTCACCTGTTCAAACATTTCTAGGTATTAAAAAAGGATATTTTCTACATAATTTTTTATTTTTGTAAATTTTTAATTTTTCAATAAATTTCATTTTTATACCTCTTATTTTCTTAAAATAAAAATTCTTTTTGAAGTAATATTTTCATTTAATTTAGGTAATATTTTTTCTATTCTAATTTCAGCTTTGTTTTCTTTTACATTTTTATTATTAAATGCTTCTAATATTTTCTCATGATTTTCGATACCTAACCATTCATATTCCACACTAAAATCTTTAGTTTCTCTAGTCCATTTACAAAAATAAGGACATAAATTTTTTCCTTCTTCAGGTTGATTAGGATTTGTATTGCAGAAGTCACACCAATGACATAAAGGAGTAGGATTAGGTTCAAATTTTTCTTCTTCAATTTCTTCTAATAAGGATGTTATCTTTTTAAGTCCTCTATTAATAAATCCTTTTGTTCCTGCAGAATATCGTTTATCCCATAAAGGAAGTTCATAAGAACAATGAATTAAAGATTCATCTACTCCATATAATTCTTTAGCAGCTAAAGAATAAATAACTAATTGAAGAGGAGTTGTTAATACATCTTTATCCAAATCTTTTGTCCAAGTTTTAATATCTTCAATAAATACTTCTCCTGTTACAACATTTCTAAAAGCTCTATCTATAAATCCGTGAAAAATATAACCGTTTAATTCTATATTAAATTCATCTTCAATTCCTAAAATTTCAAAATCAGGATTACTAATTAAATAGTCACGTAATCTATAAATACCTTTATTTAAATAATCATTTAACTTATCTTCATAATTTTTACCATTTTTATCTAATTCAAACCATTCTTTAGGATATTTATTTTTTAAAATATTTGCTCCTAAAACAGTTTCTTTTTCATCTAAAATGTTTATATTTAAAGTTAAATTTTTTAATTCTTCATAATTTAATAACTCATAATTTATTATTTTATTAGCCATCGTTTCTTCTATATAATGAATTAAAGTACCAAATTCTGTAGCAATTGAACCTTTACTTATGAAATTATGATCTTCATATATTAATTTATATTTTCAAGCACATTGTTTAAAAGTATCTAATTTAGAATAAGAAAATTTTTTCTTTTTTTGTTCTTGCATAAATAAAAATTATCCTTTCTTTAAAATAATTATATATATAAATATATACATTTTGAAAACTTTAAATTTCAGCTAAATTAGATATATTGAAAGGAGATTTTAAAATGATTTTAGTCGATATTCCATACATGACAGAATATAATTATGATAAAATGTCAACACATTTAAAATTCTTTTCAAAAAAATATTTTCAAATAATTAAAAGAAGTAAAGATAAAAAAAATGTTACAATAAGAAACAGATTAAATAAGATAGCAGATCATTTTAATTTCGATATTAATATATATAATATAATAGATATAATATTAAATAATTTTTATTTAGACTTAGAAACAAAAACTTTAAATTTAAAAAATAATTATTATAAAAATTTAGATTTAATTACTATCTATAACCTAATAAATAAAGGAAATTTAAGTTTAAAAGGAACTAATTTATTCTATGAAATTATTGAAAATACTTTAGTGTTCTTAAATCATTTATATAATGAAAAGGAGAAAATATTAAAATGAGTATAAGATTTTATGATGAAGCAGTAGTTAATAAAATTAAAAAATGAATTGCTGATCCTAATATGGTTATTTTAAAACCTAATGAAGTAAATCGATTATTTCAAATTACTGCGGATCAAAATAATGATAAGCCTTTAACATTACCTTTAATAGCAATTTCTAGAGATACAAATATAAATCTTTCAATTCCTACTAAAAGAAGTTTATCTTGCGATGGAAAGAAAGTAGAGTACAATGAAGAAAAAACAAAACAATTAGATGCTATTCCTATTCAAATATCTTATCAATTAGATATTTATACACAAAAATTTATAGAGGGAGATGAATATTTAAGAAATTTTATTTTTAATTTAATAAATAGTCCTGATATGAAAATTGAAATTCCTTATAATAATTCTTCTATAAATCACACTTGTTATATAAGATTAAATCCTACAATATCAGATAACAGTGATATAGCTGAAAAATTATTTTCAGACCAATTTACTAGATGAACTTTAAACTTTACAGTAGAAGATGCTTTTATTTATAGTATTCCAATTTTACAAAATAAGAGAATAGAAGATGTTGAAGGTATTATTAAAAATAAATTATAAATTTCTAAGCTAAATTATATGATAAAATTAATTATTAATAAAAAGGAGAATGTAGTATGCCAACAATTACAATTAGAGAAATTGATAATACGGGTTCTGGTAGTTATTCTTATGTTGAAAATACTGTATTAGTTCCAGGTATTAAAGTAGAAGCAACTAAAGATGATTCTAAGATTACTTTAGATGGTTTCTATACAAATAAAAAGGATTTTACAGATAAAGTCGATTCAATTATCGATTCAATTGAAGACGCTTCAAGTGATATTACAACATTATTAGAAGATGATTCTATAACATATGTATTAACACTTTTAAATCAAGGATTACCTGTACAATATTTTGGTGCTTACACTGATATAGAGGAAGCAGAAAAGTTAAACGCTACACAATGTTCAGACTTATACGAAGATTATAAGGATAAAGGATTATATGATTTATTATTTATAACTACAGGTGTTATTGATAATATAAATATGTCAAATGCAGCAATTGAATGTGCCGCTGAAAGAGGAGATTCTGTTGCGATATTATCAACTAGTTCAGATTATAGAAATTATTCATTCGTTGACACAGAAGATGAAGATGGAAATACATTAAAAGTATGAACTAAAAGTGATGCAACAATAACTTATGCTAATAATAAAAAATTAGCTGAAGCAGTTGATAATACAGTAAATTATAATTTAACATCAGCTAAAAATGATGTAACTAGAACAGGTGTAACATTTGCGCGAACAACAGAAAAAGCAGGAAATTATGCAGCAGTATTTGCTCCAATGTTTCAATCTTCAAGTATAAAAGATTATAATGGAAAAGCAGTAAATAAATTATTCCCTGCTAGCTTAAATTACTTAGTAGCTTATTCAAGTTCTGTTGGAAAAGGAACTCCTGAATGATTTGCAATAGCAGGTTCAGTTAGAGGAATATCACCTTTAGCACCTATTCAATTAAGTGAAGAATATGGAGATGCTGCTATTAATATTTTCCAACCAAGAACTACTCAAACAATTAATGGAAAAACTTCAGGAGAAAATCATATTGCTACAAATGTTATAGCAAATGTCAAACCTTATGGAAATGTTATTTGGGGAAATAGAACAATGCATCCATTAAGTGCTCCTAAATCAGGAGGAGATGTTCAATTAATTGCTTCTGATTTCTTAAATATTAGATTATTAGCTTGTAGTTTAAAGAAAACATTATATAGAGCATCTAGAACTAGAACATTTGAACCTAATTCAGATACATTATGGTTTAATTTTAAAAATGATGTTGAACCTTTATTAGAAACAATGAAAGCAAATCAAGGAATTAGAGGATATAAAATAACTAAAATTCCTACAAGTAAAAAAGCAGTTTTATCAGCAAGAGTTACAATTGCACCAATTGAAGCAGTAGAAGATTTCGATTTCACAATTGAATTCACAGATTCAATTGAGGTTATTGAATAGTAAAGGAGGTAAGTAAAAATGTCAGAGAGATTAGGAACTTATCATATTAGTCAAAATATTCAGGATTATGAGTCAGCAAGAAGTAATTTCTTCACATTATTAATTGAAGATTTAGGAGATTTAGTATATCCACAATTTGCTTATACAGGTGAAAATGAAGATAATGAGTATGTAACAGGTAAAAATACAGGAAGAACAGCTCAAGATATTATTAAACTAAGTGTTAACAAATCATTTGTTCCTCATTTTGATTTAGGACAAATTGAAGTTAAACGTGGAAATTCAGTTGTTAAATTTGCAGATGTACCAACATGGCAATCAGGAACATTAGATTTCCAAGATTTTGTAGGATTAGAAACTAAAAACGTTTTAATGGCATGACAAGCATTAGCTTATGATGTTATAACAGATACTCAAGGACGTGCAGGAACTTGAACAGATGAAAATGGAGTAGTACATAAAGGATATAAACATGATTGTACATTAATTGAATATACTCCAGATCATAAACAAATTAGATATTGGAAATTAATTGGTTGTTGGATTTCAAGTATTAGTGAAAGTCCATTTGATGTAGAGGCATCAGGTGCAAGACAAATTTCAGTAACACTTCAATACGATAGAGCAGTTATGCACATGCCTGATGAAATATTTGCAAAAGAGGATTAATATCCTCTTTTCTTTTTGAATTAAAAAATTATAAAATTATAAAAAGCTAAATTTAATGTATGAAAGGAATGATTAAATAATATGAATAAAAGAATAATTGCATTAGAAATTCCTGAGACATTACGTCAAAGGCTAAAAAAAGAATCTTTTGATAGTGATATATCAATGTCAGCATTTATAAGAAATATTTTGAATGAACACTTATCTGAAGATAATAGTAGAATATTCGTTAATTTAGATGAAACTACTAAAATGGAATTAGAAAAATTAAGATATACTTATTCTTGTTCTATTCCAGATATTATTGCTATGATTATAAAAGATTATATTAGACGTTATTATTTACAAAAGGAGAGAGGATACGATGAGTAATATAGAATATACTATTTGTGAAGACTACACTCTTCCATCAAAAGCAAGAATATATAAAAATAGTTTTGATCCTAGAATTAAATTAAGAAGTATGACAGTAAGAGATGAAATGAAAAGAACATCTAATTCCCAATATATTTATAAAAATTTGTGTGAAATTATAGATGATTGTTTATTAACTAAATTACCTATATCTTGCTATGATATGTGTATGGCAGATTACGAGTATTTATTACATAAACTAAGAGTTGTTACTTACGGACCTGAATATAAAATGGTTGTAGGATGTCCTCATTGTGATGCTGTATATAATTCTAAAATTGATTTAGATTCTTTAAAAATTAAAGATTATGATGAAGATAAATTTAATGAATTATTATCTTTTGAGTTACCTGCTTCTAAACGTAATATAAAACTTAAAATAAAAACTCCTAGAATAGCAGATAATATAGATTTTAAAATAAAAGAATTTAAAAAAGAAAATCCAAATTTTAATTTAGATCCTACACCTTTAATTAAATTACAAGAAATGATTGATACAGTTGATGGTAGAAAATTAGGATATGCAGAGATGGAAAATTATGTAAATGCATTATCTGCTAGAGATTATAATTATATTATAAATAAAATAGATGCGGCAAGTGCATTTTTTGGTTTAGATACTAAACTTAACTTAACTTGTGATAAATGTGGTGGAAATATATTAACCTTTTTTCGATTCGGGCCAGAGTTTTTTAGACCCAAAGAAGACTAAAGACGGTAAAGATTATGGCCCTCATAGATATAAACAAATAGTAAAAGAATTATATGTAATAGCTAAAAATCTACATACTTCTTATACAGATCTTCTTAATATAACTCCAAGTGAAAAACATATCTTATTAAATTTAATTATAGAAGAAAATGAAAGAAGTAAAGAGCAAATGGATAAAATTAAAAAAGAAGCTAAAGCTAAGAAAAATAAAAGGTTAAATTCTTAATTACTGCTAAATTCAATATATTAGTAAAAAAATATTTTTAAAGATTGGAGGTAACCTTATGGCTGATAATTTGAGAGATCAAGATGAAAATTTATTTTCCGGAAAAGATTTTACAGAAGCATGAACTGAATATCTTGAAAACTTAAAGAAAGCATCTTTAGAAATTAATAAGATAAATACAGAGAATAAAGAAAATAATAAAGCTTTATTTGAATTGCAAAAAGAACGTTTAGCAGCTATTAAAGCACAACAAAAATTGCAGGAAGAAGCTAATTTAAAAGAATCACAACATGCTTTACAAATGCAAGAAGTAGCTGAAAAAATTAAAGAAATTAAAGCATTACAAGCTCAAGCTGAAGCAACTAATAGTGAAGAAGAAAAGAAAAATTTAAAAGCTGAAATAAAAAAGCAAAAAGAAGAAATTAAAAAGATTAAACAAGATGATAATAAAAAGCAAGTTCAATCTAAAAAAGATAAGATAGATGCTTCTAAACAAAAAGCACAAGAAAATTTAAATATAGCTAAAGATCAAACAGATGTTGGATTATCAGAATTATTTTCAGGTAATATAAAAGAAGGATTAAAAGATCTTACTAAAGGTCTTGTAGGTCAATTAGCTGGAGGAAATACTGGAGGAGCTGGAGTTGTAAAAGCTTTAGATAATATAGCTAATAAAACAGCTGATCTAGTAAATAAATTAAATTCAACTATTGAAGAAATAGCAAGTTATAAATCAGATTGGGATACAAGACTTTTCGGAAGTGGAAAAGGACATTCAAGTATTTCTGATTTAGTTAGTAAATCAATTGGAGCATCAGGACTTGTTAAACAAGCTGATGTAATGAAAAAATTAAATGAAGCTATTGATAAAGGTATTTCTTATAATTTAGAGGAAAGAGCTTTCTTAGCTACAGTTTCTGAAAATATTGCTACAACCTTTGATGCTTTTGATTCTACATTATTAGAAATAATAAGAGTTCAACAAGCAGATTCAACCGAAGCTCGTTTAGGTATGGAAGCTACTTTAAATAAGTTTTTAAATGAGGAATACCAAAATACTGAATATTTATCAAATGTATCAGATAGTGTAACTTCAGCTTTATATCAAGCAACTTCTTTAATGGATTATAAAGATAGTATTGGATTTGAATTCCAAGCACAAAAATGGTTAGGTTCATTATATTCTGTAGGAATGTCTCAATCAGGAGTATCTTCTATTGCAGAAGCTTTAGGTGGATTAGCTAGTGGTAATATTGATTCATTAGATTCAGGTGCAGGTAAATTATTAACAATGGCAGCTGCTCAATCAGGAATGAATCTTTCAGAAATGTTAGTAAATGGATTAGATGGATCTGATATGAACAACTTAATGAAATCTATGGTTTATTATTTACAAACTATTGCTACTAGAAATAATGTTGTTCAATCTCAAGTTGCTCAATTATATGGATTACAAACATCAGATATAATGGCAGCAGTTAATTTAAGTAATGATATAACTGATATAACAAAATATGGTAATGAATATAATTATTCTTCTGCTACTAATATGACAAGAAGTATGATGGGAAGTTATGCTTCTCGTATGTCAGTCGGAGAAATTATGAATAATGCTTTAGAAAATTTCCAATATACATTATCAGAAGGAATTGCATCAAATCCTGCTTTATATGGTATTTGAAGTGCTTCTAATATGTTAGATGATTTAGTAGGTGGAATTGGAATTCCTAGTATTTCAGTTATGGGTAACATGGTTGACTTAGAAACTACTGTAGCAGACTTAATGAAAGTAGGAGCTCTATCAGGATCTTTACTTGGATCTATTGGAGATTTAGTAGGTGCGCTAGGAAACGCAGGTAATGTCAGTGGAATGTTAGATACTATGAGTACTAATAGTTCTGAAAGATTAAGAAGTGTAACTAGAGGTGTTGGAGGATTTAGTTTAACTAATAATTCAAGCACTATTCAAACATCTACTACAAATTATGTAGGAAATAGTTCTGGAGATGATGCAATGGATGCTGAAATGGCTAATGTTGATGATCAGAAAAATGATTTAAGTGTACAAGCAGAAGAAGAAAATGATAGTGTATCATTAAACGATGTTTATGATATTATAACTCAAATGCATGAATTATTTAATGCAGTAGTTGATGGTTCTTCAGCATTCTATGTTAGAATGGCAGGATTAGAATCAGGACTTCCTGGATTTAATTAAAATAAGGAGGTTAAAGAAATTAAATGATAAAATTTAATGATAATAACATATTTGTAGGATTCTTAAAGGAGCTTTTAAGCTCCACTCCTATTCCTACAATTAAAATATATAAAAATGATGAAGATTGCATTAAAAATGTTATATATTTAAAAGATGATTATATTGTAAAATGTGAATCAGAACAAGAAATTATAACTACAAAAAATATTGATGAAAATACATGAAAAGAAACGATAATAACGGAAATAAAACCTCCTGTATTCAAAGAAATTCAATACTTTAAATATAATACTCATTATAATAATTTTACTCGTACCTTTAATAATAAAAATTTAATATATGATAAAGATACTCATATTTATTTAGGAGAATATTTAAGATACTTAAGAGATTATAATAAGTTAAATTTAATGTCTATGTATAACTGTTTTACAGATGAATTACCTAGAAATTTAAATTTTAATGTTAAAACACCTAACTTAGACTCAAATGGAAATAATATATATTCTCAATTTAATTCTGAACAAGCTAATTATAAATACTATTTAATTCCAGTTAAATTTTTTGAAGATTATATGATTTCTATAGATTCAACTTTACCTTTAGAAATATGTTGTTGTTTATATGGAAAAAGACATTATACTTTAAATGTAAATGATAATTTAAGCTCATTAACATATCAAAAAATAAGTAGTAGTGTATTTGATAAACCTTTTAAATATTCTTTATTAAAAGAGCTAAAAAGCATCTTAAATTCGCAAACTACTAAATATTTTACAATGGAAGATTATATAAATTATGAAAGAGATTTAAAATTAGTAATTAAAGTATCTAAAGATAGTTTAAGTTCTATTGTAGTATTAGAAGGAGATCATAATATAAATAATGGTAAAATTTTTAAAGGAAAGTATGTAAAAACGGAAAGTAAAACATTACCTTTAGCAGGTACTGAAGGAATTGAAATTAATAAATATGATTATATAACTGATGCTTTAAATACTTCATATTCTGATTATAAAATTAATTTTAAAGATGAAGATAATAATTTTAATGATTTATCTAAATTAAATCTTCCAAGTAAATCTCAATTAACCTTCTTTAACTCAGGAATAACAGTTCCTTTTTCAAATAGATTAATAGAATATCTATTAGAAAATGTTGTAACAAATAATGAGGATATTTCTGACAACATAAAAAGAATTCAATATAATTTATTAAATAAAGATAAAATAAACAGAAAAAATAAAAGTTTAATTGAAGAACAAAAAGCTAAAAAAGAAATTGGAGCTTTAACATATCTACCTAGTAAAAAAGGAATTTGAGATGATGTTTATAAAGGATGTTTATATTCAATCGCTAAAAATAAAAATCTACTTCAAGATAAATTTGATATTTTAGGTTATATGGATAAAGATGTAGAAAAAGCTTTAGGAAATGAATATGATATTTATAAGGAGGACTAATAATGTCAAATAAATATACGACTTATAGCAGAGATTGAAATTTAAAAGATAATTATATTTATATATCTCATTTAGATGGAGATGAAGATGAGAAATGATTATTCTTACCTAATTATCCTGATTCTATAAGTGATTCAATGAATTCAACATTTGATCAAACAAATGCATTATCTAGAACAGCTCCAGTTTTTACATATAGTAATTCAGGACCTCGTTCAATGCAAATAACTTTAAATTTACATAGAGATTTAATGCAACAAGCAAATGAAGGAAAGTCTAATTTAATTCCTGAATTAGGTGATGATTATTTAGATACTTTTATTAAAAAATTGCAATCAATAGCCGTTCCTAAATATAATTTAAAAAATAAATTAGTTGAACCTCCTTTAGTTGCTATAAGATTTTGTGATCAAATATTTATTAAAGGTATTGTTTCAGGTTCAGTAGGTGTTAACTATATGAAACCTATTTTAAGAGATGGTACTTATGCAAAAGTAGATATAAGTTTTACAATTTATGAAACTGATCCTTATGATGCTACTACAATAGCTGAACAAGGTGGATTTAGAGGATTAACAAGAACAATGAAAGATTTCTTTAGATTGGAGGAATAAGTATATGGATATATTAAAAGATAAAAAATATGAAGTATATTCATATACTTGTAGATATACTACAGTTCCGTATTATTATAATACTTTAGATGAAAAATATGTTTATGGTACAGGTACTCCTTTATCTAAAGAAACTTCATATATATCACATAAAGTTACTCAAACAGATACATTAGATTCTTTAGCTTTAAAATATTATAATAATCCTACATTATATTGAGCTATAGCATATTTTAATGATATTCAAGATTCTTTTATAAATCTAGTTGATAACTATAAAACATTAAAAATTCCTCAAATAGCAGGAATTGAGTTTGGAGCTGAAAGATAATGGCAAATATATCATTACTTGGAGGGACTACTAGAATAGAAGTCCCTTTTATTAAAATAACAATAGGAGACTATACTTTTGGAGTATATAATAAAGAAAGTGCTGTTGTTCAAGGAAATAACGGATTTTATAAACAAGCTTCAATAAAGTATCCTAATTATGTTCAAAGTTTAGATATAGTAAAAATAAATGGACAAGTAAATAAATACACATTAAATTTAATTTATCCTATACGTCCAGGAGATGATCCTAATTTCTTTGAAAAAGTATTTAGTTCAATAGGAAAGAGCAGAAAAATAATTTTTTCCTATGGAGATGTTAGCTTACCTTCATATATTTATAAAAATGAACAAGCTATAATAACAAATATTACGAGTCAATTTGATATTCAAAACTCTAAAATATCTTATACTGTTCAAGCTACTTCATCAGCACAATTAGGATATAGTGGTTCTGTTGTAGGAGAAGCATATTCTTCAGAAAAACCTAGTAATGTTATAAAAAAGATTTTACAAAATCAAGACTATGGACTAAAAGACCTATTTTATGGAATGAATAATATGGCAATAGTAAATCAATTAGGTTTAATTGCTGCAGATGATAAAGCTGTAAAAATAGATGCTAAAATAGGAATGTCTCCTTTAGAATATTTAAATTATTTAGTTGGATGTATGATTCCTGAAGGAGCTTCCAGCAATAATAATAAACAAAACACATTTTACGTTTTAACTATTCACGATGATGTAGATGGTCAAAATATAAATGGAAGTAATTTAAAATATTTGGGTGGACCTTATTTTAAAATTACTAAAGTATCAAAAAGTATTCAACATGCAGATGCTTACGAATTAATAATAGGATATCCTACTCAAAATATTATAACAAGTTTTTCAATAGAAAATAATGAAAATTATTCTATATATTATGATTATCAAAAAGAATTAAGTTCTACTGAATATGTTCTTAGATTAAATGATAAAGGTGAATGAGAAGAAGAATATTCTCCAAGAATAGGTGCTCAAACAAAAAATGGTTTAAGTAACACTGCTGAAAATGTTTGATGAAGTAAAATCACTCAATATCCTATAACAGCAACTGTTACCTTAAAAGGTTTATTACGTCCTGCTACATTAATGCAATATGTAAATTTAAAAGTTTTATTTTTTGGAAATAAACATATATCTTCAGGACTATACATTGTAACAAAACAACAAGATTCTATTAGTACAAGAGGATATAAAACAACATTAACTTTAACTAGAGTTGCGCCAATGAATGATTTTTCAACAATAACAAATACATCATATACTAGTAAAACATCTATGTAAAAATAGGAGGAATTTATAATGATACAAAAAGCAATAATTACCTCAATAGATTATGTAACAGGAAATATTAAAGTAAGAATACCTATATTTGAAGTAGCAGGAGTTTCTACTCAATTTATAACGGATGCGACAGTGTGTCACGAACCTGGTAATTTTAAAAATTACGTTTTAAATGATGTTGTGTATGTCGGATTTGAAAATTATGAATATAATAAACCTATAATTTTAGGAAAATTATTTACCGGAATTCCAGAAGATGCTTCTAATTATAGTTTTAATAAAGATTTAAAAGTTACAGGATCTACAGAATTATCCGAAGATACTAAAATAGGAAATATCACATATTCAGAATTAGAATATAGTGTTAAAAAAATAAAGGAAGCATTAGATATAATTACAGAAACTACTGAATTATTAAACGTATTACTTCCAAGTGCTCAAATAGGAGAAAAATTAAATCAAAATTCGTTAGGAATTTACACTACAACAAATGTAAATGATATAAGAAGTTTATTTGGATTATCACCTATAGAAACAGATGAAGTGATTACTGAAGAATTTGTTGAAGCAGAAAATATAGCTACTAAAGAAGACATTAAAGGATTATTTTAATGCTAAATTTAAATGATATTAATATATTTAAATCTAAAGGAGGATACAAATGGCTAATGCTAAGTTAGTAACTTTAGAAAACTTAAAAGATTTTAAAGCTATTCAAGATATAATTGTAAATGCTACTGAAGCAGCTGCAGGAGCAGCTCAGGAAGCGGCGGAAACAGCTCAGGCTACAGCTGATACAGCTCAGGCTACAGCGAAAGTAGCTGAAGAAACAGCTAATGTTGCTCAATCAACTGCTAATGTAGCTCATAGTGCTGCAAATACTGCACAAGCAACAGCTGACGTAGCTCAAAACACAGCTAATGTTGCTCAAGTGACAGCAAGAGTAGCTGAAGCTGCTGCAGCTGAAGGAAAACTATTAGCTGCTGAAGGAAAAATATTAGCTGATGAAGCTAAAATAATTGCTAATCAAGCAGCTACAATAGCTAATGTTGCAGAATCGACTGCAAATACAGCTTTAAATACAGCAGATGTAGCTTCAAATACAGCTAATGTAGCAAAAAATACGGCAGATGTAGCTAATGAAACATCTAATGTAGCAATGGAAACAGCTAATGTTGCAGAATCAACTGCAAAAGTAGCTGAAGAAACAGCTAATACAGCTAATGAAGTTGCTAAAACAGCAGAATTTACAGCTCAATCAGCCTCAGATACAGCAAATGCGGCAAATAATACTGCTAATACTGCAATGGAAACAGCTAATGTAGCAAAAAATACAGCAGATGTAGCTAATGAAACAGCAAATGCTGCAGCAAGTGAAGCTGGGAAAGCTTCTTCAAATGCTACAATTGCATCAAATAAAGCATCTGCAGCAGCTGCAAGTGCTACTTCAGCTTCAAATAGTGCTGCTTCAGCTGCAAATAAAGCAACAGCTGCTGCCAATAGTGCAACACAAGCAAATAATAGTATGCAACATACAATGTTATTATTATGTACAGCTTTAGGATCTGCAGGTATAGCATTAGAACAGACTCCTGATGTATTAGTAAGTATTGTTGATTACGAAGTATTTTCATATGATGATTGTTACGTTTCAATAGTAGTACAAAATACAGGTAAAAATAAAGATAAAGATTTTTATTGTTCTGGAATGTTTACCTTATCTGATTATTTTAGATATAATAGATTGGCTGCTGATGGATCACGTACTGATGATACACAATATATATGAGAACATTTAGATAGATATGAAGTAAAAAATAAATTGCTAGGTGCAGGTGAATATTTCACTTTTACTTTAAGTTTAGGATCTCCAAACCAATTTTTAGATCCTGATCATTATGATCAAACTAAGTGGATGGAAGCAATTTTAACTTTCTCTGTTTGTTTACATTCTGAAAGCAATTTGCCTATAGGAAAAGTAACTAAAGCAACTATATCACCTACTATTAGAACTTATGTCGGAGGATGGTATACTGATACTTCTTTCTATAATTCTTCATACTATTCAGGATCTTCATCAGGAGGATCAAGCTCAGATAAATAATTGTATAATTATTTAAACTAAAGAAAGGAATAAGAACTCAATGTTTTTACAAATAGTATTAACTAATTATAAAGATGGAGATGCTTGCATATTACGATTTTTAAATAGTATAATTATGCAGCAAAATGTAGATTGAAATGATATAGGCGTCTTAATTATAAATGATGGAGATGAATGTATTTTAGATTCTTCTTTATTTCCTAATTATCCTTTTAAAATTGAATATCATATAGAAGAATGGTCAGGAGTAAGTGGAGCTAGAAATAAAGGATTAGAAAAAGTTAAAGCTCCTTATGTAATGTTCTGTGATGGAGATGATCTTTTTTATCGTCTTAATGCTTTATGAGATATTTTAAGAATATTAAAAAAGGAAAATTGTGATGTATTAACTTCTAAGTTCACTACTGATATTATGAATGAAGATAATTTAAATGAATGTTTATACCATAAAAATTATTTTCAAGAAAATGTTTGAATTCACGGAAAAATATGAAAAGTTGAATTTTTAAATAAATATAATATTAGATTTAATTCAAAACTTAAATTATATGAAGATTCTTATTTTGTACGTTTAGCTTGATCATATAATCCTAAAAAATATGATATGGAAGAAATTACATATTGATGGAAATTTAGAGAAGAAAGTATAACTAGAACTTCAGACTTATGAACTATTCAAACTTATACTGAAAAAATGTTAAGTAATGAAGAGTTAGTAAAACAATTACTTTTTAGAAATAAAAAATCAGATGCTGCTAATTATGCTTTTGTTCAAATATATGAAATTTATTTAGAGCTTCAAAGAAAAGAAGTTTGAGATGAAAATCTTGAAGATAAAATAAAAGTAGAAAAAGCTTTTATAGATTACTATAAAAAATATAAATATTTATTAGAAGTAAGTTCTTATCAATCTAAATGTATTATGATGGAAGTTTTAAGAGATAGATTTTATAAAAAATTAAATAGACTATCTTTAGAAGAAGTTTCTTTTAATGAATTTAAAAATAATTTATTTAAAAAATATAATATTTCAGAAGATTAAAGAGGTTAGGCAAATAACCTCTTTTTATTTATGCTAAATTAATTAGGTATAATTTAAAATTTTATAATATTATACTAAGTGAGGTGTCTTATGAAAAGTTTTGAATTTCCAAAAATGTTCAATTCTAATTCTTCACGTATGGTTACAGATTTAGATGCAACAAAACAAAATGCTTTATTAGTTTTAAAATCAGAAAAAGGAGAATTGTTTGGGGATCCTTTTTTTGGAATAAGATTAAAAAGATATTTATTTGAACAAAATAATTATGTTTTAAAGGATATAATTATAGATGAAATTTATACTCAACTTGCTGTATTTATGCCGCAATTAAAAGTTAACAGAAAAGATATTAAAATTATTCAAGATAAAGAAAAAGCTAAGTTATATTGCTCATTTAAAGCTATTAATAAAGCTAATTATGAATGAGATACATATAACTTAGTTTTATTTGAAGATGATCAAGAATAAGAAAGGAGATTAGTATGATTACAAATAAAGAATTATTAATTCAAAATGAAAGTTATACTAAAAAAGATTTTTATCAAATATACCCTGAAATTTTAGATTTAGTTAAAAAAATAACAAATAGATGAGATCCATCATCTTCAAATGAATCTGATCCAGGTGTAGTTTTATTAAAATTACTAGCTTTTATTGCTGATAAAACTAATTATAATATTGATAAAAATATTTTAGAATGTTTTATGTCTTCAGTTTCACAAGAAGATAATATGAAAAAATTATGTGATATGATGGGATATGATATGCATTATTATAAATCAGCTTTTACAACAATATCTTTAATGTGAAAAGGAGAAGAACTTGACGAAGAGTATGAAACAAGTCCTACTAAGTCTATTACAATACCTAGATTTACAACTATATCAGATGATTCTAAAGATATAAGTTTTATTACAACTTCTGATGTAAATTTAATTTATAGATATGAAGTTAAAGATGTAGATGTTTTAGAAGGAGAAATCGTAGATTTTAAAATAAATGATGATAATTATATTTCAATTTATAATTTAGATTCTAGAAATAGGTTATATTTTCCTGAATCTCAAATAGCTGAAAATGGTATTTGAGTTTACCAACCAGATTTAAATAAACAAGATAGTGGAGTTACAAATACTAATACTTGGGAACAAGTTAGTAATTTAAATACACAAAATATAAATAAAAAAGTTTATAAATTTGGATATGATTCATCAAGAAGACTTCCTTACTTACAATTTGCTGAAAATGTAAGTGAATACTTTGGAAAAGGAATAAAAATTAAATATGTTAGAACAAAAGGTGCAGATGGAAATATATCAGCAAAAACATTATCTATCGTTAGTAGTGGTCAAGTATATTTCTCTGATACTTCAAAAGGTGAATTAGATACTCCTATTCAAACACAAGATGAAGAAGGAAATGAATATTTAGTAATTGAAAATGCATCTGCTACAACTAATGGATATAATCCTGAAACTTTAGATGAAGCATATGAAGGATTTAAAAGAACTATAGGTACCTTCGATACTTTAGTTACTTGTAGAGATTATGCTAATAAAATATATAATATGATTCAATCTGATAGAGATAATACATATTTAGTATCTAATTGTCAAGTATCTGATATAAGAGACGATATTAATACAGCTCAAACAATTGTTACTTTAAATGAATATGGAACTGTTTTTGAGAAACAAGTATCTAAAGAAGCGGTAAATGTTAATAGAATAGATGGAGATAAAGGAGTAGTTAAAATAAATAAAGATAGAGTATCAAATTTTGATTTATTTATTTACCCTTTAAATCCTATAAATAATTCATCTTCCCAAGAAACTTATAGAAATTGTTTTAAACCTAATTATGATAATATTTATAATATTAAATCTCAATTAGATGATTATAAAACATTAAGTCATAATATTAGACAATTCAATGTTAATTCCTCTGAATTTAATGATATTTACTTACTTAAAAATTATTATAATTTAAGTGCTAAAATAACAACTACAAGTAAAGTTACTACTTATGAAGCTTCTCAAATAAAAGCAAATATCTATAAAAATTTATTTAAAAATTTTAATGCTAGAAAATTAGAATATGGAGAAGAAATTCCTTATGATTCTTTATTAAAATGTATTCAAGAAGCTGATTCAAGAATTAAAATGGTAAGTTTAAATGAACCTGAAATAGAAACATATTATATGTATCCTGATGGAACAGAGTATAAACTAGATCCTAAAACAAAAGAATATAATAATGATTCAGAAGGAAAAATTTATAATAAACTTCTTGTTAAAAATATATTAGCAGGTAAAATTCCATTATTTAATTTTGATAACAGAATTAAATATAGTTTAGGAGATAAAATAACTGATACTGAGACATCTTTAATTGGAGGAGAAAGAAAGTATAGTAATGGTACAAGTTTAGATGCTGCAACTAAAAAGTCTAATTCAATAACTCATATTACTTCAAGCTTAAAATTTACAAAGAATAAGAAATATGAAAATTATATTTTAAATCCTAATCAAATGTTACAATTAATTTCTCCAAGTTTACATACTATAAAAAGTTATCCAGTGTATGTAAATTATCATTTAGATTTAGCTAATGCTCAGATAGGAGAAGCAATAGCATGTCATCTAACTCCTATAACAGAAGAAAATTTATCAGTTGCGGTAAATAAAAAATTAACTGAAGGAAAAACTGTATTTAGAAGATCTAAACATCCTGATGGAAGTGCAGTTAAAGGATATTTAGTTGATGAGGATTTATATAAATATAAAGAGATTGATCAATTTGTTGAAAATCATTTATATTATACTCAAGAAGAAGGAGATACTTTAGGAGTTAATGCATCATATAAGTATATTCCAAAAGATTCTGAATATAAATTATCAGGAAGTGATATATTATATATAAATTATTCAGATTCAGATGATACTCAACATTGAATTAAATATTTAGGTGATGGAAGTATAATTGAAAATGGAATAACAATTTTAGATGGAAATGAAACTCCTAATTTAAACATTATAAAACCAAATTTTGATTTATATCATTCAGCTAGTTTAAATAAAAGTTATTCCAAAACAGGAGAAAAATTATATGATTCTGGATGAGTAAAAAAGAATGATGGAGATGATAATACTGATCTTCTTGATGCAAAAGAGTTTGGATTATATTCTTTAGGGACATCTGAACAAATAGATTTAAGAGCTTTTGTAAAAACAAAACTAAATCAACCAAGATCTTGTTATTGAATTACAAATCATAACAATAATTTAGTTTTAAACCTAGTTAATGATGACAGAACAAATAAAATAGCTACATATGAATATGTATTAGATGAAGGAGAATATTTCTTCTATACTAATAATACTAAAACAAATTTAGTAACATTTGGGTCAGGAACTAAATTAAAATGTACAGAAAAATATGTTACATCATCTTCTTTAGTTAAAAAATTTCAAATTAAATTATCTGAAATTATAAATGTTGAAGATATTGCAGATAAAGGAATAGGAGCATTTAATGATGTTAACTGGCAATTAATTCAATTTTCAGATGATAACTATTTAGAAATTCAAGAAATGAATATATTAACTCTTACTGAAGGAGATATAGTAAATTTTGAATTAAAAAATGTTCAAGATTTAGATTATAATTGAATAAAAATTGATTCATCTAATTTTAAAGATATTGCTTCAGAACAAAATAAAGAAGTTTATTTTAAATATAACGGAAAAGAATTACCTGTAGGATCTATTGAAAATTTATTTTATTGAGAAATTAGATCTCTATTAAATATAAATTTAGGACCTGAATTAACTCAAGAATTAAAAAATTATAATAATAATTCAATACAAGAAAAATTTTATTTATATACATCAACTTTAACAATAGATAATAAAGTTATAGAAAATCCTACAAAATCAGATTTACAACATGCAGAAAGTATTTTAGAAGAAGTTTTTACAAATGAACCTTTACAAGAGTTTAGTGCAAGTGAGCGTGACAGATGTGTTTTAAAATCTAGTAAATTAATTCAAGCTATTGGTGGTAAATTAGTTAGTACTCATCGAGTTGAAATTGATGGTACTAGAGTAGATGATTTATATATTTATAAATATAATCCTACTAATATAAAAACTTTTAAACAAGACTCAACAGGAAATACTGAAACAGAAGTTAAATTTTCAAATGATTTATTAAGTTTATCTTTTAATAATATAGATTCACTTGAAACTTATATTCCTTGTTTATTAGATACTTATGCATATCTTACAATTTATTATTCTCCAGGTCTTGAATTAAGTAATAATAATGGAGCTTATATAGTATTAAGTATAGATGATGGTATGCCTCTTTTACCTGCAACTAGAATTTTAAATTCTAGTAATGCAAAATTGGAAGTAAATTTTGAAAATCAAACTAGTACATATTATTTAAAAGAAGGATTAAATATTATATATACAAACGGACCTTCTAAAATAAATATCTATAAAAATACAGATTCTTCAGGTCAAATAATTATAAAAAATGTAGATTTGGTTAAAAGAATAGAAACCTTGGGAAATCAAGTATTAGTAACAGATTTTGGATTTAAATGTGACTTATTAGGAATACCAGTTGAATCTCAAGTTAAATTAATTGAGAGTATTGAAGAAATGGATCCTGATAGATTATTCTTATACACCTTTAATGGAAATAATGATATTATATTAGATGTAGATAAATTTAATGATCCTTATACTTGATTCAATTATAATAATGTTTGTAATAAGTTTACCTTAGCTGAATTAAATGTAACATCATTTGATAATATAGAAATAGCAAAATCTTCAATGGCTACGAGGTAATAGTTTATGATAAAAATTAAAGATATGGTCCCTGAGGTATATACAAATACCTCAAGGGATTTTCAAGTGTTAGAAAAAATATATGAAGTAGTTTTAAATTATTGTTTAAATAATTCTAGAAGTATTTCAAAGAATCCTATATCAGAAACTTCAGATAAAAAATTAGTTGATTTAATGTGTTCAACTTTAGGGTTTAAAACACTACATGAATATAATGATGATGAATTATATCAAATATGTCAAGTATTTTATAGAAGTTTAAAAAACAAAGGAAATATTAACTCTATTAGATTGATAGTAAATACTTTATGTAATTTAAATTCTATAACTGAAGATGTTGCTATAGAATTTGATCTATTAGATAAGTATTGTTTAAATATTTATTTATCAAGTGCTTTTGAAAATACAACATTATTAGAAGATTTACTAAATTATATTTTACCAAATGGAATTACATATAGAATATATACTCAAAGTTTATTTTCAGAAACTTTTACTCAAAATTTTGAAGAAAGTTCAAATATTTCAGCTACTATTTCGCATAATGCAGCAAATGCTAAAATAAATAAATCTTTTAGTACTATGTTAGTTTTAAAAGAAAAAAATTCTGAAACAGAGTAAAATTAAATATAAATTATATGCAAAATTTATTATAAACTATTCTAAGGAGGATGAGTATGAGTAAAGTAAAAAAAGATTCAAATCAAAGCTTAGTTTATAAAGGAGATTTGAATATTCAAATAAAAAAAGGAAATAAAATTATAAAAACAAAGAAAATTAAAAATTCAGGTAGATATCCTTTATTTCAATTTTTTGTAGAGTGTTTAAATGGAAATTATGAATTTGCTAATTCTTATAGACCTCAATTCTTGCAGATATTTAATACTAAGATAGAAGCTATTCCTTTAAAAGATGAGTGAGAAACATCAGAAAATAAAGGTGCTAATTGTGTTAATATGGAAACATTCTTTAATGATACAAATAAAGTAGGATTAAGAACATTTACATTTTATGCTATACCAGATATTGAATTAGATCCAGCTAATAATGATCAAATTGGTAGTGCATCTATAACATATAAATTCTTAATTCCATTTTCCCACATAAAAAAGGATACTAATAATAAAATAAATATAAACTGTCTAGCTTTATATAGTAAAGAAAATATAAATACTTTACATAATCCTTCTACATATGTTTTTATAGCAGATGATACTGGAAAAAAATTTGAAAATTTAATTTCAGGAATAGATGATCAAACAGCTGATAAAGATTTTAATATTTACATAGAATGAAAATTAAATATTTTAAATTCTACAGTTTCTAATACATAATTTAAGGAGTTGATATTATGGATATAAATTCAAATAAAATTAAAGTTTATCCTTCTGCATATAGAGATTCTTCTAAGGATCCTGAATCAAGATTATATACGGAAGCAAATATTACAAGACCTTTACAGATATTATGTACTCATACTGATTATCCTGGAAGTTTTGTAATTACAAAAACATACTCTACAAGTTCAGATTTTGAATTTGTTATAGGAGGATATTATTTTAAATTAGATAAATCTATTTTAAGTGATTTATTCTCAGATTCTACTAAAACTTATTATGCGTACATAGTTTTAGAAGATATTGATGTAAGTGATACTACAGAAACGAATATCTATTCTAAAAGATTATCTAATAATTTAGAAAATAATGAAAGTTTAGATATTGAAGGTGTATTTAAAGGACTGATTATAGCAACTGAGGATCCTGATGATTTTAATTTTAAATTATGCTTATTAAAAAATAATATTATTCCTGAAGATTCAAGAGTTAAATTTAAATTATCAGAATCAGATTTAAATATAGAATCAACTGAAAGATTATTTAAAGTAGAGACTTCAAATATTAAAATTAATAAAGATACATCAAATATTTTAGAAGTTAAAATTCCTAATACTGAAAATAAAGACATAAGTTTAAAATATGAAAATTCAGATTCAAATACTGGAAAATTAACATTAAATAATACTGATTTAAAAATAAATAATTCAGGAAAAATAGAAGTTGATAATTTAATTCCTACATCTGCATCAACTATTGCAAATATTGGTAATAATGAAAATTATTATGATAATGCTTATATAAATAATATTAAAAATAATTTTCTTGAAAGTGATACAGCAGATTTTAGTAAAGCGAATATTAAAACTTTAACATTAAAAACTTCAAATACTTCAGCTACAAATAAAGTTGTTTTTTCACACTATCCTACAATGGAAGGAACTGAAGGACTATATATATATCATCAAATGGATGAAACGTCTAGATCTTTTAAATTAGGTGATGAAATCTATACTGATGCAAGTATAATTCCAGAGACTTATAATCAAACACTTGGCGATGAAAGTAATTATTTTAATGAAGGATTTATAAAGAATATAAATTCTAATCAAATAAATGTTAGTAATTTATATATAAATAACGTTTTACTTTCAAATAACAGCAACACATTATATATTAATAATACTGCTATTTCTAATGAGTCTTTAAGAATAAATTCAATAGGATCATCTGGTTCTGTTGGTATTGGATCTACTAAATTACTTTATAAAGGCTATATTGTTTCAAGAGATACAGGATCGAGATCTAAAAATCTTGTATTAGAAAATTTAGGTGAAGGAATACAAATAGGACATAAAAATTCTCCTAAAATGCATCTTGGA